CTTGCTCAACCGCAGCTGCTGCTGCAGGCGCTGCGGGAACTAACAGAGCCAGCAAAGTTGTCAACGCTAATTTGCTAGTCTCGGAGAAACTTGAATTTGCCTGACTGCAGACGAGGTTCGTTCGTTCGGTTTCAGCTGAGCTGTTTGAGAGTTTGAAACAGTTGGCAAACTGCGCGCCAGTAGATGCAAACTGAATCAAGAAAATGATAACGAGGCTGCGAATCAGAAAACGCCGCTCGTTGAAATTATTCGTCGTCTTCGTAATCAAGCCCATCGGTTTCCTCCGTTGAAAGTTCGTCAAGAATTTCATCGATAAGGGTATCAATCTCTTCGTCAGTAAGCTCTTCATCCTCCTCGGTCTCTTCCTCTTCGTAGTAGGATTCCGGTTGGAAGGGTTGTTTCAGATCGTCGTCGGGGCCTTTTCCGCTTGGGTATTTCCAAACTCCGACATGATCTATCCACGGCGAGGTGTTAGATATGTGAGAAGTTGGTAATCCTGTTCTTGCGTCGATATCTTGATCCTGGGGGGTAGACAATTGCTGAGCATACGCTGCCCTAAATGCTTCCAGAGCCTCGTGAGAATAATCTCCGCCTATACGATTTGTCATTTTGTCGTTTTCCTTGAACTAGGTTATTTTACCCCTTCCACTTCATTCCTTTCTCCCAACCTTCACCGGGGCATGCTAACGAGCGAGTTCTTTGACCCTTAGAGTTAACCCACCACGGGAATGAGCAACCTCCTTTTACATTCGTCTGCTTTGCTCTGGCGTCTCGGATTTTTTGTCTAGCTTTCTCTGTATGTTTCTTTCCGTAAAGGGGGTGCTCTTCGCCTACAGCATACCTTCGGTTCTTCTGTCTCTTTTCTATTGACTCGGCAGAAAGTTTTCTGCCCTTAAGAGATTCAGATATTCTGCTTCTGTGTTCTTTTGTTTTGACAAGAGAGACAAATCCAGTTGAAGTTTGACGAGCGAGATTGGCAAAATGGGGATTTACGTCAACTTCAAATAAGTCATGCAAAAGAACCTCAGCCTCAAGACACTCTTGAGGGGTTTCAAACACACCTAGTATAATTTTCTCAGTCGGATTAAATGTTTTGTCCTTGAATGAGCCCATGTAAGGATCCTCCTCCGGCAAACATTCCGAACCGGACGGTTTAGACCCGATGTAACCTCTGCCCCATTCCTCGTAGGAATAATATAAATAGTAGTATCTCATACTATTACTATCAGTGCTTCTGTACTTTTCCGGATGTATCTTGCAACATCCTCGAATTTCCCATCAACTTTTCTTCGTACTCTTTCACTTGCTTCTTGACATCGGCCTTCATCATACCTTCCTGCAGAAGTTTTTCTTTCTTAGCTTCCAGGACCTCCGGGGAATGCGGCTCGTTCTTCTCTCGCTCTTTCTTCGCTTTCTCCTTGCCTTTCTGCATTGTCTTCGCAGCCTTTTCACGCTTGGCAAGTTCATCCTTGTGAACGATGTTTCCTTGCTTGTCGAACTCGTGGTCGGTAGGAAGTTCTGGAGGAGTGTACTCCTGGTGGATTTCTTGTGCCAGGCGATCAAGAAGGCGGTCGTAAGAGTCGCGCAGCCGCCTTCTGCAGACACCCGAAGCAGCCACAGTCATCGGACCACAGGGAACCCTGTGCTGAGAAATTTCTTCGAGTGCGTTCATGTCAAGCTCCGGATCTTGGACGAATGCGACCGTCGTTGTGGTGGTCGTAGTGAACCCCTTTCTTCTTTTCTTTGCGGGGGTTTGAATCTTGGCGGTTGGTCTCTCGCATCGACTGAACCATTGTGTCGCGCATATTTCGCAGTTGCTCTCGCGGGAGAGTGCAATGATCGCTGTCACGATAGGAACGATACCACCGGCAGACTTCCGACGGGTCGTCAGCTTGCAGCATCATATTCCACACTCCGAGTGCTTGCGCGTCCGCCAGAGTTCCGGGTTTCAGTTTGGCCTCAATCTCGTGCCGCTCGGGGCGATTGAATCGGGTGTCTTTGCGCATCACTGATCAGAGTTTTCCTATTTGCCATTTAATGCCGACGTCACTGGTCCACGGGTGCACGACTGTATATCCGTCTTTGGTTTTCTTTACTTGGAAATTATCGCTTCCCTCCTTCTTATTAAGAGCGTTAGCAAGCTCTTGAGCTTTGTTTTTGGGGAAAATTAAAGAGTCGGACGAACGCTCTGACGAAACTCCTTTTGAACTCTTCCCTCCCTTTGTAAGCTGGGCCAGAGCGCTTTTAGCATATCGTGCAAAAGAACCTTTCCCGCCATCTTCCTGATAACGGTCGGACGCATCATCAAGAGCATTAACGAGTTTTTGTTCTTGTTCAGAGGTTAACTTTAGGCCCAGTGCTTTCGCTAATTTCGGTGCGAGTGTCTCCCCGGCATACCCAGGGGTAGAGTCCGATTTCCCATCCTCAAAAGCCATGAACTCTTTATCCCATGTCTTATACAAACCGTCCAAGATTTTGACTGCGTCTTTCTTTGCTCCACCCGTACCCTTCTTTGCTTTTTCTACGATTTCTTTAGCGCCTTCCGTACCCTTTCGGCATTTACCGCCAGTGCCATACGCCGATCCGTCGGGTCTTACGCAACGGGTGAAATCGTACGTTTCGCCTTCGGTGAAGTCGGAAGATTGTGTCTGAGCTGCAAGTTGAGCGAAGCGGCGGAGAGCTTCTTCTGAGAAGTGACCGTTCATCTTAGTATGGAGGCTTGATGGTGAATTTTACCCTTGGGGGTCATAGGTTCGCAATTTGTTGAAGAACGTCATCTTGAATACCTTTGATCTTAGGCGCAAGAAAATCAATTAACCCCGTTTTTGTTGAATATTGGGTCTCTCGAACTTTGTTTCCTTTATACTGCTCTTCGTTTAAGTCTAACAGTTTTCTCTGAGCCGCCCCCAAAATTGCCCCAACTCTCATCAGCCCTTCACTGTCCCCCTTCGCCTGGAGCTCCGCGACTTTCTCTGCTAAGGCTTTACCTACTCCTGCACCACCAACATCTTTACCGTACCAGTACAAAGGTTTAGGAACTGAACGTAAACTTCCTTCCTTAGCTGACTGTATTCCAATCGCAACGGTTCGAGAGGCATCCGTCCACGCCGACACAACTTTTCCCATTAAGTTTGCCCGGTCCCCCGCGTTAATCTCGCTGGTCGGGAGAAGGGCAATGGAGGCAAGTGCCTTTTGTGGATCAAGAATTTTGTTTAAGATATCTTCCCCAATTGTTTTCTTTGTTGAGTTTATTTCTTCCCGTTTTTCGTGGAAAAGCCTACCTTCTTCAGTGAGTTTACCGTTCCCGTCAAAAGTTATCATTCGAGGTTTACCCGAGGTCTTCGATGTATTGGTATTGAACCAACCTCCGGTGTTTTCGGTTAGCAAATAATCCGGACTACCTTCGCCTTTACCGCGATTAATTCTGGAGTTTGTCAACGACCAATTGTTTCCGATGTTTGCGTTTGCGCCTGCCACACCAGCGGGTATTAAGTGTTCCAGGTCTACACTTAACAAATTGAGTTTCTCGCCAGTGTAAACATCCTTGAACCCTGACTCCATGGCGATTTTCATAATCAAGAAAGATTTTGCCCTCTCCTCCTCGGTTTTTGACATCTTTTTTCCAGAAGGGACTACATCCCCTTTAGGGGTTATCGAGCCATAGGATCCTGGAATATCGGAGCTCCCCGCGCTCTTAAGGTAAGTAAAAACCTGGGGAGGCATAAGGCCCATCATAAAATGAACCTCCGAGTCCTTGACGTCTTGATTTCTGTACCACTTTGAGAAAGGCTCCAGTGCCTTAGAGAATTCCTCGGTACTCTTATACTTGCCTTCCTTATAGTTGTCATAGACACTCGTCAACTCCCTGAATTTATCTTGACGCTCTTTTGAGGCCATTCGCTCGATTCCTTCCACAGAGACTGTGGGGGCTACATCTTTCTTCCCGTAAAGCACATCGAAGGCTTGACTTACCATTTCTCGCATTTTTTGCCTGCGCTCCTTAGGGTCCGGGTAATCTTGGTTTAAGCCTCGAAGCCCATCTTTAAGAAGGGAAACCCTCTCTTTCAGCTCAGTTTGAACTTTCCCAGTTCTAAACTCTTTGGGAAGGGTGTCCTCGGCTAATTTGCCTTTTACAAGAGAATTGGAAAAACCTGTGTATTGCTTAAATCGTTTTGCCGCTTCTGTAGTAGTTAAATTACCTTGTGCTATTTCAGATTTTAGGAAATTGCGAACTTTTGTAACTTCGCCTGAAATTTCCGCGGGTAGCTGAAGGATACAATCGTCACGATAGAAGATGCAGGAAGCACCGCAAGACTTCCCCTTCTTACACCTGTCTCGTTTTGCAGAAAAACCTTTTCTTTGAGCTGCTGCTGCCATTGCGCGCTCCTTTTTCGCTTCTGTGATTACTTTCCCAGTACCACTTGAAGCTTTTTTAGCGGATTCAGTTGTCTGAGGAGAAGCCGCTGGCTTGCCAGGTAGAGGTGAAGATTCCCCCGTAATTCCTTGCCTTTGCCCAAGACGCTCTACTTTTGCGTCGTCTCCTTGCAAATTGCGAGAGTCTGCAAAGTCAAACCAGCGATACTTACTTCCCATTGCAATCAGTCTTCGTAACGTTTTCGAAATTGAGTGTTAATCCCCCTTGCCTTTTGGTAAGAGGTTAAGCCAGCTGGCGTGCTGATGTGCCCCGTAACTTGACACACCCAGCGTTGAGAATTAGTAATTGAAGCACACTTTTCGCTCCTTTTTGTTTTCTCCTCTGGCGTCATTCCGTGAATTCCAACGCCGAGTTGAAATGTTTTCGGTCCTGCTATAAGACCTCCACGTTTCCCCCCGGCACTAAGGCTTTCAGGTGTCTTCGGAGGTTCTTTACCTTTTCTCCGACGGCTTTGCTCTAGTCTTACCCCTCTTTTCAGAGTCTCTGGCAAGAGTGGCCAAGCAACATGTCTGCAATCGAACCATGGACCTCCTTCTAGAAAGTCGTAAGCGTGGTGTAAGGCATGGTCGTAAGGGGACATAAGTGAAATGTTGTCCGAATTGTCCCCTCCGCCTCGTGACCTTGGGACTATGTGATGTTTGTGAATCAATCTTCATACCTATCGAGAATGTGGGCGATGACGGAGTTACGAACGATGTCCTCTTTCGAGAACTCCACGATCCCAACTTCCGACAGGTGGCGCAGTCGGTGAATAGCGTCGACCAAGCCATTTTCCCTTCGAAACACTTCCATATCGGTCTGCTTCGTGTCACCAATCAGAAGGATCTTCGAATCTTTGCCGACACGGGTCAGAACAGTTTTGATTTGAGAAGGGAGGAAGTTTTGAGCCTCATCAACAATGATGAAAGCCTCGTTGAGCGAGCGTCCCCGAATGTCTTCCAGGAGAACAGGCTCGATAATTTTCTTGTTCAGCAGGTACTCACTTGCACCGTGCGATCTCATGATGCAGGGCAAGTTGTCAAGAACAGGCGCAATCAGGGGTGCGATCTTCTCGGAAAGGTCTCCAGGCAGCGCTCCGCGCCCGCGCTGGAATTCAACACCCACGTCACTTCGAACGTAGTATACTTTGTTGAAATCGCCTGAGGCGACACCATACAATCCGTAATGCAACGCAATCAGCGTTTTCCCAGTTCCGGCGCAGCCATGGGCGAGAGTAACAGTGTTTTTCTTGAGGGAATTCCACAGATCTTCTTGCCGCCAAGTCAGAAACTTGGGAGGCATGACATCCATTCCTTTGTGGTAGGATTGTTCTAGCATCTGGGCATTTTCAGCACGGCGAGCCTTGCGCTTTGTCTTTGAATCTAACATGTTTAAGGGAGTGATACAGTCGGTGGGTAGGTCATACACTTTGCTGCTTAACAGGATTACATCCTTATCACCCCCTTCAGAACGAATGGAACGAGTCATGGTTGGAAGGGCAACTCGTACAGTGAATTTTACCCTACATTGCCCACCACTGGTCCCACTCGTTCAACTCTTCAATGAAGTCGCTCTGCGAAGTCATCGAACCCGCCTTTTCCGCCACACCATCGAGAGTACCGGTCGGTCGGCACGTTGTATTGTTTGTCCCTTGCTTTTGCCAAATACTGGTCAGCTATTGGCGAAGTTGCCAATACTACCGTGCCGTGTTCGGCACGCATAATCTCACTGTTAAAGTCAGTCGGATGAATAGCCATGGTAATCTGTTGTAAACAACAGCAACTTTTAGATTATAGAGTGGTGGTTACCAGATCACCACTCATTCGTAGCCGAGTCGTCCTCTTCCACCCCGTCTTCCGCTCACGAAAGGTGAACGAGCATCAACACCCATCGTTGAAGCGTCGTAGTCCGGGTCGTTAATTGCGGTGTCGCCCGAGAACAACTTCTGCCGTCCTGTGCGAATTTCCCCAAAGACGGACTTATCCCCGAGCCCATCACGAAGTAAATCCCCTTTGAATCGTTTGTTTTGAATAATCGTGTCCTGCAGGTTACGATCAACAACGTCCATTTTCATTGCATAGTAAGTGAGCGCCCAAGCAAAAGCGTCCGTACTGTCGTCGTGACGAACAAACGGGAATGAGGTTAATTCTTTGATGAATGTGTCAGTCCAGTGCCCCTGAACCAGTTTAACCCGGCTGTTCTCCAGTAAAGGGCAAACGGCTTGAAGTCTCGTAGTCTTCGACTTCAACGGCCTCATCTCTTCGATCGGAACTCTCGCTTCTTTTCGAAGAACTTGAATGAGGGAGTGCCCCGAAGCTGCTTTTTCGATGCATAGAACTTTTGCCTGGTAGTATGTGTAGTTTTGCTTCACGGCTTCAACCAAGTCGGGGAAACCCCATCGACCTTTCACAATCTCTCGAATGTAAATAACAGTCGGATCTCGCATACTAATCCCAGCCACGCAAATCGCGGTTTCGTCCGCCATTTGTTTCTCGGAGAAAGCGCAGTCAGCCGCTAACCACACGACGTCGAGTGGCGGGCAATCTTCTTCTTCAATAACCTCAATCCAACTGTTCTTGACAATCTGACCTTCTGCGGCAACAGGAACGCCTTGGTAAAGCGCCGCAAATTTGAAGCTTCCCATGATCTTCTTCTGCGACTCAAGCATCGGCACAGAAAACGTCGGATTGTCACCCCAATGCGATTCTCCAATCTGCCGCTCAAGCGGGTCAGTGCGCGGGTCTTCGCAAAGCCCTGCGATATTGATCCAACGCCAACCGAACGGGTTGTGAACTTCGTCGTAAAGACCGTCGCCTTCCATCAGAACGCCGTGCAAATCTTTCTCGTGGAAGCGAGTTGCGATAACCATCTGACAGTAGTGGTTGGTTCTTCGGGTGGACGCCTGCTCTTGCCACCAAGACTCAAGGTTGTCGAGTGCTTGTTTTGAGTCCGAAGATTTGAGCGGGTCGTCAATCACCATGGCGCCAACGCCAGGGCTGTCCATATCTGTTGTTCCGGCGGTGAAACCGGTTAGAACCCCGCCAACGGATGTGGCAAGAATGTAACCGCCGCCGACCATGTCATACTTTGAGTCCGGTGAGAATCCAAGCCACTCAGGGAACACCCGCTTGAACTCCTTCGACTTCATCATGTGAACCACTTCGCGGTGAAATTTGAAGGAGAGAGACGCACCGTAAGAGGCAATAACGTGCTGAGTCTTCTGATCTCGCCCGAGAAGCCACGCCAGGAACATGGTCGCAAGCATTGACTTTCCCGATCGTGGCGGGCAGGAAACAATCAATCGCTTGTATCTTCGCGTAGCAAGGTCTTCGAACGCCGAGCCAATCAGCTCGTGAAACGGGGCAACCTGCAGGTCGCCGTGCTTCATGATGTCACAGAAAGCAAGGAAGCAATCTCGGGCAGCCTTGTACCGAAAATCCTGAATCACCATGCGTGGTGCTTCCATGAGCGTTAGTTCACGTATGCCTCGCTGGTATTTTCTCCACGAGCTGTGTTCTTCGAGCTGGCTGGCTTTCGTGATTACGGGACGCATATCAATCCCCCGTCAGTTTCTTCAGAAGCTCTCCAACTTTCCCGTCGTACGCAACAGCAAGTTCTTGCTCGCTCTTTGAATCAACTTGGGTCAGGGCAACGATGTCCGAAGTAATTTCTCTGTGCGCTTTGATCGCACTGTTGAAGATGGAAACGAGGTCTCGAGTGGAGCACACTTCCATCTGGTTGGCAAGCTGATCCAGAGCATCTTTCGCCACAAGAAGGGTGTCTTGAGCCAGAATCTCTTTCTGCTTGATAATGTCTTCGCGTGATTTAGCCATCAGTAAAGCCTCTTTCTACATTTGGAGCAACCACCTCGCGGTGGCGGGGGATTCCCCTTGTATGATACGATCTTTTGCAAGATCTTCTTTGCCTCTTCCATGTCGCCGCGCTGCACGGCGATGTGGTAACTGTTCCAAAGTTCTTGTGATGAGTCCATTAACATGGCGCAATAGGACCGGGATTGCCTTCACAGGGAACGCAACCTAACTTCCACAGTGAGTTGATAGAGGCGAGCTGGAACGTATCTTCCAGAATCCACCCTTTCCCTTGAGGAGATTTAGCCACAAAGTAGAATCTGCCTTTCGGAGTCTGAATGAACGTCTCGGGGACAATTCCGATCACGGATCCGCCCTCAAGGTACAGTTGTTTTGCCTCCGGATTCAACGGGTCGATGTTTAAGAAGGTGTACGCTCCGGTAATGACCGCAAACTCACCTACGTTCATGCCCGTAAACCATTCAGCATATTTTGAAGCCCGATCGGAAATCGGATCGGCTTTTCCTGCGACGTCATTCCACAGCTCGATCGCGTACCGCGCCAGAAACTTTCCGGTCGGCGAGTAGAAAACTTCCTCAATCGGTTCAGAGGTCTCGGCGTCCCAAACGGTCACAACTAACCTGCCATCTTCAGTATAGCTGTTGTTGCTCAAAAGATAAATCGGTTGGTTGAGGGGATCTGGAAGGAATACCGTGTCCGGGTCGCAAACAAACACCCAGTTTCCGGACGAAGTCGCAGGATTGCTCCAACGAACACCGTACGGGGCGGAATAGTCTTCCAGAGGCAACTTGATTCCCGTGTACCACGGAACGTAAATCTCTCCGCTTGCGGTGTCAACAACTCCGGCCAAGGGAAGGCGAGTCTCAACGTTCGGTCCCGGAAAGATTTGCCGGCAATCGCCACGTTGAACGCAAGGGTCAAGGGCAACATACGGCAGCGTTTCCTCAATCGTGAGAACGTAAGTTTGAGTGTAAGTGTACTGAGATTCGGGACTGATACCAGTGAACAGTTCGTTTTGACACGTGAAAGGTTCGATCGTCTGCACTGACGCACCGGACGGAACACTGCCGTTTATCGTGTTGAAAGCGCCTGCAAGAAGTTGAGTGGCGAAATCGTGACCAGAGGAGGTGAGATAGTTCTGGCAGGAGAAGTTCAGCTCGAAGCTCATACTCCGCTCGAAAACCATCGGAATGCGATTCTTGACTGTGTTTGAAGAACCCGTGTAACGCACGACGATGTTGTTAGTTTGCTGCACCACTCCCTCGTTTTCGATCGCGTCTGCGAGGCGAAGAACATTCACACTGATTGGAATCAAGGGGGAGGCAACAAGAGCATCAACAATGAACTGCTCGATACGGGATATTGTGTTAAGTTCCATGGTTTACGGGAAATTCGTGTTTGAGCCGTCGATATACCAGCCGCCAGCATCGTTCGGTTGAGAAATCTGCAGCGTTCCGCCCAACTCCAGGAAATTGTTGGACGTGATCCAGTTCGGGAAGTCGTTATTCTGCCCGATTGCTCCCCAACCGATGCGGTAATCCGGGGCCTGGTCTCCAGCTGTATCGGTTGTCCAGCCTGAAAGACCTTTGCCAGAAACCGAGTTGTAGCGTTGAGGAATGCGCCAGGACCGCATAATTCCCTGAGGCGTATCAATGGCCGAGTCCCCATTCCCTGCGCGAATCGCAGTCATTCCCATCTCGGCCTGCATCTGCTTCAGAGCGGCGTCGTAATCCTTGTAGACGTCTTCTCTGCGGCGAACCGTGTCGAGATAGTAACGGGCGATTGTGAGTGCGGTGCGGCGGCGATTGCTTGTAATTAGCACCATGCCAGCCTTGCCTGACTGCTCAATGTACGAGTCAATCAGAGAGTTGGCGTCTTGAATCGCCATGTGCAGCTTCGCCACATTCACTGTCGTGGCTGCTGCGTCGTCAATGTTTGTTAGCTGAATGGCTTCTTTGAGGCCGAACGCGATAATGAAGTCGTCGGGTGAAGCACTCCTCGGGTCGGTCTTGTTGTTTGTGAGTACGCCGGAACGGTTCTGGTAAGGGAAGCCGTATCCGCCGATGGTTTGGCCCAGGTTAGACTGAACTCGAGAGCCATCGGTTGTTTCATCCGGTGCAAGAGTGTTTCTCGCTGCAACGCGATAAAAAGCTCGAGAGGCGTTGCGTTTCTTGACAACGTCGTTCGCCGTAGGGGGAATCGGCCCGCGCAGGCAAAGGTTGAGGTCAAGAGGCGGTTCGTAGGAAACGAATGCTTGGTCCCAGGGGGTTAGAGTGCTGTCCAATCCAAGAGACACCATCGTGTCCGAAGAATAGATCAGGGTTTCCACCCCGTACTGCCCGTAATTGACGGTGAAGGAAGTGAGCGGAACCGGAACATTTGTGTCCAGTGGCGCGTCAAAGTACAGAACAACCGTCGTCGGTGTCGAAACTAGAATTTCCTTGATCTTAGGCGCAGCCATCAGCTTCCTCAGCTATAAAGATTGGTACGAGGGTCGTTGGAGAACGGGTGGAAGTACTCACTCACCCAGAACGAATAAGCGTCTTGTGGAACTTGAATGACGTAACCGTCCCACTCCCGGTATTTGCAATTTTGAAGGTAATTCGCAGCCAACCGGAGCGGCCACTCGTCTCTCCAGTTCACTTCCCAGGAGTCGATTGTAACAAGAAAACCTTCGATCGTGTAGTCGATTCGAGCAACGATTGAACCGCCGCGCTGCTCATCATCAGCGTAAGGCGGATTGCTATAGTCGAAAGTTTCTGAGACTCGATCGAAAATCTCCCCGTCCCACTTCACCAATAGGTAACGTAACTCACTCGGAGGATCTTCGTAGTAGAGAAAATCCTGAAAGAGCCAAGTGGGCGATTGAATTCCGGGACGACGAATTGCCATAGTTCAAGAGGGAGGTTTGTACCAGGTGGCTTTTCCGCCGTAGGGGTTTGGGCGAGGAGAAGTTCCGTAAGCAGAGTTTTTGCTCATTTCCTTTGCCGAAGTGGGGAAAACAAAGTCCCAAATGGATTGCTCCTTGACAGGCTGTTCTGCGTCGCCACGGCTGTCGTTTGGCTGAGTTCCATCGTTTTCGCCTGCATGACCATGCGCTAAGTCAACGTGGCGGACCCAGATATAGTTGCCGTTTCGTTTCAGACAGACACACAACCAGTCGGAGCTCATTGGTCCCCCTTCTTCAATCACGGTGCAACCGTGGTTTTCTTTGGATGCGGGCGGAAGGCTTCCTGCGGGGTATACCGGCAGCCGAATCATCGTGCTGTTGTCCGGCATCTTAAGGTTTTTCTCTGCCTTTGAAGTCAGAAGTTGGGGGTCGTACAAGACATCTTGGAGGATGGCGTACTGGTACTCCCCGCTTGACGGTACGATGTTTACACGCTTTCCGACCAATCCTTTCGGTTGTTTCCCCTTGAACGCAGGGGAAGTGTCAATCCAATGCGATGGTTTGGCTTGTTGGCCTTCGCGCTCGGCGGAAAACTCTCCGGTGGCACCAGAGATTTGGGGGATTTCGATGTTGTGGTCGTCAAAGATGACCTTCACTCTCCCCCGATCCAGCGGATCGTTGATATCCACAATCGTTCCACGCAGAGTTCCCCGAGGCAGTCCAGCAAACTTCATGTTCGCCTCAGTTGCATTGAGCATTGCAACAAACTGGCTTACAAATTCAGAAGCTCTGAGTTTGGGTTGGTGCATGCTCAGATGTCCTTACGAAACTGTGAGAATTTCGGTAAGTTTCGGGGATGGCGTTTGGGCGGAACGGGTGCAACCGGCGGAGAAATCGTTCGACCTGTCGGTTTCGGCTTCAAAGGTTCTTTTACCGTTTCAACTACTTCAACTGTTTCCGAAGGAGTTTCAACCGTTTCTTCCAAGCTAAATGTTGATTCGTCTTCCATAGTTTCAATTGTACTCGGTTCGATCTGCGAAGGTGTTTTGCGTCGTCTAGGGGCCATCTGTGGGTTAAAGACTGGTAACTTTTACCCCCTCGGGGGCACACGGAAACTGTGTGCGACAGCCTTGTGGTTAGGTTAAGGCCCAGGCCAGATTTGTGTCGCGTCGGCATTATATTTCCAGTCGTCAACAGATTGGAACCATGACGAGGACGCAACTGGTGGCGGAACAGGCGGTCCAGGTACGGTGGAAACCACCAAATCGAAAGTTTGAGCTGAGTTTTGGAAGCTAAGGGTAGGGGCAATTGTTGGAACATTCGATTCTGGAACTATGCTCATGGACACACTTGTCGCGGTAATCGTGGGAGGACCAATTACTGGCAAAGTGGTTGGGTTGATTTCACTGCGAGCGTAGAGACCATAACCCGGCGGGTTGTCAGCAAAGATTGGAGTTCCACCTGCAGCCAAGGGCTGAAGGAAATCTAGAGAGGAAACGTATTTGTAAGCAGCGGTTCCACCACCACCACCATACAGGCCAATTCCACTTGGCGTAATAATCACACGCTGGTTTACCGTATCGAGACTCGCTGCGGCAGAGTAGGGGCTTATTCCGTTCACCTGTGTGAAGAAACTCACTTCATTCAGGTTCCAGTCGTAGTCAATCAAATTCACAAGGCTTGGCCAACCAGGCATTCCAAGGTCCGAGTAAAAGTTGACGTAACTGTTCCAAATATAGAAACCAGTGGTCGAGGGTTGCATAGATGTTGCCCAACCCGAGAAAGTCCTTGTTTCAATCGGTTGGAAAAACTCATCTAAGAGGTGAATTCTTCCGTTGCTACCTTCTAGAAGGAGATAGCCCCCCGACTCAGGATGAAAGAGAATAGCGTATATAGAAATGCCACCAAGATCGACCGCTTGAACAACGTTTGTAAACGTTTCGTCTACCTCTACCAAAAACCGGTCGTAAGGAAGTCCATTTAGAATTCCAGCCAAAACCCAGTTTCCGTTCGGTTTTTGATCAGCGGCAATAATGCGCCAAACAGGTAGACTGTCCGGTCGCGAGAAAGAGAATCGTTTTAGGAACGAGCCATTCGTAACGTCAATTAAATTGCAGACGTGAGGTTGATACTGCTGCAACTCCGAGACAAGCATCTGAGTTCTGGCATTATTCAGTGCACGAAGTTCCCAGTTCTGTTCGTAACTGCCGTCAAGAGCTTGATTGTAAATCGTCTGACCGGAAGAGTTGAGACAAATGAAGTGGTGATTTCCGTTGTTGTCGTCTACGACAGTTAAAACTTTGTCGTCCGGCAGTGAGTGAACCGTTTGAGAAACCGCAACCGGACCCCATTCATACTGAGTGTTGGGTGGTGAAATAGTTTTTGACCACTCCAAATTTCCAAAAATTGAGAATTTACTCAACTCTGACCCTGTGCTGTTGGCAATGAAAGAGTAGATCTCCCCTCCTGGCCCCACGGCCGAGTTGTGACTGTTGACAGCCCCTTCGTCAATCGTGCTGTAGGCTAACCAACGGTTCGCCAAATTGTTGTACAAAATGTTCCAACCTTTGGCCTCCAAGTTGTCGAAAGCGACAATAGCGGGGGCAGTCCAGTCTCCGTAGGCAGCGTTAGTTCCTAACGAAATATCGAGAATTCCGTTAAGGGCTCCGCCGGCATCAATGGAAACCAGAATGTTTTCGATGCTCTCAGCTGTAAGCGCACATTCCCGCCAAGCCACGGTGAAGTTAGTAGCTGCACAGTTGTCGAAAAGATTAGGGGGAAAGTCGGCTAGGTTTGTGCAGTTAAGCCAAGTTGCCTCAAAAATCGTGCCGTTGTCAAAGTTCAGAGCGGGGAAGGAAGTCAGGCCGGTGCAACCTTGCCAGGTTCCGGTAAATCCGAGACTTTGGAAATTATTTTGGCCCCCAAACACTGACCCTGAACTGGTATCAATCAGTGGGAAAGATGTAAGACTTGAGTTGTTTCTCCATGCCCCGTCAAAAGTTGTAACATTACTTGTGTTGAGAAGCGGGAAAGAAGTAAGACCACTACAATCCAACCAGGTGTACCCTAAAGTAGTACAACTGCTTGTGTCTATGAGCGGGAAAGAAGTAAGTGAATTACACTCTCGCCAAGTATCGTTTAAATTACCCACCGAAGACGTGTCGATTAGTGGGAAAGAAGTCAGGGACGAGCAACGCATCCAAGCCCTATAAAGGCTGGTAGCTGAACTCGTATCCAGGGGGGGGAAAGTTTCAAGATCGTAACAATTTTGCCAAGTTCCCGAGAAAGATGTGATACCCGAAGTATTCAGTAAAGGGAATGAAGTTAAACTTTCGCAATTTAACCACGTTCTCACTAATGAGTTTAGTGGTTGACCCGGACTACCCGGAGGTTTCAATGTTATTTGAGGGAATGATGTGAGTGAATAACACTCTCCCCATGTCTCTTCCAGATTGTAAGCATTACTGAAATCTAGTTGGGGGAATGATGTAAGACTATTGCAACCCCACCAAGCTCTAAGGAAACCCACCCCATTGCTGGTATTGATGGTTGGGAACGAGGTTAACCCGCCGCACCCGTACCAGGTCTCATAAAAACTGAGTCCGGACCCCGTATCGATCTGCGGGAAAGAGGTCAGAGACGAGCAATTTCTCCAAGTTCTAGTAAAACCCGTGGCGGAAGATGTGTCTATAGCGGGAAAAGATGCCAGACTAGTGCAACCTTCCCAAGCCCCTCCCCCAAAACCATTTCCAAGAACTGTGGCAGAACTGAAGTCAAGCAAAGGGAAAGACGTTAGAGAATTGCACCCCGCCCAAGTTCCCGTAAACGTGGTCCCTGATTCAATAACTGTAAACGGAAAACTGGTCAAACTGGTGCAGTTTTTCCAGGTTCGGTCGAAAAGATTGGCTGAACTCAGGTTCAGGTTTGGTTGAAAACTTGTGAGGCTGGAACAACCCTCCCACGTTGAGACGAACTCGGTTGCGTCGGCTAACTGATAGTACAGGTTTAGTGTTGCAATACTTTGCATCGCAGAGCAGCCGTCCCAGGTTCGGTAGAAGTTAACTCCCGAACTCAAATCTTTGGGCGGAAAATTGACTATAGACGTGCAATTACGCCAACCGTCAGAGAAATCTACCACCCCGGTCGTATTTACATTAGGGTCGCAGTTGAAGGATGGCATGGCTATTCAGGGGTATTAACGGTGAAAGATGTCAGGCTATTGCAGTTTCGCCAGGAGGCTTCGAAGTTATACAGCGTAGGAATGTCGGTGATTGTAAAATTTGCCGAAGTGCTAGGCTTGCCGGTGGCTATTCCTTGCAGTGTGAAAGTAGCGACATCGTTGTTCGTCCCGGGGTCAACTTGTGTCAGAATCGGGGTTGAGCCAAAGTTTCCGGTGATTGTGATATTGCCACTGGTTGTGACAAGTTTTGCGCTACCTGTTACTATAAAGGGGATTACAGTGCCATCTGCAACGTTGGTTGTGTTGACAGAGGCTGTAAAAGTGCTCCCTTCTCCTGCACTTGAAGGGGTAACTGCTGTAGAAAATGCGGGAGAGGGAGGCGGTGGTGCCGGAACCGTAAAAACTCTTTGCGGCGCCAAGGTGCCGAAATCAGGTTTCTTCGCCGAAGGTCTTATCCAAATGCCCTCGTTAATGTAAACTCCGGGCGCTTTGCCCGTATCACCCTGCCTAGCCATCCTATCACAAGCATTATAAGGTTTTTTACCCGCTCACAGTCTAGGGCTCAGTCAAAGAATCCACTAGGGGGAGGGCCACCTATAAGCCAATTTCCAGCCTGGTCGGTATAACCTGTGATGTATGGGGGAGGATCTGTTACTGGTCCGGTCCATGGGTAGTTTAAGCCGAAGAATGTGTAGTTCGGATCGGCTAAGGTGGATATAAGGGGGACGTTTAGATGCCACATTTTCTTTCCTTGGTTAGGGGGAACGGGCGGAATGGGGTCAAAAGTGAAAGCAGCAGCGACCCTTGTGTAACTAGCCTGTATAGAAACGTTTACAAAACCCTCGCTAGTGTTTCCGGCGAGGTCTGTAACACGGAAGTGGAATGGTTCACTCACACCGGTGTAGTAAGGAGGGGTGTAAGGGCTGAGGTTAAGGACTATCGGGTTGGTTAAATCAACAGTGTACTCAAAATCACCGTTTGAGCCCAGGATAAAGATACCGTAAGACCCAACAGAATCACTGATAAGCTCAAAAATTTGGTTACTTGGTCCCCCCGTACCTACAACGGGTGGCATGGAAACTACCGGAAGGGTTGGATCGGGCCCAGGGGTGTTAACCTCCCCTGTCAGCAGGTTTCCACCGATGGTTTCAAGAATGCTTCGAATATAGATATTCTGCTGTATTGCAACAGGGAGTATATCCTCGTAGATGGTTCCAACCACTGGGTTGATCGTTACCGGCGTGTACCCGGAACCCGAAACCAAGGTAATTTCAACAGTTTCGCTGGATACGATCGAGGCGGCTGGGTCTGGGTCAATCGTAATTTGACCAGTGGTTTGCCCTGCAGGAATGAGAATGCTTCCGCTGGTTGGCGAGAAAGAAGCGGCACCAGACTGAGTGTAGTCCGTTCCAAGAATCGCCGTCCCCCCAACGTTGAAATTAATAGCCAGCGGGTCAACAGTTGACCCGGTCCGCGTGAAGCTGAAAACAATGTTAGTTGCCCCGGTATTAACGACTGCGGTAGGCGAGGCAGTTAATGTGATTAGTGCTTCTGCCGGAGGTGGTGGAGGAGGTGATGGTGCCGGAACCGTAAAGACTCGTTGAGGTCCCGCGACACCGAAGTCAGGTTTCTTCGTCGAAGGTCTTACCCAAATACCCTCGTTAATGTAAACTCCGGGTGCCTTGCCCGTATCACCCTGCCTGGCCATCCTGCTACAAGCGTTATAGGGGTTTTTACCCTTATCCGGGTGTCGGCAAGATTGTAACGGTGATTGGCTCTCCGGGTCCGGAAGGCTCGGCAGGGCAGTCCGGTGTGATGTAAAGAGTTTGAGGTTGCGTTTCAGCAAATCTCCACGCTGCTTCCTGCTGAACGTCGAAGAAACCGTCCTCCGCAGCGGACGCATCGGCCACAAAGTATGCGTAACCGATCTTGTAGTTGTTTGCATCTACATCGTAAGTTTTTGACGGATTGTCGCAGGTTGGGGGGAACTTGTAAATGCTTGCGTCCCATACTGGCGCTTCAATTAACTCCACCGCCCCATCCAAAAGGTCATTCACATAGTACCCTGAAAGGAAACTGCATGCGTTGATGTTCAAGTAAACACCTTGCCAGTTACCGAAACCTTCTTTGGAGAAATCTACGAGTCGGTTGTGAAGAGGGTCGTACTCCACAAACTGCGCTTCCGTGAAATCGTCGTAGTCAATGTCGACGATTGGGCGAACCGAAGCATTTGTGTAGGACGCATCCACAAACGAGAAATCGTCGTACAGGACGGTGGAGTAGAAGTAAGGCTCAGAATACACATAGGTGTAGTCCGTTCTATCACCCCGGAGGGAAACTTCTTCGTAAATTTCCGGAAGGCTCGCAGGTGGCGGACAATCCATTCTCTCCGGCTCGATGTTGCTACCGAAGTAAGAGAAATCTTCGCAAACCAGGGCAGTCTTCTGCCACAGTGCTCCATTGCGACCGTAATCAAGAGGGAGACGAACGAAGAAACGTTGCCAGTTATCAAGAGCTGGCCCGTTGTTGAGGTCCGCTACCAGCGGGTTCGGATAAGTCCCCCGCGCAATCAAACTCTCTGAGTCTGAGCTTTGAAGGTGCTGGGTCTTCCACAACCTTAGGGGGGTTTCAGCGTCGTACACATTAGGCGACATCTTGTAAATCACACCGCTGAAAACCAACGACGAGATGTCCAGACGATACGAAGAGGTCAGTGAGTCAGAGATTTCAATCCGGGGGAATTGTGTTTTTCCCTGAAGGTTGAAAGCTCGGTATGTGAAACTGTAAGAACCTACTACTGTTGTGGTTTCGTAGGAAATGTTGTAGTTTGCTGTTACGAGGCTTTGCCCGTCCTCGAGCAAGTTCCCATCGCAATAGAAACGTATTGTACTAGGGTCGTAAGTGCTTGGCGGAGATGAAAGTGCCACGTTGTCATTCAAGGGGGTCCACCCGCTTTCAAGCAAAATCTGAGCATTACGTGCTCCTACGTTCGCGTCAGCGTAATCCCACCACAGTTCGCCTTCCAGCGGACCATCATAAAGAGAACTGTCCGCAATAAACTTCAAGATTGAGTCTGGAAACAAGGTCCAGTCAAAGTTATTTTCTTCCTTGCACAGGATTGTTTGGTATTGCCCTGAGACCACAAACTCTAAATTGTTGATCGAGTAATTTGAAGTGGACGGCGAAAGCCCATCTGAGTTGTAAACGTAGGTCGGCACATTTAACGGTATACCTTGACTCGCCGCAGAGAAGTCGAACTCGTTCTGAAATAGGAAACGAATCGGAACCCAGTACTGCGTTCCAGGCTGAGGGTACAGGTACAAACTACCAGGACCAGGGAATCCCCCTTCAATGCCCAGAATATTCGCCGAGTCGGTCAAACCTTGTATGTCAACAATGACGATGCAAGTCGTATTTTCTGGTACCTGGCCGAAGCCTGACAAAAAGGAATCGACATCCGGAAACACAAAGTCAGGGATCAACTCTTGTTCAGGTGCTTCTCGGTAGGTGACTTCCACCCAAAATGGGCAATCACCTTCTTGCTTCACTTGGACCGCGAGTTTTCCTGTGGAGCTGTTCCACCAAAGTTTTCCTGGCGGCAGATCACCTGGAATGCCCGCATCAACTTCAGCCCGCTGTGCATAAACCCGGTCTACCAGATCGTTGAACTCCAGACTTCTCTCAAGAGTGGGGAAATATAGGGACTTTTCTTCGTCGTACCCGTGAATGGAAAGACTGTCGAACGCCAAGTTAAATGGCAGCGCACCGCCTTTGTTCCCCCACGCTCCCCGGAAATTCTCAAGGCTGCAAGACCCTCCCCAATCAGACGGGTCAACCCAACTTTGAATCTTAACTTCCAGGCTATAGCCATCTGTCGACAGAAATGCGGTAACTCCTACAGAAGTCGGGGTCAGATTGGCCGGCAGTCTAAGCACCCAGCGCTCAATCGTTTCGTCGTACTCAGGGGCGATATCTACACTCAGGGAACTGCTGTACGACAGGAACACAGGTTTGTCGAACGCATACACAGATCCCGCGAACAAGATTGGGAAGAGGTAAGGGAAAAGTTCGCCGGTGTCGTAACTCGGGAACAAAATAAGTTTCCCAATAGTTGGAGGCGGAACATCGAACAAAGTCGGACCATCAAACAAAGTCGTTACGGGACTAAAGGATAGTTCTTCTTTGCAGTGGAAAGAGTTATCTCCAGCAACTCCGATGCTCGGGCGAAGAAACGGTGCGGGTCTTGCGCTAGGTACGTCAATTCGCAGCTGAACATTGCTGTTGATCTTGGTGAAGAATGTGTCGTCTACTTCCCCAAAGTTCAGAAGCATTCTGCCGGAAGTTTCCGAGAGCGACTGAATGGTGTAACTATCGGTGTCAAGGTATGCCGTCTGCCCTGCGGAAATTCGGTCGTCTCTTTCAATCTCAACGACTGCAACATTCGGTGAGGAAAAATCTTCAATATTGTCCCAAGTTCTGACAGAGAAGACACGAGGAAGAACGAAATTGTTGTATACTCCGAACGTTCCCCCTAGAAGTTGCCTTTTCTGAGAAACGGTTTCAGGGAGATTTGTCCAGTAGTTGCTTCCGCTCCAACCCAGCATTTGCGCCAGGAAGTCCAGTTGCCCGTTTACTCGTGACTTGGCAAGGTCAACCTGAGTGGTTTGCTCGGGTGACAGATACTTGTTAGTGAAATTCCGAAGCTCAAATTCGCTTGGACTAAAACTAGGATTTGCTTCTGTCATTTAAGTTAGTTCCACACCGTAAAGTTCAAGAGACAGATATTCTTGGCTCATGCAGACGACCGGGTTCATCCACAAAACAGAATACCCTGAGAATTGTTCATAGAAGTCGATGAGTTCTTCATCGAAAGGCTTCGTCAACCAGTCCGCAACGGGCTTGTATTCGCGGTGAATGATTGGTCGAATATCCTGTATGTCTTGCAACAGATAGTCTGAGCCAACATCTATGAATGCAAGGTTGCAGTAGGTTACGGGAATTTCTTCCCCGTCAGTGTTTGTAACTGTGTTTGGAACAGCATTCTCAGGGTAGATTGAAAGCGCACAACGCGAAGAAGCTCCAGCTTTCTTCGTCATCTTGGTAACTACCCCCGAGACAGTGATCGTCTGAATTTTCATGTTCAGATCGGTGAAATCCACTCTCCACCCGGTTTGAAAACTAGGCGAAGGGATAAGAAACTCAAAGTATTGACTAGTGTCGTCCAGACTCACAGAAGCTGTGACAACTTCTTGTGGACCGCTGCTCAGAACATAGCTCAACGTTGCGCTTCCAGAAAAGCTCGAACCTGATGGGCACCGCAAAACAACCTTTGAAAACGCCGAAGGTAGGTCATCGCCACTAACCCACTCCAGGAAAGTGGAAGTGGGCTGAGTGGAAGACGGGAAGTAGCTGTCCTGGTTCGACCAAAAGGTGTCTGAGCTCAGGAAAGCGTTCAGAGCAGGGTATCTCCACCCGATAACCGAATCGGTGCTCGATGTGATCAGCAACTTGGTTCCAGTTAACAAATAGTCGTTAACTTGGTAAAGATGTTCAACTGGGCTGTCGTCGTAGCTAAGCTGATAAGCAACAAGATAGCGACCGCTGTCGAAATCCAACTCTTTCAGATTGAGAATGGTTGGAGGGACTGCGATCGTCCCATACTTCCACACAACCTGACCCGACTTGACAATCAAGTTTTCAAAAGTTGCAGAAGCAACCACCTCAAGGGAAGTAGGTCCGAAGATGCCCTCTCCCCACGGGATGAAAACATACCCTACATCTTGAACTGTGTCAAGTTGAATAGCAGTGTTTGACGCAGGGATTATGTCAAAGAAGTTGACTTGGTAGGTCTCACTTACAGCGGGCAAGCGTCTGTAAATCGGCCTTCCCCCTGGAATCCACTCGGTTTCCCTGGTTCTCAGGTTCTTAACCTCGATTGACTGATCAGACAAGGTGCTAATAGTCCTACCTTGCGTGCTCGTCTGAATGGTTTGAACCCCACCGTCAATGGGAATAAGCTGTTGACTCATAGCCCCATAGTCCCGTTTCTATAGTTCGGCGGCGAATAGGGGTAGGTTGTTCCAGTGAACCAGGAAAGCTGCGGAACTTCCGTCGAAGTGGAAGCATTCTCCCAAACGTATAAGTAGGGAGCCGAAGCGTTACTGAACCTGCCACCATTCTTAGGAATCAGCGTAATGCTTGCGATGCCAAGTTTGATCGCCGAGATATCCCGACCAAACTGAGATTTGATCTGCTCGTCGCAAGTGTAAGCATTCACGTACCGAAGAAGGTTACCTTCGTACTCTTCGATTCTGGTTGTGTTGACGACAGTAGTGTTCGTCCAATCGGTAACGGTTGGCACTGGCGAGAAAGCTCGCATGACTCGATACAAGTTTCGACCATCTTCCGAAACAATCGTATCCTCGGAGTAGAGCGAGTAGTCCGGGTTGAAATAGGGAATGTACGGTAGAGTTAGGAGGGCGCTGTCAGCGACATCAGCCGAGGGCACAAACACTTGGTTCTCAAAGTAGACTGAAAAGTCAAACAGCGGTGTTACGTTCGTTGTCGCAGTGTAGGAAAAAATCTCACTACCTTGTCTGAAGAATGTGGTGTCGCCCTTAAAGAACCGGAACATTCTCTGCGGAGTTTTAACCGTGCCGTTGTTAATAGACTCAGCAAGTGAAACTACCTGAGAAGGCGTGTAAGCCAGCGGTAAAACAAGGTTCTCATCCAGCAAATCGTTGATCAGAGTGCTGTCCGGCGTGAAGTACTGAGTTGCCACAAAATACTGCGGTGCTGACACACTCGATTCTTTGTACTCCAGGTAGGTTCCCACCGGGAAACGGGGTTTGTACTTGTACACTGGCAAACCGAGGTCAGCATTTTGAACCACGATTTCTTGGATGATGCCGAACTCAACAAGTGTGTCGAAGTATTCTTTGACCGCTAAGTCGTTTGGCTCGTACACAAATCCCTGCAAAACGTAGGCAAATTTGTTCACGCCACCCTTCAAAGGGTCCACGTAGTTGTAATAAGGGTCTGCCACCGCATTCGGTCCGGATCCGATTTGAGGGGTGGTAACCCACGTTCCAGACAAATACGAGTTTCCGGGAACCAGCGAGTTGGGGACCACCGAACTTCCTAAAAGACCTGCGGAAAGTGCGCTTGTTGTGTTATTTGAGGGAGCCTGAAGGGTGAAGTTCTGATCAACAACCCAAACCAAACTTCCGATTCTTGGAACGGTAACTGCTGTAACAGGGATGCTGAAACCAGCGCCAACTCCACTGTTGCCAAGGTTTGAATCAGCTGCTGTTAAAATCGACCCTGGCGTATAACCGTCACCGGGAGAGACAAGCGCCACTGCTGTTACAACGCCGCCGGAAACCGTGATGTTTGCTGTTGCTCCTACGCCGAATCCGGTAGTGTTTACCAAGGGAACATTCGTATAATTTCCGTTTGTATACCCTAAACCGGGAGTAATTGTCCCTAAGGCGGAGATGGGGCCGATCAAGAGTTCTTGGGGCGTTTCGGGAACGAATTGACCGTCACCCGGAACATAGTCGTACTCTACTATGTCCGGGTTGTAAGAACCGCCCAAATTGCTTACGTAGCTGTTCCCAACCACCCACGGTGAGTAGGTTTTCTCTCCGGATATTTTGCCTCCAACCGCAACGAGAAGGGGAATCTCTGCTAAAGAGCCGATGTTGATGTTGTCAAGGATCACATGGAGTTTTCCGTCGCCACCGCTCGCTGGACTCCAGTAAACAACGTCACCTTGGTTGTAACTTCCCGCTTGCAGAAGTTGAATTTGCCTCATGACCAGATTTCCGTAAATCGTCTGATCTTTCTTTTCGGCAGAGTACGGAGTGAAAGAGGTAAGGACGGGATAATAAGACGTTGTCGGAATCGTCTCCAGAACCAAATCGTTTTGATTCAGAAGTTGCTCAGATGGGTCAAAAGAGTAGACCTGCGTGTAAAGCGCAGCGGAAGGTCCGAGTTGTGGCGGAGTGTTGTATGCCTTCGCGGCCACAATTCGGGGGTTAACGTACCGAGTGTCCGCGTCAAACGTTGCGTAGAAAGCGGAATCAACGTCGCTTACGCTCGGATCGGTAGAGGAAGGAAAAACGTTTCCAGGCTGAAGCAACTGGAAAAGCCTGTCCCGAAAGTTCAACGAGGAGTTCCGTAGATTCACTCCGAAAGAACTGTTGGCGTCCACTTCCAGGGTAATGTCGTATTGAACCTGGCTAAGTGTTAGAGGATACAGGTGCCCCGTTGTTCCGATCGGAACAGAGAAGTTCACCACATTCTGACCCCTGCTGAGTTGTTCCTCAGTCAGTTCAACACCGCCAGGACCAAGAACGAAGAATGATACTTGACCGCTTGGCAGAATGTAGTCGGTTAAATAATTGTACGAGAATTCGGACCCTCTGTTGGGTTGCACCGATGTTTGAGTCCCTACTCCGTAAAAGTCGATGAAGAAGTCCTGCCAATCTTGCGCGCTTACAGGGTTCTTTCGACGAATTAACGTGAAGAAACGTTCCTGAACTTCCTGGTAAGTTTCAACGTCCGATCCGCCGGTTGCGGGCTCGGGATTTATTGCACTCAAACCAGCGACGTTTATCGCTGAAGAGCCGACGATCGAGTTCGCAGGTACGTTGTAAAGTGACCCGACAAACTCTGAGAATACCGGCACGTAAATAACCGTCTCTCCTGGCGAGAAAGTGTAATTCTCAGCAGTCAAGAAAGAATAAACTTGGCCGCCGGTGATGTTCGGGTCAGTTGTGAACGAAGAGCCGGAGGGAATTGTGACAGGGCTGTTTGAAGGCGGTATTGTAAGTACGAGCCGAGCGAGAGACGCAGTCCCAAGGCGTCTCATCGCACCCAGGAAAGGACCAATCCACTCAAGCAGAATCTTTTCTGGCAGCTGGTTCGCCCAAAAGAGAAACTCACCCTGCGCGAAAACCTGCCCTTCCAGCAAAGCAGCCAAAGGGTTTCCAGAGCTGAAGTCGTTTAACGTTTGGTTAGAGGCTTGATATACTCTTTGTGAAGCAGCTTGAACAAGCTCTGCTTCATTTCGAGGGTCAATCGAAACTGACGGTAATGGTGCGTATCTAGGCATTTATCAGCCTCAGCAGGGTTCGCAAATCGTTGTGCTGGCGTTAGGTGCCGGTGCAGAGTAGTTATTGCAGGGGCAAGGATCTCCTGCCGAGTTCTCAAGGTAGTAGAAGCCATTGTCAATCACCAGAGTGTCCAACAAGTACTCAATCTGCTCTTTAAGAACGAGTTTTGTGATCAAGTCTTCAAGTTGAAGAGCGTCGAACCTTTGTGGGATCGTGGAAGGGTTGATTCCAGCAGCGAAGTTATATTTGTCGTTGGTGGTATAACTTTTCGGTGCGTTCTCTTTCACATTCTCCGTCCCCCCCGGCGGCACCGCAAATCCGAAATTCCAGACACCCGTGACAACTTTTGTTCCAGAAATTGCTAGCCCGCTAACGTTGTCCCCTTCCAGGTTTGGTTGAGGGGTGCTCAAAGTAACGTATCTTGAGTCAAGCCCGTTCGGGCCAGCCGTGATGAACGAGTTTAGACCAAGTGGGGGGTAGTGCCAATCGAGATCTTGACCATCGAACGTAATTTGCTTAGCACCGTTAAGCCACTGGCTTGTAACGATTACACCACTAGAAAAAGTTGTCTTCATGAATCCCTACGGATTGCCTTCTTGAATTGGTTTTACCCTACAAAAAATCCCCAGCCGAAGCCGGGGATAAGTAACTCTGAACCCGAGGATCAGGTGCGCTCCCAGTAGTTAACTGTGAACGAGCACTCGATCGTCTGAACGTTTCCGCTCTCACGGTCAACGTCAGCGGTTGTGACTGACTTGTATTGGCAACCGTAAAGCACGTATTGGCCGCCTGCGGGAGCAGAACCAGCGCCGACGCAATCTTTAGGGGTCACGGTAACCGTGATTTCCTCACAGTTGTACGAAAGCCAGAATTGCTCGAGTTGTTTGAAGATGGTAGGGTCGTACGGGGCCTCTAACGTTACGTCGTCTGCGGTTCTCGGTCCAATGACGTGGTACAGTCTGTTTCCAGAACCGTTAGCGTACTTGCTGTCTTCGGCTGAATCCTTGACACCGCTGAACTTAGTGAACACCGCTGTGAAAGTGGGTCCACCAAGAGCTGTGAATGAAACTTCGTACTGAGACTTGGTAATCGGTCTTAAAATAGCCATGATGACACCTCCTTATGTATTTCTTGGATCAACCAAGAATGTTGGAGATCATCGCGCCAGAACCGATAAGACCAGTGGCACCAAGACCCACCAGGTTAACAACACGCTCAACAGTGATTTCAGCACGAACCACGCGACGCTCACGAATGTAGTACTCGGGGCGAACAGCAGGGGTGCCAGTCAGTTGATAGGTGTAAGCGAAAGCAGGGGTAGCAGCATTAGCGCCACCAGCAGGCATTACGCTGTCTGAAGGACCATTGGGGCTGTAGAACAGCAGGATTCCGTTTGAAGGGAACACAGGCTGCAGGGTGCCATCGGTGGCAAGATAACGGCCCTCAGCAACGCGCAGACCACGCTCAAGACCGAAGTAACGAGCAAGCAGGTCTGTGTCGATTGAATCGGCAGTGGTGTACTTGATGCGCTCAAGGATAGCCTGGTTGGTCAGCAGTTGATCAAACACGGCAGTTCCCAGAACCATCGAGTTCGGACGGATACCGATTTGGTTGGCAACCGAACGCTTCAGGGTCAGGATGTCCTCGATCGGGTTGGAAGTCAGTGAAGACCAAGCCGAAGGACCAGCGGCAGAACCGTAGGCGGTCTGGAAGTTAGCCCAGGTGGTGAAACCAAGACCGGTCTGAGTACCAGCACCAGCGGTAGGCTCGTAAGGGTTGTAACCAGCGGTTACGGTCACGGCCTGGCTTACAGTGTACTCGTAAGCATTCATCAGGCGAGACATGGCGTTGCGAGTTTCGATCGCACGCAGGTCAACCTGAGCAGGACCTTCACCAGCGTTCTCGATGACTTCTTCGGGCAGTTCCCAAGCCACGACTTCTTGCTCAAGCGCATAAGGCTCGGCATCGTAACGGCTTTGAACGAACGGAATGTTGGTTCCGTAAGCACGACGGAAGTCGTTGATGGCGAATTGCTCTTTGCCGAAGCGCAGAATGCGGCCAGCACGAGTCGGGGTGTCAACAACGGGGGCAATAAAGTTGGCGATATTAGTCGCCGGAAGCATGAAACCTTGTGCGAGCGTAGTCAAAATTGGATCTACGCCAGCATAGGTTTGCTGGAGGTTCATCATGGGAGGGAGGCTCCGAGATAGTTAAACGACTTCAAATGGTTGAAAACCACAGTTGGGACTTACACCCGAAGGATGCCCAACTGAAGTTAATTATCAGGCGAAGCTGACAAGGGCGAACTTACGACCGCCGATTCCGATTTGCTCGCGAATCAGAGGAGTGGTACCGTCCAGGGTGACGGGGGTGCCGTCGCCAACGCCAACGGCTTGGCCGAGGGAGTTGATTTCGAGCTGAGTGTTCAGAGTCAGATCGGTCAGAACAGCAGCTGGAGCAACTTCAACCAGCAGAAGACCGGAGGTAGCAACGGTCAGCTGACGAGCGGTGTAAGGTTGAGCCAGAGCGGTAGGCATGTAAGCCTGGTTGATACCAACGATGGTGACTACGCTACCGGGGGTAGTGAAAGCATCGGGGGCAGCAGCGAAGTTGGGGCCAGCCCAGGTAGCATAAGAAACGGCGCGGAATTCGCCGATTTCCACTACACCGGGATCGCCGGCTTCGTTGTCAGCAGGAGCTTCGAAAGTTTCTGCGTAACGGATGTACTGACGGCCGTATACGGGACCTGCGTTTGTAGCCATGGAATTCTCCAAAGTATGAGGACTTCAATTTGTTTACTCTGGGACTTGTTTTTACACCCAGTTAAACTGAATGGTTTTACCCTTATCGGTATTCAATACTACACCGGCAGCGGTCGTAGCACTGACATTCTTTACCTGGCATGGGGAGGGTGCCCAGAGGTTGCCAACCAAGTCGACCAAACATTACACAATCGGGACAAGTTCTTGAGTCGAGTTTCGGAACTCGTCTCATCTCCCGGTATCCCTGATCTTGTCGAACATAGTATTGACCAAGGTTGAAGAAAGAGTAGGAAGGGTTTGCCAAGTAGCGAATAACGCGAACTAACAACCCAGGCCAACTCTTAACTTCACTAAAATCTTGTGTTTTGTCGCCCAACAGAATACCTCCGTTGTCGAGTGCGTCTTTTGTTTCAACCAAAAATTCATGCAAAGGCGGTAACATTTCGCCAACGATGGTTGCCCACGCCCGCTCCATTTTACCGCGAGGGTTGATATCTTCGGCGCCGAGGTTGACAGCGGCAAGCGCAGAGATGAGAGTTTTGTCAAGAAGAGACCTTTCGTACTCCTCCCATCTCATTTGCTTATCTCGAAGACCTTTCACCAAAACTTTCGACTCCTCCGTCATGCGCTCTTCAAGCTCAGCTTGAGAGTTCACTTTCTTTCGTAGAGCCTCGGCCTGGGTGAAATAATCTCCCCTCCGTTTCGTGGCCATGCCAATCAGAGAGAGGAGATCCATTTCAAACCTCAGTTGTACATTGTGCGCTTGATAGCTTCAACGTAGTCGATTCCTTCGGATTCAACCAGTTTCAGAGCTTTTGCGTGAGGGTCAAGATCTTCCTCAGCGAACTGGAAAGTTCCACCGGCGACCTCATCGTAGTAAACCATCGGAGGAAGCTTGCTCAGCAGGCCAAGCAGCTTCGTAGCGGCAGTTTCACCTTCGGAGAACTCAAGAGTTCCGAAGTCAAGCCCTTCGCAGTAGCTTTGCAGCTCGGACTGAGGCATGATGCCATCGGTCAGGCGACCATCTTCGTAGAGTGACTCAACGAAAGAAGCGATCTTGGCCTTGCGGGCATTCATCTTCTCTTCAGCGAAGCGACGCTGCAGTTCGGAGTGCTCTTTCTTCAGGCGGTTGAGCTCCTCGAAGATGGCGGCGGGGAAACCGTCCGGCTTGGCTTGGGCCATTGAACCCATGCCGTAATCCATTCCACAATGGTCAGCGGAAAGTTCGTTGTAGTCCTCTTCGTCGGCGTCGTCATCGCCGTCTTCCTCGTAAGTGGAACCGAATCCAGTCTTGGTGTAAGGACTCTTCTTCTCACCGTGCTCTTCAGCGAAAACGCCTCCGGAACGCTTGGCGGTTTGATTAGGGCCACCTTCAAAATCACCACTCAGATTGTCCTCAGCGAAAGCGCCTTCGGGACTAACAACTTGAGCAGCTTCGTCAATCTCATCCATTGCACCAGGAGTGAGTTGCTTCTTGGAAGATTTCTTCTCTCCTTTGTAACCCTCTGCGAACACACCGTCAGGACCGGTGATTTCGGCAACACCACCTTCAAAGTGACCAGGCTCCAGTTGACCTTTCTTGAGTTTGGCTTTGCCTTGGGTCAGATCGTCAACTTCGCCCATCGCAGTTACGCCCAGCTCGGAAGTTACCTCGTCTGCTTCAGGCTCGGCGTGGTCAATCTTGCCGCCCTTGGTGGCTTGACGACCATCGCTGCTCTTTTGACGCATTACGCGCATGCTTCCATCAGACATAACGTTGATGGTGCTGACTGCGAACACTTCGTTGTCAGGCGATTCTTCGGTTTCGGTAGGAATCTTGGTGTTAGCATCTTCGCGGCCAGCAGGGTTAGAACCGGAAGCAGTTTTAGGCTGATTCGGTTCAGGGTAGCTGTCAGCGTCGGTGTCGTACTGATCGCCGTTCATGGTGCGATCTTCAGCATCGGCTTGACCGGCCCAACGGGATTCACCAGTTGCGTTATCTGAGCCATCTTTGGCAGTCCTTTTGCGATCGGAATCCTGCTCAGAGTTCTTGGCAACGCTAACGCGATCGGCTTCCTGCTCACTGCTCTTAGAAGTTTTCATGCGGTCGTCGCCAACACCGCCTTTGCCTTCCTTGCCTGTTCTCATCCGGTCGGCGTAACCGTTGTCAGATGAACGGGCTGTTTCATAACGACCGGACTCATCATAGTCCATTTCGTCGCCTTCTTCCATTTCAACCTTTTCGCCAGGGTTAGCCTTGGCTTTGGCCTTCATTTCTTCGGCTTTCTTTTTAAGAGCAGGGGGCAGCTCTTTGTGTTGCTCGTCGTAGACGTTTTCTACAACCTGCATTACTTGGCCGTGGGCACCTTTGGCGTGCTTACGGCTGATTTTTCCGTCTTCCATAAATTGTTCCTCTGGGAATTGGTCTTCAAGTTCAGCCGTCTGCTGAGTGATTTCGTTGGTTTTGGCGCCCTCCGTAAATTGTTGGTTTTCCTCGGGGCTGGTTATTTCGGCCGGAGCTTGTGCACCAGCCGCTTCATCCACGCCAGTTTCCTTCTGAGTATCGCCAGACTCTTGAAGATCTTTGACAGCGGATGAAACATCTTGTCGAACTTCCTCAAGTTTTTCGCGAAGAACCTCGAGAGGGCTCTTTTCAACGATCAGGGTAGGACCGAGTTCGTCATCAAAGATTTGGTCCGGGGACAAAGTCACTGCGAAGTCAAAGCACCCCTCTGCCTCATTAAATGAGAAAGGTTCGAGTCCTTTAACAGCCGGGGGAGATGCCCCCAGCAAGGCCAGGTGCCTTGCGCTCCACTTTCCCCCGTGCGGGTTGATTTGGCTATCAGGGGAGTAGAAGGAAATTGATACTTTTCGGTAGTGACCGTTCTTGACCAAATCTTTAGCGGTGTCCGTAAAAGAGACATCTGCGTAAAGATTTTGTCCCTCTCTTGAAAATCCTTGGATCCACCCAAAAGAAGGCAAACTGTCGTTATCACCCTGGTGGCCAAGAACTATGGGAGCTTCATGGACCGAAGGGTCATATGTGTCGACAACTTGCTGAAGATCTTCTGGAGAGAATGTCCGCTTGATTCCTTGGGCAGAGGTCTGATCACCCGCACGAAATACGTGAATTCTTTTAGTGAACACAGTCTATAAGGGATCTGATAACATTTTTTACCCTTCTTGCTCAGCAATCAAGGTTTCCTGCTGGTCTGCTGACTCCTCCCCGGGGAGGGGAGTTTCTTCGGTCGCAGTTCCACTTTGATCCCCGAAAATTGAACCGAACAGGTCCTGATCTTCTTCAGGGTTGTAAGTCGTTGCCGAAGCGGTGTCAGCAGGGCCACCACTTTCTTTCTTCTCTTCCAACTCAACACGGAAGTGTCTCTCCAGCCATTCTTTCTTCGGCGTGAAACCAGATTGAATAAGCAGAGAAACGTCCGGCATCGTAAGAGTTGATTCCTCGATTCGGAACTCCCGAGTAAGAACGGGAGCAGCGACGTCAGTTCCGAAGTTCAGGTCAACGATCCACCGAATGAGAGTTTGCGTAAGATTTTGTGAAATGATCTCAGAAAGTTCTGACGCCTTCACGACTCGGACAACATTCGCAACCTGGGAGGAAGCACGGGAACCAGCCTCAGCTTGCCCCGCTTCGTTCTCTCCGCAAATCAACACGCTGATTTCTTTGTCGATGTAGTCAATCAGGTTTTTGAACACATCGGGGCTTCCGGACGGCGTTACGAACTCTAACTCGTAACCCTCCGGGAGGATCATTGCCGTCTCCTGGCTCAAGTTGGAAAGATGGTCGTACAACGTGTCGATTTCTTTCGTACTTGCGCTCAAAGGGGCTTTCGCAACGGCTGTCGGCGTGGCGTAGCGGTCGCCGTAAAGCACGTAGGACTCAATCGCCCTGCGACGGAACTTGACGAGCGGGTACAAGATTCGGCCTAAGGATGAACCGTAAGGGTCGCCATTGTGAGAAACCCAGTACCGATTGACAATGAATTTGCGCGTCGGAAGCTCAACACCTTCGAACATTCGGTTAAATGTCAGGCAGCGCATTGTGAAACCCGTTTGGGCATCTTCCTTTTCCTGGAAAACAAAACGACGTTGATCACGCATCCGTACATCAAACGGAATAACGCCTCTTTTCGTTTTCTTCCACATCACTTCTCCGACGGAGAACCCTGTGATGATTGCTTCCGCAAGTCCCTTGTAAATGTCGTCAAGAGGAATTTCTTCAAGCACTTCGCTTACGAAATCTCTTACAGCTACGTCGCCGGGTTTGTCACTATATTGCTCAACGTACCATGGACGGGAGGTAATTTCTTGAACAAGTTTGGCAAAACAGCCCTGAACTTGCTCGTCGTAAAGAAGGCGCTGGTATACAACTAGCGCACGGTTCCCGCCTTTTTGAATGAGGAGATCATCGTTAGGCCTGACAATCGTATTACCTTGACCAGTGAACGGGCTGCTAGACCCGAACATGTAGATCGAAGATAGATTATAGGGGTCAGAAGTATAACGAGCTACCTCTCCCGATGGCACTGGGGCTGTCTTAAATCTCTGAGCCATCCAATCCTCTGGTAGTTCTAGTCCTTATGTCAAGTTTTACCCTCGAGGCAGCTCGGGGAAGTTTTGCGAGATATAATTTTCAAGTTTAGCCAGGATTCTCGAGTATTCGTCGTAGATCTTCTCGCTTGATGTTTGGCTCATGTAGTACCGACAAGCTGAGATTAGTCGATAGATGTCTTTTTCTTGTAGAGAGTACATCAGTTTGCCAGAGTAAACTGCATCGGTGGCTGGGGAACTCCGTTTACGGCGTACTGGATGAAAACGTGGTACACCCCGTCATCGCCCTGTGATTTCCAGTCCCCTGTTACGCTCAGGTCAGATAACCCTGAAACGTTTGCAGAAATTGATGCCTGCAGTTCAGAGTTGATTTGACCCGGATCCAGGACGTTCAGAACCTGATCTGCTATCCCGTAGTTTGCTCTCATAACCCGATCGTAGTAACGGGTTTCGACTACGCTCCGAATTTGCTGCGTTATCAAAGCGTAGTCTACACTTGTCGCTAAATTCCCGTTGACGATAGTCAAAGGGTAAGCCAATCCTCGAATACTCGCTGCTAAAGGCTCGGTTACGCTCATCGGTATCTACGGGAAATTTCAAATTCCAGGTTGTTCAACCTTCTGCGAATTTCTTCGGACGGAAGGGAACTCTCAATGACTTTGTTCACCTCTTGCCGCATTCCGGTGTGGCTCAAGGATCGATAGTAGGAAGGATCAACCAGATCCTCTTCTTGTTTTACGCCGGAAAGAAGGGAGAGGCAAAGGGTTTCAACTGAAACCCCTTGCTCTCTGGCCCTTAGTTCAAGCTGTAGTAGAAGAGAGTCAGGAATCAGTAACGTTAATTCCTTGTTCATTATGACTCTCATTTAGTTTAGAAACCGGTGTTGTTAGTTCCCAGTCCTTGAGCGTTCAGCTCGTTCTGCATTTGACCAACGGCAACGCGGATCAGATCGATCTGAATTCTTTCCAGAGTCGGGACAGGAGTCACAAACACCTTGGCGTTAATGATTCCGTTCTCGAGTGAGGCAGGAGGGTTGATTCGAGCATCACAGATAACTTGGAAAGCGTCGCTTGGGCGAGCGCCGAACAGAGCACCACGAGAGTACAGCTGGTTCAGAACGCTATTACCAACCGAAATGATCTGGTTGAACGCCACACCGAATCCATCGATAACGTTGAAGATCTGGCTATCGAAGGCATTTCTCAGCGAACCGTAAACAACGTTCAGAATGACGCGAGTGTTTACGAACTGGTACAGACGCTGTTGAGCGTCAGCAGTGTTAACGCGAGTTCTTCCGCCCCAGACAAACACCGCGCTGGTTGGGTAACCAGGCAGGGTACGGATTGCGTTGCAACCGTCAGGGTTGAGAAGGTTTTGCTGAGCCGAGTTGATCGGAATCTGAGCTGCCACTGCGTCGGCAAGTTGATACTTGACACCAGCAGGCGGGAACTGATATCCTTCAGCGCGGTAACGACGCAGAGCAATTCCGGTCACGTAAGGTGAAGGAGGAATCCACTGACCCGAAGCGTTCTCGATGTAAGGACCGTAGTAAGCAATGAAACCGAAAGGTTGGAAGTACCTTTGGCTATCGTTGTACAGACGGTTGACATTGTCAACGCCAGCCTCAATGAACTCAGCCTGGGGAACACCATTGAACCCAACGCCACGGATCGCATCGCTGATGATTTCGGTGGAGGTGATTGGGTCAAAGCGCCAGAGAGCACTCGGAGGAGTTGCCTCAGGGGTGAAGTTCAGACCAACTTGTGAGCCGTAGCAAGGTTGACCAACAACACTCAAGTCGCCACCAGCAGGGATAACCACCCAGTCGTAAGCGGTTCCGTTGTAAGTCACGGCGATCCGATCACCAACTGCAACCTCAGTTACTCCATCAGGGCCAACGGCGCCAGTAGGAGCCACAGTAACGTTGAAGTAAACCCCTACGAGTTTATCTACAACAGCTTGAATATCGGTACCGGAGTCGGTTGCTGAGAGACCGGTAGAAGTGACATACAAGGTGGCAGTGTCAAGAACACCCGCAGCAGCAGTGGTATCTGCCTCGTAGTCACCGCCTTCAATCGGGTCGATGGAAGGAACCAGGAATGCCTGTGAAGCAAAGTTCTGGTCAACGGTTGGGGTGCAGTACCAGTTCTCGAGAGTTGTGGAAGGAGAACCGGGGGCTGAAAGAGTAAGCTCAGGCAGCCAACCTGCGGTAGAATTCTCACCGAAAGGTGAAATCAAACCAACACCCAGAGCGGTCAAGCTGTTGTTGAAGAAGATCGAGACTTCAGGGTTGGTTGCGGCAGGAGCAGGAGCTGCAGTTGCAACAGCTGCTTCTGAAGCGATCAGGCCGCTATTCAGACCGTACTTCCGAGCACGAACAAACGGGATAACCGACAGTTCAGCCAAAGTGGCCGAAGTTGCCTCACCACCAAGAACCTTCGTGTAGAAGATTGTGGGGCTGGAGACAAAGGAGGTTGTTCCGCTCGGAATCGTTACGAAAGAAGAAGCCGTGTAAGAGGTTAAGCTCTCAGCCAGGCAGAAGGTGTCTGCGTCGATCACCTGAACGTAGTAAAGCGCCTCAGAAACTTTAGTCGTTGCACGGAAGAGGTTTACTCCGGCGTTGGTCTTCACCGGCTGAGTGAAGTACAGTTTCTGACCACTCGTCAAGCCGTGAGCGACACAAGTAACCCGAGCCGTGCCAGTATAAGCTCCTGTAGAACCAGCCACGGAAGTGTCGGGGTTCAGGATTGTACGAGATACGAAGTTCAGACGGTAGTTAGCGGTAGCATCCTGAAGGCTAGCAGGAAGGTGCAGTGTGTTGACATACTGAGCGGCCCCAGTAATGTTCTGCAGAAGGTTTGAAGTCTGACCGTTAATTGTCTGAGGCAGGCTGTAGAAAGGAACAACGTATGTGAAGTCGCAGGTTCCAGTGGCTCCGCCAAAGTTGATCGCATTGGCAGGGGTCGTCAGGTTGATTGAACCACCAGCAGCAATGACTTCATCCAGAACGGACACAGCGTTAGGTGCGTCGTAGGCGAAGAACACGTTGTTAAACGAGTAATCACCGGTTGCCCCCAGATCATACGGGGGAGCAATTACAAAGATCGTTCCATCTTCCCCAATCGTGCTCAGAATGTCACCAGTGGCGTTACTGAAGGTAACTTCCTGAATCTGATAAGACACAGGCCAGTAGTTCTGAGTTGACAGAACGAGCATTGTGTCGTCAACGGTTGAATCAACCTCGAATGTGGCTGAATCCAGCAGGCCAACTTTCTCACCAGCGGCCACAGGAGTTGCACTCCGAGACTGAGAGATAGCGGTTTCTGCCGTGGGGGAAGCAATCAGAGCTTGGTAGGTGAGCTTGTCGTAAGTGACATCGGTGCCAACCCATTCGTACATGGCATTGTCTACCAGGTACTTGTTTCCGGTGACCAGGTCAGCAGCAGGCTCGTGAGGTGTGTAGGCGCTGTACTTGTTGATGTCGGTCACAAGGAAAGGACCGGGATCAGCAAGAGCCATCCACTTGTAGTTGTTGTTGGCGCAATGATCGGCAGCAGCAGCTCCGACAGCAGCACGGCCATCAGCATCAAACTGAGCGTACGCAGTTGGAGTGATCAGATAGCCTTGGTCTTGCTGACCGTCGAAAGCGGTCGCGATGCACTGAATGTAATCCTGGGGAACTCGCTCCAGGTTCTGCTGTTGGCCAACGATGTTCTGAATGTCATAAACATTCTGCATCATGACGTACTGAGCACCGACTGGCAGAACCAGCGGAACAACGCTCACGTTAGCGTCAAACGTAGCGGCAGCAATGCTTACGAAAGCATTCTCAGAGTTTGAGAGAGGATTGATCGAAGTTACCAGACCGAAATCACGAACGTAGACGGAGCTACGAACACTCGGGTTGCTCTCAATCGCCTCTGCAATCGCAATTGCGATAGCCGAAGAAATTCTGCGGTTGTTAACTTCGTCGCCAGGGATGTAGTCTACGGGAATTGTAACCGGAACACCCAGCCACTCTCCGTCGTTGGTGTAACCTGTAGATCCATCGCCTGCTACGAGGCGATTTCCGTTGATTACAAGTTGTGCGTAAACAACGTCTCCAGCCTCGAAGTTCGAGGGAAGACCTGCGTTGCTCTGCTTGGTTCCGTTAGGAAGAATCTCAATCTCTACGATCTGATCAGGAGTGCCAACGCGAACAACACGCAGATCACCAACCTGAGCATTCTGGAAAAACTCGTTAACGCAGTTGTAGCTCAGCAAGGGAATCCGGGCCTCAGGAACGCTTCCACCAACGAGGGCGAAATAGTCGTTCAGCGAAGTGATCGGAGTAGGTGTGTTATAAGGGAAAACTGTAACCGGCACTGTTTCTTCGGTTTCCACCAGCATGTAAACAGTGCTAAAATTAGCAACGTCAGCGTTTGCGACAACACCGGCACGCTCATTGATGTATACACCAGGAGCTCCGGGGGTTGTTCCACCGCCAAGAGAAAATGTGGCCATGTTTTTAAGAGGGTGTTCCTTCTTTCCCTTCAGTAGTGCAGGCAAGGATGACTCCTACGTGGTCTCCGTAGAGCTACTGTTGGGACACAAATGTGTACTAACTTTTACCCTACTGAACACCTGTAATCGCAGGCAGGCTATCAAACGAATACCCGTTGAGAGACTCTCGCAAGACAACGCCTTGCAGAGTATATTTGTTCAACGACGAAACATACTCAGACTCTGAGTCAAACGGAAAGATCTCGTCTGCCTGTGCCCCTTCAACGTTCCCGGACACAAAAGAAGCTTGTTGCAAACTTCCGGAAGAACTCTCAGGGTTGGGTAGAAGGAGTTGAGCACCAATCGGGGGAAGTTCAGTAACGTCCCACTGAGGATTCAACTCAAGCACCGCACGGTACTCAAGAGAATTGGTGTAGTACTGGTACCCGAGTTTCCTCCAGGTGAACTGGGGCTGGAAGGGCAGAGTAATCATTTTCAGACCATCTTACGAGAGCGAGCCAAAAGACGAGCGCCAATCGATGTTCCACGATTCAGTTCAAAGCCTTCTTCTTCGGCCACTTTCTTAGCAGCAGCTTCAAGAACGGCGGGGCTGGTTGGAACGAAAATATCTTCTTCTTGAGTGCGACTCTGCAGTTTCGTGCGAACGTCAGTCTCAATCTGCTCTTTTTCTACAGCAGGCGCGGCTGGAACTGGATCTTCAGTCAACATTTGAACTTCAATCTCTGCGGGTTCCGGTTGTGCCTCTACTTTCACCTCTTCAGCTTGCACGTAAGCCTCGTTGACTTGCGGGGTCGAAGTGTCGTCGGCGGTGAAAGTTCCGTCTTCGTTGTGAGCTCTTTTTCTAGCCATGATTAACGTTTTTGTGTGAGAATGTTTTTCCAAGCGATCGGAACAATCTGCTTGAGAGACTTGTCCGGAACGCCCATCCACGGCCTCGCAGCCATCTTTGAAGTTCCGAACTGGTGATATACGCCATACGGGGCGGCCTTCACCTCGAAGCCTTCTCCTTTCGGTAAAATCTGGGCTTCGTTTTGCATGAACCCTGTTGCCCGTAGAATCGGTTGACCAGGGTATTTGCGAAGTTTCGCAATCGCGTACTTTGGTGTGAGGGAAGCCCAAGGTCTTCCCGTAGTGGGATCAGATTCCTGGCGCCAAGGAACGGCATGATCTTTCAAGAGAATGGGCGCCCACTCTTTCTGTGTAGGTTTCCACCAGTCTAGGTTAAACTGAAGGAAACCGCCCTTCTTAACTTGAAAACTGATCATCTCTTCCTCGCGTTCTTTTTGATCGCTTGCTCTTGCTTTTCCGCAAAATCTTCAACAATGTTGATCATTGCAAGAATTTTGCTCATCGGTTGTTTCTCTAACCAGTCTACAGTGCTATCCCAACGTTGTTTGCACAAGTGGAAAGAAACCTCAAGCCAGTTTTCGACCGTTAAGACTTTTTCGTTGATAATCTCTTCCCCAATCCACTTGAAGACTTTTTCCGTTTGAGGAAGGGTGAAATACGCTAAGTCGTCGTGATTCTGAATGAGCCGGGAGATCAAAGGGACCATCCCGGTTTCTTTGTTTCGCAGGAGTTGCGCAAAATAAAAGTCTTTCGGGCAAAGCTCTCGAACGTGAAGGGAAACACCCTTACCGAAACTTAGCAGATACGTGAAATCTTCAAGGTCTTCAACGATTAGTTTGGGTCGGTGTCTTCCTCATCGGATCCGCTTGCCTTGGCAACGAGGTCGCTGAGTTTCTTGAAGTCTCTCACGCCGAGGTCAAGAATTTCGTCGTAAGTGATCTTGTCGGAGCCTACAATCAGGCGCTCGATGATCTTCATACCTCGCTCAACGTCACCGGCTTTGCCAAGTTCTTTCTCCATATACAGGAGATCGCGGCCAGTCATTTCGCGGATTTGAATCTCTCGACCGTCTGAAATCTTAGTGGAGAATGTTTCGAGCTGCTTTTGTTTTTTGTCCGCTGCCGGAGTTGGTTGTCCAGCATCTGTTGAAATGGTTCGCATAGTAATTGCTAAGTGAATCTGTCAAGTTTTACCCTCGCGTCAACAAGCTGCTTTTCAATCGACTCGGAACCTTCGCCAGGCGGCAGAGACAAGTAAATTTCCTGAGCAGTTTTCCAACTCTGTTTTGCGCCTTCAAGATCTTCCAGCTTTAGTCGATCCTCGATATCGCATATCCACATGAAGACTATCTCTTTTCGAAAGTAAGGGTCAATTGGAAGGGGGAACGGCGTCATAGGGCGCGAGAGATCGTGAATGCTTGTTGAGGAGAAAAGTACTCGGAGTTGTAAGCGCAATGGACCGAGGAGGGAATTTCTCGTCCTTTTTTATCATAGGGGGTGACCAGATAGTAAACTCCGGCAATACCAACCATGGTTTCCAGTGAAGCTGATGCGACACGTGACTTGCGTGACTTTTTCATTTGATGAGACCTTTCTTGATTGCGTTGAAACGAGTTGTCAGTTTATCGATGGCCCCAATCTCACTCAGCTCTTTCATCGAGTACTCCAAGCCAGATGGCTCTTTGTCGCCGCCAGGGTTGGAAGGAGTGACAGTCTTTTCCTTAGGCGACTTACGAATCCGGTTGTCGATTGCAACACTGGAAAAGTAAGCTCGTGACAACGGCAGTTCAGGGATGCCAACCGCAGAATGAAACAGGGACCAGGTGTACATGTGAGCGATTTGAAACAGAACAGCAAACTGCTCTGCATAACGGTCTGGCGTCATAAACCAGATCTCGTCATGAATACTAAGGATAAACCGTGCCGGAATCTTGTATTCTTCGGTGAGCCAGTGGATGGAGGTAAGGAAGATCGACAGAATTTCAGCGCCGGAGGATTGAATTGTCCAGTTCACTCGCCCGGTTTTGAAGTCGTCGCCCACGGCAGCCGGACGCATCGCAGTCGAGATCTTGGTACCCAGGCAAGGGAGCTGGGGCACACGAGTTCGCATTGCGATCTCTTCCATAAAGTTAAAGCAGCCGCTGTCTAAGCCGCCTTCATATAGACCATCTCGTTGCGCTCCTTTCTTGCTCTGTAAGAGCTTGAACGCAATGTTTTTTACTTCTTCAGGGGATTTCTCCGGGTATTTGCGACGGATGTATGTCTGCACTGCACGAACACCAGCTCCGTACAGGATAGCGAAACCGACGATCTTGGCCGTGTCTCGGTCAATGCCGCAGAGTTTTGCAAGTGCGGAGTGCGGGTCCGTGCCTGCCTCTTTCGAGCCACTCAGGACGTTGTAGCCAAAGGGTGAACAACCGACGTGGCCGCCTTCCCACTTGTCGCTGTAGATCGAGGCGATCTGCATTTCTTGACCGTCAAAGTCTGCACCAACAATCTTCCAACCATCTGGAGCTTTGACTCGCGTTTTGAGTTCAGTGCCGATGCGCCAGTTTTTGGTGGAGCACATCGTAACCATCAACGATTCCACGGTTCTGCGAGTAACTGTGCCGTGGCAAAGAATCTCCGGCAGAGTGACCAAAGAGTCCTCGCCGTAAGGATTGTTGGCACGCAAGAAGATGCGGTCCATCACACGCTTTCGCACGGAAGTCCAGTAGGACACGGAGTTGGCAATCTCGAGTGCGCGTTTCGCCTCAGGGAGATCGCTGCTGAGGCGACCAACAGCCATATCTTCGACGAAATCTTTACTCAACACCCCGCCAACATTGTCGCCATTGCCTTTCGGGTGTGGGATCTTCGTTAGATTACCGTCTTCGTCATGGTAGCACCACCCGTCATTCTTGGTGAAGATCATCGGGCTTCCTTCGTACTTGAGCTTCAGCATCAGGTGAGCCAGGTTGGATTTCACGCCGATATGCTGATTCTCGTCCTTGATGAAAGGGCGAACCCAGTTTGGAATGTGAGCATACTTGCCTTTCGCAGACTTGACCTTCCAGTCGAGTTGTGAAACCCACGGATCTTTGCGCACCCACTGCTGAGCCTTGATGGGATCGTTAAGGTAGAGAACGCGCCAGTCTTCGTAAGTTTTCCACACCAGATCTTTACAGATCTGCGTCATTTCGTCGTTGTATTCTTTGTAAACACGCTCAACATCCTCAATCCACTCGGACCAGTTATCTACGAGCGGAATGATCGAACCGTTCAGATGATAGTGACCGCAGAGAGCAACCATCGAAGGAGTGCTATCCAGGTACTTTGGCCACAGCGCCTGAAAGAGTTCAGCAGTGTAGTAAGCATCCTTCAGGGCGTAATCAAGAGCTTCGGTCAGAACTTGACGAATCTGCGAGAGGTGAGTCGCATCTACGAAGATGTCACGAACTTTTTTATCCACTGCGCCCAGTTCTTTCACGTCCTCACCAAAATACTTTCGGACGGCTGCCACGTGAAAGTTGTAGCACTGCACAAGGCTGTTCGTAGCGCCTTTGTCAAGCCACTTCGGAGCATAACGCAACTTGCGCTTCTCCTCTGGCGTCAGACTCTCCGGGTCTTTTCCTGCGAGAACGTACAGCCAGCGTTGACCACTGGCCAATCCTGACACACCGATGTGAGCGGATAGCGTGTCGAAGTAAAAGTTTTCGGGCGCAGTCTGATCAAGAGTGTAACCCTCGCGAGCACGAACACGGTCGTAGCTGATGTTGTGGCCCGGAATAAAACGGTTGGTACCAATCGGAATCAGTTCGTGTTGATCCCACTGGCTTTCGGGGATGGTTGGATCAATCAGTTCAGAAGCTAGCCAAACATAGGCAGCTTTCGCGCTCAGGGCGGTGCCGATGATCGGAAACGCACCGCCGTGAACGTAAGTCTCGGTATCGAACGTGAACGCTTCCTCTTCAGGGAAGTCCACCTTCTCGATGTACCAACCACCGGCAGCGTCATTCTCAACCCACTCGTACCGAGTCCAGCCGGATTCAAACCGGAACTCTTCAGGTGGCGGCAGAGGGGGAAGTTTGCACCGGGAGAATTGATCACCGAGCTCTTTGTAGCGGCCAACTTGATCGCTGGCAATCTTTTCGAAATGATCGCGCAAAAAATCACCCTTCAAGTCTGGAAGCGGCAAAGGGCCATCATACAGACCTGCAGGGTGATCTACAGGAACAGAAATATCAAATTCTTTCAGCAGGTTTTCTGCTTTCTGAATGGACAGACGAGACATTTTCTGTGGCTTTTCTGTGCCAAAGATTTTGTCGTGCAGGTCGTCTGACAGAACGGGGTATCCAAGTTGTGTTTTCTTCACGGACGTTAGGTTTTTCATGGTTTAGTATAGCGGTTTACTTGCCTCGTAAACTCAGTACGCGGTCAGGTTGTCGATCGGCGGCGGGGGGATCGATCCGGTTGTTCCGCAAGGAACGATTGCTCTGATGGGCTTCGTAGGTTGGAAACCACCGGAGTTAGTCCACCAAATGTTAGTTGGCCGCACGGGGAACCATCTGTATCTAGGGGTTCCATTTGCGTCGTAAGAGTAGACGCAGGGTTGACCCGCGAAAGGGGTTCCGGGGTTGAACTGCAGATTTTCAGTTCGAGTAAAATAGTTCGCACTGTTGTTTGCCCAACCTCTGTATTGAGGAGCCAGGATGTTACCTAGGAGTTCGGTATCAATGGATCCGGCGTTGTACTCGGTGACGGCTTTTGCCATCTGAACAGCACGGGGATTCATACACTTTCATCACAGTTGAACAATTTTACCCTAGAACACACAGTCCCAGCAGAGCTTACCGGGTTCCTCATCATAAAGCCCAAGATTTCTTGCCTCGTTGATTGAATCGAGAGTTTCCCGATCATTCTTGAGACGACGATGCAACCGCAAACGCCAGAGGACGTACTCCCTCGCATTACGTTCGGAGGGATCTTCAAGGTACTTCTGATATTTCGTTTCGACCGTCTGAACGATACCGATACCAACTTTTTCAATAAGGTGGTCGACTTTCTGAAGAGCTCTTGCCATTAGTTTACGGAGTTGAAGGAGAACATTTTGAGCTCAAAGTTGCGAACACCGGAGCTTTCGTAAACGATATCTTTGTTCTTCTTGTAAATCTCGTAAGCGTCGAACACCGAAGAGAAGTGAAGCGGGCGGTCAGCGGGGCTGCTTCGCCAAAGGAGCATTTCCTGGAGGGACAGTGGAACGTCGATATCCCACTGCTCGTCTCGCGAAGAGTACAGGAGGGGAAGGGCGTCATTCCGCCACCAGTCGCAGATCTGGGGGCTGTATTCATCCCAGGCCAGAGGATCCGTAAGGTGAGTGTCGCAAGTTTCGCGAATCCAGTTCACGTACTGGCGACCACGCTCAACAACAAGTTTGGCACTCGCCGGAACTTCTTCCAGGAAGTAAGCTTCCTCGTCACCACGAACGACCCGCTCAATAACCGAGGGGAACAAGAAGGACTCGGAAATAAGGCGGAAGTCCTCAGCACCTTCGCTAACCAAACGCAGAACAACCTCAAGGATCGACATAGTGGTTGCAATCTGAAGCTCTTCACCCGAAGCATTAACTTTTGGTTTCTCGTTCGACAAACCTTTTCGCAGGAGGCTCAACTCGCGCTCAAGGCGACGAACCTCTCGACCCATTTCTCTCTCGAGTTTGTTCTTGTAAATCTCCGACTGGGTTACCAGATTGTCGAATTTGTTGTCGAGTTTCTCCAGCTCGACGTCCAGCTGCTCCACGGATATCTTCAAGTTGGATAATTTTTTCTTGAGAGAAGTTACCGAAGAGCGTATTGAGTTGGTTGCAAAAATTAGGTTGTCAGCAGTCATCAGATTGGGCGAATCGTTGCTCTTAGTTGGTCAGTGTTGACGTCGATGACCTCAACGTTAAACGAGTATAGGCTCTCAGGGTCGCTAAGTAAGTGAAAACTCCCCTCAAAGCGGTCACCATCCCGAGAACGCAAGTAAAAGTTACCAGGCGTGGGTGGCGAGCAGAGTGCAATGTCGCCTGCGAATTCAGGGTTGGACTCTTCAATCGCCGTGACAAGCCTCTGGTAGATTGCAGAAGCCGCTGCCATCTCACTGTCGTTTGAAAACTGCGCTCTGAGTTCGCCTTCAATCGCTTCCAGACTTGCCGCGATCCCCGTGTCAAGAACAATCTCGAAAGTTTCGCCTTCGCCCCGAGTCAGGAAACAAACTTCCTCCGAGTCAAAGTTGCATTCTTCCGGGTTATCAAATGCTTGGAAGCCATGCTCCAGAAGCTCGTAAAAGGTCTCTTTGATTGTTTCAGCGTCAGGGCCACCCAAGTAGTTGGCGATGGCGTGAAAAATACGAGGGTTGGCGAGCAAACGCGCCACCGGGTAAATCAGCTGTTGTTCGTCCATTACAGTGCTCCGCCGAAGCAGTATAACGATCTCGTCGTTTGGTAATCGTTTAACATGGTTTTACCCGGCGCTCACAGTTGAACTTCTTCAAGGTTGGCCACCTTGATTCCTTTCGCCCCAGGGCGACCTTGCTTCACAGTGCTGAGGCTAAGCTCCACCTTCCTCTTGCGTATCGAAACCCAAGGAACAGAGTAAGAGCCTTCACCAAGGTACACAAACTCAGCCTCGGCGGGTAGCCAGAGTTTGCCTTTGCTGGTTGCTTTGCAGAGGTCTTCGCCACTCAGCACCAAAGCCTTGAGTTGACCCTCGAGTTTGAAGACACACAGGTACTTCCGCTGAGAAACTTCGGCTTCGCGTTTCGCGAGAGCCACAGGGCCATAGCCCGTGGAGATTGGACCTTTGAAAGTTGCCCCAACCTTCTTCAAGAAGCCATCCTGGGTCATTAAAACCACTTTTTCCTTCGCGTCGACGACCATAGCACCCCTTGGCCCCTTGGCCTGTTCAACCATGCCTTTTTTCAAATCAATCTTGAGAAACCGGGGCTTGGGCGGGGCTGGGGGCCTCTTCTCCCCGGTCCTCGGGCTGACGGCCAGGCTTCCGGCCGGAGGCTCCACCAGGGCGCTCCTGCGGGCCTCTCCGTGGCGTTTGGCGAGCTCAGTGATCTGTGTGTACACCCACTTATGGCGCACCTCTTTGTTCTTTACCAGCTCGTCTAGAGTTTTCAGGCGTTCCTCAAGGGTTTCCTTCTCGGCTTCCAGTTCAGCCTGGTCAAGACCAGTAAGTTGACGAAGGCGCATTTCAAGGATTGCTTCGGCTTGGTCTCGTGTGAACTTGAATGGGCGGTCTACAAGGGCAACGAGTGCCTCTTTCTTTGAGGCTGACTCCTTAATCTTCTTGATGATTGCGTCAATCTTGTCGATGGCCTTGATGAAGCCCATCACGATCTCAAGGCGCTGCTCGGTGAGGTCTAGCTCCTGGGAGAACTTTCGCTCCAGGCGAGCCATTCGCCACGAGAACCATTTCTGACAAATTTCAACTGGGCTGAGCTCAACGGGTCGCGTACCGTCAATAACCAGCGTTTTTGCTGAATAGCGAGTGTCGAGATCGGTGTATGCGTAGAGTTGCTCAACCAGCTGCTCAGTTCCGACATTGGGCTTCGCAACAATCGTGACACGATCTCCGGAGAGATCAGATTCGTCGATAACTTCTGCGATTCCATCGAGTTTTCCTTTCTCTAGAGCGTCACGAACTTGTTCACCGAGTTTCTCAGGGTTGACCCCAGGCGGGAAATTCGTGAATGTAAGTGTGCCACGATCTTTTGCCTTGCCACTTCGTTTCTGTACGCCTGACTCGTACTTAGCGCGGCAGCGAATGTTGCCAGAGCCTGTTTCCTTGTACCTCTTGAGTTCTTCGTCATTAACAATGTCGCAGCCAGTTGGAAAGTCAGGAATTAGGAGTTCGCGTGCTTTCGCCTCCTTCGGGGCTTTGAACTCGCACGCAAGTTTGGTGGCCTCTACAACTGCCCGCAGAGAATGGGGTGCCAGCTTCGTTGCGAATCCTACGGCAATACCTGTGTCGCCATTCAGCAACACCGAAGGGATCGCAGTGTTAAACCGTTCTGCCTCTTGGCGAGATCCGTCGTAGTTCGGCCTCGTCTCCCAGGTGGCTTTGTCCTGCAGAAGCAGTTCAACAGCGGAGGGTCGAAGTTTACACTCGGTGTAGCGAGCGGCTGCAGGACCGTCAACGGTGCTACCGAAGTTTCCGTGACCGTCAACCCACGGAACGTTGTTGTTCCAGGTTGTGGCCATGTTGACCAGAGTGCCGTAGCAATCGCCGTGCGGGTGGTAGTAACCCATCGCAAGGCCAGTTACGCGGGCGCACTTCACATAGCGTTTGTCTGGCATCAACCCTTCCTCGAACATCGTCTGAAGGACGCGACGCTGGGCAGGTTTCAAACCGTCATACATGTCTGGGATGGCTCGCCCAAGTAGGACGGCCATCGAGTAAGCCATGTAATCCTCCTTCATCTGGGAGGTTAGATTGGTCGTTGTTAGGTTTTCTGTCATGCTACTTTCTTAACGTACTTGGTCCAGCGGCCAAACTTGGGACCCCTCTTGCAGTCTGTGATTGTGATGTACCGTTGGTGCTTGTGCTCCTTGAACGGAATGTGAGCCTCAAAGGTTTCCCCGGTGCTAGGGCGAGTGAAGATTGCCCTAACGTCCCCTGTGCAGTTAGTCACCTTGATCCGCCAACCGTACGCGGTGTACTGACCGTTGACAGGTCCGTAAGAGGCTGTGATCTTGCAGTTAGATCCGTCGGCAAGATCCCGGCCAGCTACGCTGTCCAATGGAATTCCGTGGCGAACGGAGGACAAAACCTCGTACAACCGGGAAACGTCGAGGCACCCCGTTTTAATCAGATGCTCGAGAAGGTCGGGGCTATCATCCATCAGGGACGAGTACTCTGTGAGCAGCCTCCTGCAAAGAGGCTCGTGAAGCTCGGCAGCGCGGTCAGTTGTGGCCATCGTTTGAAGGAAGGTTTTGAATTCGCTCGATCAAGGTGTCTACAGCGTCCACTGTGCAAAACCGAATCACATCGTTGGTGATCTCAGTTTCGTACGTCAGGTGCGCGTGCTTGCCCTCATTATGGCTCAGGACGGCCACTTCGTAAAGCGCATCCTCGCCGACTTCGTATTCCGGGATAACAGAGATTCCGTAACCGTTGTCAAACAGCTCCCTATGCTGGAACCCAGCGGGATGGGGGAAGAGTTTAAGATCTTCGAGCTTCATTCTTCAAACAGCTGTGCGTATTCCTCTTGAGTGGACATGTCCTCGATCTCACCGATTAGTTCCTCGTCGGTGTAACTCCCGATGTAATTCAGTTGGGTATCGACGAAGAATCGCTCAAGGTCGCGAGTGGTCATTCCGTCAAGATAACGCTCAACAAGCCATTCCACAAGATAGGAACGTTTTTCAGGGGTCAAAATAGTCATCATTAGTAGTAGCGGGATCAGGCCAGAACGGTTTCGATAACGTTCTCAGAGATGCCGAAGTATTCGCAGATAGCAACGCGACGATTGGTTTCAGCGGAAACCTCGAAGGCAATATCGCGAACTTCGTCGAGGTTAATATATTCTTCACCGTCAACAAGGCAACCGTTGTCGCTAAACATCAGAGCGTAGGTAAGCATGGGGGTCGTTTGATTCACTGTAATTACTATAGCGCGTTTTGCCCGTTCTGTAAAGGGTGCAAACCGCCCTGGCAGGTACGGTTAACCGCCCTCAGGCACTCTTGAGAACCAGGCGGTCGGCACTGGAGCCGACGCGAAAGGTGCCATTCCAGAGATAAGCACCCCAGAAGTAGGGGTCCTTGTCGGAAACATTCTGGAACTCGGCGGTAATCGAGCCGTACTGCTTTTGACGATCAACCTCAAACTCCAAGTCACGCAGGTTGCGAACGCCGAAGAACTCTTTCAGGTCTTGCAGTTTGCTGAAGTACAGATCGCCGACTTTGAACCCAACGAAACGGTTGGCATCGGTCAAGTCCGCACCTTTGCGAACGTATCCGGCTTTGATGACTTGGCCAGCGACAAGGTTGGAAACGGTTTTCTTCATGTAATTACTATAGCGCCTTTTGCCCGTTTTCGAAAGGGGGCAAACCGCCCTCCGAGGTACGGGAAACCGTACCTACTCGGATATTGAAGCGGGGCGGCCCCAGCGGGCGAGCCGCAGGATGCCAGCGTCTCCATCGCCTGCACAGTGCTCAGACCAAAAAGCGATGATTTCCATTTCCGTCGGCCCCTGCGGCTCGGGCTGGGCCAGAGCGGCGTTGGCTTTAGCTACCAGCGCAGTTTCGTACCCTTCGTACAGGCTGGTGTGCCTGTGAAGTTCTTGGGTTAGCTCAGCGCACAGCGCACGGAAATTGGGTTCAGTCATTGTTGTTCTCCAGTAGTGGCGGGGCGGCCCCAGCGGGCGAGAACGGCGCGGGCAAAGTCCAACTCTTGTCTGAACTCTTCGGCAAGGAAACCATGGTAACAGGATGTTTCCACTCCGTACAAGCTCATTAGCTCTTCATCTGTTGGCATAGGCCCCTGCGGCTCGGGCTGGGCCAGGGCGGCGTCAACACGAACAGCAAGCGGTGACTGTTTGATGCGCTCGACTGGAATGCCGGAGTCGATGGCATCCATCAGCTCTTGGCACAGCGCACGGAAGTCAGTTTTGGTTTCGTTCGTTTTCATGTTTTAATCATAGCTCATTTTCGCCCCAGCGAAAAGGGGGCAAACCGCCCTCCGAGGTACGGTTTCCCGTACCTGCTTGGACTTTACTACGTGAAAAGATATTCTTTCCACTCGGGAACAATGCTGCTGTTCAACGTTAGAAGAAAACGACTGAACGGCGCGTGGGGTCTTCTGTTCAAAGGAACTCCCCACTCTTCTGGCGTTCTGTTGTCCTTTACGTTGTTGCAGGTGTAGCAGCACGCTACCATGTTCTCCCAAGTATCTCCGCCTCCCCGCGACTGCGGCAAAACGTGGTCAATCGTAAGGTCACGATCAGAACCGCAATACTGACAAGTGAAACCGTCACGTTTTAGAATGAGGCTACGAGAAGGTTTCTTTGCGTTGATGCGCCGAATCGGAAGCCGCACGTATGTGAGCAAACGAATGACTTGCTCGGACAGAATCTGTGCTTTTTTCTTCAGCACGAGCACAATGGCACGTCGCCAGGAGCAGACGTTGAGAGGCTCATAGCTGGCGTTAAGTACGAGAATACTTCTGTCGATGGCTAGAGTAGTAGGCGATGACATAGTTTAACAATCCCCGGTGTAGCAGCCGTCGTAAGGGTCGAAGCCTTGCTCAAGATCCAAGTCCCCTTCCTCCTCGTAGCTAGGATCCGTATCAATTATAACGTGACCCAGGTAAATCATGCCGTTCTCGTAGCTGCACTCGAACTCCTGAAGTTCTGCGGAGAACTCCAGTATGTGACCCAGGCCCCTTTCTACGACTTCAGAAAAGTCGGGGTCGCGAATATCGTCGACGCGAATCGCACCAATGGTGCCGGAATCCACCGAGTACTCATTTCCATACGAATCCTCGTAGACACCGTCGCCGTAGGCGGTGCCAAACATGAAGAACTTACGACCGTCGGCCAGAATAAACTCGTGCGAGGAGTTGTCGAAAGGAACTAGGCTGCATACTTCGTCCCATGCGTCGTGCATCACGTAGCACAGATCGCCAATATAGTAACGGACGGGAAGAGAGTTGCTCATTTCGGTTTCGTTCATGTAAGTATTATAGGTCAGCTTGGGAGCCAGCGGTCAGAAAGGTAGGCGGTTTGAGAACCGGCCTACTCGGCTTCCTGCCAGGCGTTGATGGCGTCTCGGGCGATCTCGTCGTCGGTCATCTGGGCAGCGTCATAAGGCTGGTCGAGGATGTAGCGGACCTCGGCCTCAGCCGCGTAGCGGCAGTCCCAGCCGGCACCGTGCTCGGCCCAGGCGTCGACAATAGCCATGATCAGTTCGAATCGGTTCATTTCCATGCTATAAGCATAGCTCATTTTGCCAGTTCTGCAAAGGGGGTAAACCGTCCTCCCAGGTACGGTTAACCGCCCTGCGCCTCAGCGAGTAGGCGAGTCAGCAGGCGGTCTACCTCCGGCCACTGGGCGCTGGGCCGGTACTTGCGCAGGCGGACCACGTGCGACATCTCAGCTGCCAGGGCCTGGGTCCACAAGGGTTCCCCCAGCCTTTGGCGAAGGTGGGCGCACAGAGGCGCAGGGTCGCCACCTGGGTGTGAGTTGAACAACCGGTGGTAATCGCTGTGCACAGACTGAAGTAATTTACCCAAGTCGAGCACGTAAGACTGGAACAAATTTTGCTTGAAGTTAGGGTCGATCAGAACGATGCCCCCGTTATTTTCTACAATGATGTTTTCAAGCGTCAGATCTCCGTGTGAGAACGAGGATGGTAGTGGCTCAATTTCGTCGAGGATTTCGAAAGTTCGACGAACTATATCACTGTCCGCCAGAGCGACGTGCTCTGAGTGAAGACGATCTTTGTAAGAAACCCAGTCTGCATTTCGCGTTGCTGGGACCGTTGACCACAGAAGAATCTGGTCTACCAACGTGTCAATCAGGCGAGTCGATTCAATCTGCGTGCCGCAAACTCCTTCGACAAACTCAATATCGTACTCGGAACTGGACACGCAAATGGTTTGAGGAAGTCGAATCCCTGGTGTCAAAGTGTACCGCGAGGCAGTACGAAACCAGTCGCACTGCTCAGCGGCATCCTTACACTTCTTTCGTATGAAATCCCCGGAGAAATCCAGGGTCGCACCACTACTTCCCTTCACGAACAAGCTCCCGAATCCGAGCGCAATCGGCCTCGTAAGTTAGATCGCCCCAAGTTACACCCAGGGAAGAAAGCGAGATTGCCTCCCGAGTCTTGGCCATGTTGATCATATCGGTGATTTCAACCTCGCCACGATCACTCTTACGCAGCTCACCAATCGTGTTCAAGTAACCAGCTGGAAAACGCGCGAAGCCGCAGAAGTAACGACCTTCCAGTTGGCCATGAGGTTTTTCAACTACGTAATCTTCAATCACGGTAGCCAGCTGCAGGTTTCGCGGACTCAGTGATTTGTGCAGGAAGGTGAAATAAACTGAATTGTCAAGATCTGAACTCAGCAGAACTCGTTCTGCAATTGGCATTACCCCTTGATAGTAGTTGTCCCCAAACAATACGGTAAACGGTCCGTCAATCACACCGGCCCACGTTGTAATGGCAGCGCCAGGACCATAGGTGTCTTCACTCTGGAAGCGCACGATCGGATCACAAATCTTTGATACTTCGTCAAGAACCGGGTGGTAGATCCGTGTCCCGTCCGTTTTCACTGCCGACCTTGAAAGTGTCAGGTAAATGTTCTCGGCTCCGTTATCCAGAGCGAACAGTGCCGCCAAGTAGGGAAGCGACATGCCATCAAACTTCTCCTCAAGTTTATTTCGGCCGAACCGAGTGCTACGACCGGCAGCAAGAATGAGTGCGTTCTTCATTGTGCGATTTCTTTGTATTTTGCGGAGAACTGAGCGGGTGTCACCGCTTTGTCGTCAACGTAGTACGCCGCCCACGGTTTTCCAATCTGAATGGAATCGTAAGGCACATCGTATTTAGTGCAGAATTTTTCGATTTCCTCGATAACTTCTTGCCTCACACTTTCGATATTTCCGTTTGAGCGCCCCATTCCACGAGCCGTATGAAGAATAATCGTCCACCCTGCCTCCTTCATTGCTCGCATACCCGTGATAACTTCCATCTTTGGGCGCGAGTTCTCGTAGTCCCTGTTTACCGTGATAAGGATTGTGTCGTCAACGTCGAAGACAATGGTTTTCTTTGGGTCGGGAATCATAGAGAGTCAGGAGCTGATCTAAACATAGGTCGCGAGAGCTGCAAGTAAAGGGCGGAAACCCGCCCAGTTTCTCACACAGGAATGACTTCTGTCGTCAGAGTTTTTAGGCGAATCTCAGCGTATCGAGAAAGCCACTCGTCCTTCGTCCGTCTGGTCTTAGGTGTTGCCAGCTCAGAGAACTCAGCGCAGATTCGCTCAACCGTCTCGTTGTTGGTTTGAAGTTTCCGTTCCAGGTCTTCGCAAGTGCCACCACCACCGGTGTGTTGCTTTGCCTTGACGCAAACGTTGTCGAACCGTAGGGTTCCCTTTCCGTGCACAGTGTGGTACAGCGACAGGAAGTAATCGTCTTTCATGCTGTACTCCGTGATTCGATCAAACGCTGGGTCGCCAGCGTAGAAACCGAAGGCGTGGCCCATAATGAACTTAAGACCCACGGTGATCTTAGGGTGGAGGAAGCCTTTGTTACGCACTGCGTAGAAACCCCAGAGGCCGACATCTCGTCGCCCGCTCATTCGAAACCCTCGCTCAATCAGCTCGGACATATTTTCCACCGAGTTTAGGCGGCTCGGGTGGTCCAGCGGCTTTTGCGTCCCGGTCAGCGGGGCAAGCAGTTCGAGTTCCTCAACGGCGCTAACATCGTCGTCAAATGAAAAAACAGCTGTTCCCTTGTCGTAATAGTTGGAAATGAAGCGACGTTGATTCGTCAATCCTTTCTCACCAACAACAATCTTGTACTGCGGGTTTGAACTTTGATATTTTTCCAACTCCTGGTCGTTGGCCACGAACAAAGTCACTCGGGACAGATCGACGTCGGTTTTTTCAAGATAATTCAGAGTCAGTTTTCGGACGCCGTCTGGGCGCCCGTAAGTTGGTATGGCAATCTGGTAATCAAGCATTGGGAGTAACGTCGGGTTGTCCTTTGATGTTGGTGTTGGAGCAGCGCTCCATCTTTTGAAGCTTCTTGTACTCATCCCACTCAGGGCTGCACCACATTCCGGGGAAGGAACCGTTCCACTTCGGCTCACCTGTTCCTCGCTCAGGGTGGTTGGTTGTAACCCATTCCATGAAGGATCGTCGGCAAGCTTCACATTCCAGGTCATCCAGGGTAACGATTGCGTCCCGTGAGTAAAACACAAGAACAAGGTTCTCAGCATCCTCGCTCAGTGGAACGAATGGAGTTTGACCGTGAACAAAGCCCTGGTTGTCTCCAATCAGAATGTCACCGTGGCGCATGTGGAAACCAAGGCCAAGTTGAGGCATCACAAAGTCAACGCCATCGTAGGAACCCCGGTCCATACAAACGAGAGCGGCCACAGCGTCCTTTGCGTTCTGACCGTCGTAATGCCAGCAGGTGGAAAAGTTGTAGTTACAGGTGATTGAGGAGAAGACCGTGTCAAACAGGCTGTAACGGGTATCTGCGATATCCTTGTACCTATTTCGCAGGATCCCCCACTCCCTCGGAAAGAGGTCTTTTGTCAGAGAATCAACTTCCTTGTAGAAAGGTGCGAAAGAAGCGAAGTCGTCGTACCGCTCCATCGTCGGGGCAGTCAACCGGGCAAAGGGTGTTCTCCCTGAGCGAGTGATTGTGCCTAGAACGGCTGAGAAAACTTTCTGCCCCCGAGGTTGCTTCGTTACGTAACGTGCTTTCCCTGCGATCGCAGCCGCTTTCCGGTCCCCAGAGGGAGCCCACTCTCGAACCAACCAATTGTCGAACCACGCCAGTTTGGCAGCATTTCTGTTCAAGATGGCCGTCTGTTTCAGGTCAAACGGCGTGCTCTTTTTTCGGACGAGGCTGTCCCACTTTTCAATCTCGTCGAGATCCACTAAACCATCCGTTTCGACTTTTCCTACAAAGTAGGTTGTTCTAGAAACGCGAGTATCAGCGGCGACGATTGCTCTGGCTTCTTCCAAGTCGGCCACAAGGCCCTTCACAGCCTTACTGAAGAACACTTTCTGACCTTCGGTTAGCCGGATTTCCACGTTCGTGGTGATTTCCGAACCAGCGGCGTTCCCGCGTTGATCTGACAGAAGGGACTTACAGGCCCAGCGCCAGTACTCAAATTCTTTGCTGTTGGGTCGGATATTGGCTGCTGCTTTCAGACCTTTTTTGCGAAAAGCGACGGCAAGTGAACCATCGGGGCGGTACACGTTGCAATCTTCATCGATAAGTTCAAGGAAATCCGTCGATGAAGGCACTCCACCAAGTCGTTTGTCGTCAAACGGAACTAGCGCGTCTAAGTAAATTTCTCTCATGATGTTTAAGGAGTAACCTCACAGTTTTACCCACCTCATTATAACGGTTCGGGTCAGCGGTAAGCAAAATAAAAGGCGGTTTCCCGCCCATCCGACCAACAAGTTAAGGTCTTACTGCGTGTATTCGCAGAGGATATCGGACTCTTGGTCAAAGGCGCAGTTGAGCAATTTTCGCATTTGGCGGGCGACATCAAGGTCTTTACCGAGGTAAAGAGTCGTTTTCAGAAGGTCGCTGTACACAACCGGTTGCTCTTTGGTGATTTCCTCGTCATAGAAGTTGACTCGGTAAGCAACGCCATTTGATTCGCAAAGTTCGTTTATTCGCTTTGCGTGCAGAATGAAATTCTCTCCGTGACCCTTGATTCCATCATCAAGATTCTTCATGTCGAGATAAGCGTGAAGCATCTCGTGAAGCAAGGTGCTGCGAACTTCCAGGGGATCTTTCGCAGCGTGGCGGGCGAGTTTGATTTCCCCAGTTCCTCCGTTATTTGGCTTGTAAGTCCCCCACTTAGTTCTGTAACGACCTTCCCACTTGAGACGCGGATACGAGTTCCAGGTCTCTCCGTTTTCGTCGGTGCGAGAGACAACCTTGGGGACCGGGAGTTCTCCGTTGAAATACTTCGCATTGAACTCGGCGTACAACTCGCCAAGGTCATAAATCGCGCAAGGGTTGGGGCAGAACCGTTCAAGAAACGAGTTTGAAACTACCGTTTTGAATTCCGTCATCAGTCGCGAGCGGAGTGGATGGACTCGTTGATCTTCGCGGCGTAGGCCGTGGGGCTCATGCCGGTGACGGCGGACCTCCACTCCAGGAAGGCCACCTCGGCCCGGTCGCAGAGGTCTTCGTACTTGGCGATGGCATGCGGTGCCCAGGGGCTGGCCATGGCACCCTGCTTGTGGTAGAAGGCCAGCTTGACCTGGGTGGCTTCTTCGTAGAGGGCTTTGAGTTGGGTTTGAACGTCTTTCATGCTTTAATTATGGCTCATTTTGTCGCGTTTGTAAAGGGGGCAAACCGCCCTCCCAGGTACGGTTAACCGCCCTCACATCCACCAGCCGATCTCGCGATCGCCATTCATTTGCTCCAGCTGGTAATCGTGGAAGGTTTCGCAAACGTATTCAACAGTAGCGTTATCCGGCAGTTCGTCGCGGCAGATTACGTACACTTCGTTGTAAAGATTGTCAAAGGCTTCTTTGTCACCATCGTAACCGGCGTAGCAGCAATCGTTGAGAAGCTCCTTGTGAAGCTGAAAGCTGGCGGCGAGGGCTTTCTGGGAGAGGTCGGTTTTCTTCATGTAATTACTATAGCGCCTTTTGCCCGTTTTCGAAAGGGGGGCAAACCGCCCTCCCAGGTACGGTTAACCGCCCTAGTCCAGCTTGGATTCAGGTTCGTTAAACTGGTCGAGCAATTCGGGGGCGTAATCTTCAGCCAGGTCCCACAGATCCGTCCAATCTTGCCAAACTGTTTGCTCGTAGTGCAGATCCCAAACAATCTGACGAAGCTGCTCTAACGTCAACTGGGAGACCAATCCGTCTACGATCGCGGAAACAACCTCTTCGCGATCTTCTTCAATCCACTCAGTAGGACGATTCATACCACTCCGTAGTCGACACGAGATTGTTGCATCAGGGCAACTTTGTACAGAATCAGGTACCCGATCAGGTCAGAAGTTACATCCTCGTCTTCATCCTCTTGGGCGTTTCTCAGCCGGGAAAGTTTATCATCTAGACGAACTTTGATCTGCTCAAGGGTGCTTGCTTTGCTGAAGACTCGGACCGGGCGCAAAGCCGAGTCCCCGTATTTACGGTTCTTTTCAAGAAGCAACTCACGTATTTCATCGCAAACTTGGGCAATGTCTTGTTGAGACTGAGTGATCATGATTGGGGCAGAATTGAACGGTAGTACGCTTGGTAGCGGGCGAATCTGTGCACGGAGGGTTCAAACCCGAGCGACCAGCAACATTCACAGTACGAGAGAAACTCAAACCACGGAGTTGTCGGGTCGAGGGCAGGCATCACAGTTTTCCACCAACCACGCTATCATAGCTTTTGCTACTGTCGGGAAAACCGTCTTGCTCGGCTTTGAGGTACCACCGTGTTGCTTCAACGCACTGTTCCTCAGTCAGGGAAGTTAGGAGCTCTCTTCCGCTTTTGTGCATGGACACGAAAGTGCCCCAGCGTTGTTTCTTGATGTAGAAACAATCGTCAATCAGTGTTTGCTCAATCATGCTGTAACCAATCGTTTTCTTTATCTTGCCGGAACCATTCGGCCAAGTCCACCGGGTTTTGCGGCCCGATAAGGTGGTTGGAAGGGTCGGGGTCGCCCAAATCCATTACATCAAGAAGTTCGTCAAGGGAGCCTTTCTCGGGCTCGCCGTTGATTGCTCGGCGCCGTGCTCTCCTCAGAATTTCAGCAGCCGAGCGGTTCGCATTCGCCCACTTCTGGGCAAATTGCATTTCTTCGAAGGAAACGCTCAAGCCACCCGAAATTCGAGCGGCAATGTCTTCTAGGCGAATCCGTGTTTGAGTTGAGAGCATTTTACTTTTCCCGTTGGATAATTTTACCTCACCTGCCGTGTTTGTTGATCGTGTCCCTCCAGAAATCGGATGTCATTTCCTGAGAGCCTGTCATTTTGGCAACGGGCACGCCATCAACCAGTGCGATAAGAGTTGGAGTCGCTTCAACTTCGCACTGTTTTGCAAACTCGGACCACTCTCCGTTCTCTTTGGCGGTGGTAATAGTAACGACACTTTCCCAGTTGGGAACCTTCTTCAGTTGTGTTTCGGCGTACATACAGGGTCGGCACCCTTCTTGTACGAATAGGTGGATTTCAGTACCGATAGCCATGGTAGTTGCAAGAGGGGCAGTGGACGTTGTACTGGGGCGGATAAGATGTCAGCATGACACTTGGGCTCGAATCCCACAGTTCGTTTCCGCAAAGTGGGCACGCGATGCCATTCGGTGCGGGGGATCCCCACCGAGCTCGCTGAACTTCAAAGTTGTGCTCTTCCAGGGACTTGAGATTGTTGAGTTTGGTCATGTCAACCTCCAACGTCTCCGCTCACAACGACGGGCTCCACATCGCCACAGAGGACCTCGACCTCAATTCGGCCCATGATACTCAGGACATGGTCTCTCACCCGCTCTCTCGTTTCCTTTGTGAATCCCTCGTAGTTGGAAATCCTCAAACTCTTGTTGAGCGTGTCAGCGATCACCATCAAGTCACCGGCGGATAGTTTCATTGTTACTCCTCCCTCACAACTACAAAGTGGCGTTGCGCCTCTGCGGGCAACTGATCGTAAACTTTCTGCTCGTCTCGCAGGGACTTATTCCAGGCTTGCACCATCAGCAGGTAAATGCAGAGGGAGAGTTCATACGTGGTAATGTCAGGTTTGGGGCGATACTTGAAACTTCGCCCATCCTCAAGCGCCTCCTGCAGGGAGGTATCCCCAAAGAAGTGAGCGAAGAAGTTAGCGGTGGCGCGATCGGTGTCAGTCATTGCTATCAGTGTGAAGACGCCAGTTTACATCACGAGCGGTTGGAATCTTGAGAGCCATCCGCAGCGTGTTGTTTTCGTGAATCAGCAGCTTGACCATGTCGAGCGTTGTAACCTCGCACTCGGGAAACTGCTTGCCCACTTCGTGAGCGATTCGCATGTATTCGGTTTTGTAGTCAAGTTCAATCATTCGGGCAAAGCCTCCAGTGCGCGGCGGATGTTGGCAAGATCTTTCATCTGGTCACTGAAGAATTCTCCCGTTGCTACAAGGCGTTTGAGTCCCTCCAGTGCTACCTCCTTCAAGCTCGGTGGCCTTGGACGGCGATAGTTGTAGAACTCAATCACATCTTCTTCCTCCCACCCAGCACACTGCTTGAGGTAATTTCCGCAAGCCAGTAGCTCCTGATCTGCGCCCCATTGGGCGGCACTGGCAGCCAAGTGCAGATCGCTTTGCGCTACTCGCACTGGCGTGCCTTCATGCCAGATCTCGCCAATCCATTTCTCTACGATCTCCGGCGGTGGGGTAAGTTTGGGGTCAGTCACTACATGCCTCCTCTCGAAGTTCAGTTGTAATCCAATCAATCTGAGGACCAAACGCCTCCTCCAACCATATCGCCACTTCTCGAATAGCAGCGCGAGCTTCCGGTTGGCCAGTAGTTTTTGAACGTGCGTATTCAACGTAGATTGCGTGTTGAACCCGATTCACTAACGAGTCGTAGTCACTCATTTCCCGAACCCTCACCTCCCTTCAGTGCCATGAAGGCGTCCCTGAACCCCCACCATCGCATTTCGTACTCCCCGGCCCCCCACTCACCATACTTTTCGTAGTAGGCTTTCAAAGCCGGGGACAGTTCGTATTTCACGCAGTAGTCGTCGTACAAGTCAAAGACTTTGTTGATAGCGGCCTTGCAAGGATCATCCAGCTCGTACTCTTCGTGTTCTTCCACGAATTCCAGCATATCCTTAAGAGCCGCAACCTCATCTTCGTTAAAACTGCAAGAAATCTCACCTTGCTCGTAACTCGGAATCAGTTCCGCCTCCAGCGCCTCGTCAGTCATGATTGGTTGCATATTTGCAAACAGGTGTTTAGCTACTTCTTTGCTTTGCTCTTTGATGTTTGCCTGGGCTCTTGCCATCGCGATTCCTTTGGCAAGGTAACCCCAGTCGCGCACTTCGGTGACGGGTTTCGTTTCACCGCAAACCTCACATTGCCCTTCATAGATGCTTGAGCACCCGACAGAATACTTGCCGTATGCTTGACCGCAATCTTTGCACACAACGTCGGCTTGGGTCAGCCTTGTGACTAGGTTTTCACTCAAGGGTTTCATCTGCCTTGCTCCTGGTTTTGATTGTAATAGTAAGGAAAGAGTTCTCTCAGAATTGTGTCAACGGCGTTGTAGGTTTTACCTCCAATCTTGCAACTCTCAAGCTGGTAACGGCGAAGGAGTTGGTAAAGGGTACGGTACTCAGAGGGGGTCATAGTTTCTTTGTGCAGCGCACAGAAATTGGGCTCAGTCATTTCTTCTCCTTAAGCTTCAGGTAATTATACTCCGTGGCGCACTGTTTGGGTTGTTCGGTGCAGTAGATGATTCCGGCGTTTCTGCCACGTTCGATGTTACCTTTCTCTGGCAGAGTTGCGCCGATAGAAATTAACATTCCCGAAACCACAAGGACGATAAAGCATGTCATAAATCCGACAAACACTGATTCTCCTTCTGTTCTTATCATTCTCCACCCTCCAGTTCGTCGGCGATGAGCTCCAGGGTGCTTGCGCGGATGTACTCAACGCCGCCTATGAACTCAGTGTCTACCCGCCAATCGTTTGCAACAGCTCGCAGTGAAGCGGCGATAGTGGATGCCATCCGCGCTGCTTCATTGGAAACGTCGCAAGGATTAAGGTCGTATTCCTTGCGTATAGCTGCTGCAAGCACCGCATGCGCGGCGGGGGAGAGTTCAATCATTGGCACCCTCCAGCTCCTCGGCGATCAGGCGGATCTGGGAGGAATCCACAGCGCGGACACCAAGAACGTCGTAACCAAGTTGCTCGTCAAGGGCACGCAGTGCGGCGGCAAGAGCTTTGCGATCGGTTTCGAACGAAGGCTCATTGTAAAGGCCAATTCGGTTGAAGGCAGTGTAAACTGCAAGAGCTTGAGAAGTCATTCGGGCAAAATAAAGTCAATGTCGGAGGCGATTGCGTTGAGAATCGCGGTCTCTTCCCACAGAAGAGTGCCGTAGTCGCGGGAACCCTTCTCGCAGGCACGATTGCACTCGTGGGTCAGATTGTGCGCCTCGTTGCGAAGGGCTTGGATCACACGCTCCCAATCGGCGCGGCAGAGGGTGAAGGTGTACAAAGGTTCCATCAGTTGAAACCCTCCAGTTCGTCGGCGATGGCGAGGATTGCCTCACGGATTGAGTCACTTCTTGCCTCCATTCCTTGGTCCCACTCGATGTGGCCAGTGAATGAGGCATAGTCATCGGGTGCTACCTGATCAGCAGCAGCTCGCAGAGCGGCGGCCACTTCCAATCGCGTGCATTGAAAAGCAACGATTTCGGTTTCCGGGTGACAAACGGAAGTTGCTGCATTCAGCACCGCCTGCGCGGCGGGAGAGAGAGTGGTCACAGCGGTTTCGTTTTCCATGAATTAACTATAGCGCCTTTTGCCCGTTTTCGAAAGGGGGGCAAACCGCCCCATCAGGTAGGGGAAACCGTCCCTCGGATGGGACCGTCGCCTTTGCCTTCCAGAGACTTTACAAGTAGCTCGGTGAACTTCTCTTGAGCCTCGGAATCGTACGCCATCATATTGCCGTTCAGCTCTCGAAGTAATTCGGTCAGATCCTTCCACTCCTCTTGCTCCATGTTTCGTCCTCAATCAAAAAACATCGTTTGGTGTGAATACTAGGCTAGCGTCTGCTGCCCACTCCACGATTCTATCTCCCAAGTCAAGTGCTTCTTCCGGGGATAGAAGAATCTCCTCAAAGTCACCATACTCAGATCGCCGCCCCAGAATATAGCGAGCAGCGTGTACAACTCGCTTCCAGAACGGTAACGGGCTTAGGTGTATTTCGATAAACAGGTCTTCGGTGTCCGAGGTAACTACGAGCGAATGCTGAATACTTCCGCAGCGGCAAAGGTATAGCGTTCGCTTCATCGCTTCACGTGAATTACAGGAACGTTGTTCCTCTGCAGCATCTCGATATTCCCAGCGTTATCGTCAGCCCAAACAAGCGGATCACCGTAGAACGAACGGATCCTGTTTAGGTGATCTTCCTTGATAACGTGATCCGGAACTCCCTCTTGATCGTCTGGGCGCATGAAGATTTGAATCGGAAGAAGGCCGCGCATCTTCAACCATTCGGTTGTTTGTGGGCGCAGTCGTTCAGGGCGAGCGGTCGAGATTAGCAGAGGACGTTCAGCCTGGAGGGCGATTGCCACAAGAAGCATCGCGGCATTTTCTCTCAGGGTTAGGAGGTTGTTCTCGTCGTAATGCTCTGAGGTAAGGGTGCCATCAATGTCAAAGACAACAGGTTGTTTTCTCATACCAATTTTGCTTGCAGTTTGTCCAGGGTCTGAAGAAGGTTGTTCATTCGGTTTGCCTCTTGCTGAGCCTCGTCCAGTTGCCCCCTCGTAACGTAGGTGGCGATTGTTTTCGAGCGCCCCGCGCGATAAGTTTCTGCGTAGGCGTCGGCGCATAGTGCCAGAATCGCCCACTGTTCGTTGGTCAGGGTTACCGAGCGACTGATTTCGTTCTCAGGCTCTCCTGCGAAAACAACTAGCTCTGTGTCAGTCAACATTTTCTCTCTCTTTGAAGAATTCCGCTGCGATTCTGTCCGCGTTTCGCTTTATTTCGTAGCGCACCCATGGGCTGTCCGGGTGATAGCGAACCTTGAACCAGAAACGTTGAAGCTCGATGCGGAGGAGCTTGGATTGCAACACTAACCAGTCATACACGTTGCTATCTTGAACAACAACGTAAACGAGGCAAGCGCCAATCGTGAACCAAGTTAGTGTGGCGACGTTCATAGTATATTTGCCGAGTCAACTACTACAAGAGTTGAATCGATAGCAACTAGCCACGTGTTCAACAGTTTTTTCAGTTTATCGTTATCAACGTTCTCACCGTTGATGTTTAGGTTGAGGTCAGTGTCGTGATCGCCGTTGTAAGACCGGTAGGAAAAGTCAACGGTGTTCTTTTCAGAGCTCATTTTGTTTCTTGATGTTGAGTAGGAGAAGGAAGCCTTCGTATTTTGAGAAGGTGGCAACAGGTTGCCAGTGGTTCAGATAAGAGGTCGAAAGATACCACTCGTCGTCTTTTTTGTAGACGCGAGCGACAGGAACACCCCCATAACTAGCAGCGTAAATCACCTCCGCTTCCGAGGAGGAGACGATCCACAATGGTGACTGATAGTCCAAGGGTTTACCGTACTCGACGAATGTTCTCCCAGTAAGGAGAGTCTGGACGTTCATTGGGTTGCACCTTGATCGGAGTGAGAGTTGCTTTGCGACGCTTGAGAATTTCCCAGAGTCCCGCTTTCAATCGCGGGTCGGTAGTAGTATTATAGGCAGTCACGAGTTTCGTAAATGCCTCGTCGCGTTCGGGAATGCGGAGGTTTTCACGCGAGAGAATGTCTTTCGTGAGGTCAAGATCGCCAGGTTTGCCTTGAACTTTTGCCCTGCCGAAATTGCCGGTGTGAACGCCAGTAGTTCGTAGTCCGTGATTTGCCATCAGTTAGCACCCTCCAGCTCGTCGGCGATGGCGAGGAGGATGTCAACAGGGACTACCTCAATCGTTTTATTTACCGCTACGTCGGCAAAGGTACTTTGTTTTGCAGCAGCTCGCAGCACGGCGGCAACCGACAGCCTGTTGTCGCAAGGTGCTTTCAGGTAGGCATCCAGTACCGCCTGCGCGGCGGGGGAGAGAGGTTCAGTCATAGATTTGAAAGAAAAACGAGTAGTTGTGCGATCAGAAGCAAAGTCAGGCCTATCGGGCCCATAATGACAAAGTAGGCGTAGAAAATCAACAGCATCATTGCGTCTACAAGTTCCATGCCTCTGATCCAATGGCGCTCGCTGAACGCGAAAATCAAGCACGAAAAGATGCCAGCGATGATCCAGAGGGTGGTGCTGCCAGTCATTCAGGCAGCGCCTCCAGTGCGCGGCGGATCAGGTCAGAGTCCCCGCCAGATGTTTCAAATGCCGCTGCAAATGACTCAAAGTGGATCAGCGCCTGCTCCTTCAAGCTCGGCGGCTTGGGGCGGCGAATCATACGAAGATCTGTTGAAACATGCTTGCCGTCGCAAATCAATTCACGGGCAAGCACCTCGCAGCACGCCTCCAGCTCAGTGTCGGCGCCCCATTGAGCGGCGCGATCAATCATGTAATCTTCGCGCTCAACGCTAATAACCTTGAACGGCGACTCTGATAGCCATTCACACCGCAGCTCCGGCGGTGGGGTGATGGGGTGTTGGTTAGTCATGTTGGTTAATTCAGTTGCCAGGAAAGGTGATCGTGAGCTCATCGCTCCAGAGAGCAGAACTTTCACAGCGAGACAGGTGCATCACGCAGCCTCCGCCAACCATTGTGAAGTCAGGGTCAAGTCGAACTAGGAAAGGTTGGTTGGAGTATTCAACTCGGCAGCAAAGGTAGTGACCCGGTGCGGTAGGTCTGTTGCGAGGTTTAAGGGTTAGGTTCGTTGTGAGGGGCACGGGGTCGTTTTCGTTCATGAATTAACTATAGCGCCTTTTGCCCGTTTTCGAAAGGGGGCAAACCGCCCTCCCAGGTACGGTTAACCGCCCTACTCGTGATAACCGATAATCACGTATCCTTGCTTCCTCAGGTCGTCCAAAGCGTGTTTCCCCCAGGGAACCCATCGCCACTCAGTTTTTCCACCTGTAAGAAGCAAGTGAACGCACATGTACCTCATCTCAGCACCCAAGTGTCTGCAGGATTTTACCTTTGCGCTTCAACATCTGCTTGAACTCAAGCGCCTCGAAGAGCGCCTCGACGTGAAGGGGAATGGGCGGACTCGACGCAAACCAGATCAGATCCGGAACGTCGTGCTCCAGCGTTACCAAACGCAGGTTAGCGAGGAAAGTCCCGGCATTGTCTTTCACCTTCGGGTGAAGGCAAATTCGGTCGGCACCGGTGAGTCCCGAGAAAACGTCCTCCTTGGGGCGACTTTCCTCGATAATTTTGACGGCAGTCTTCGGACCGATCTTAGGAATCCCTGCCACGTTATCGCTGGAATCACCGCTGAGCGCCTTGAAGTATTTGACCTCTGCCGGGAACACACCGAAGTGATTAAGCACGCCGTCAATGTCAACAAGCTCGATCTTCTTCGTCGAGCTAAACAGCAGGACCTTCACCCTGTTGCTAACTAACTGAAGCAAATCTTTGTCACAAGTTAAGATGTGAATTTCGTCGTAGGCCGTTGAATGACGTGAAATATGCGCGATTACGTCGTCAGCCTCGTAGCCTGGTGCCTTCGCGATCGTCATGCCCAGCGTGGGCAAAACTTCATCCAGCAGCAGGCTTTGATCGGCGTAGTGGGCAATGTCGCCACCCTCACGATTGGCCTTGTAGGCAGTTGACTCTTTCTTGCGCCAGTTGTTTCCACCTTCGGCGCAGGGAATCACGCAGCTATACTCTTCCTTCGCCATGATGGCAAAGAGTGCGTTTAGGAACCCCATTGTCCCGGTAACGGGAATTCCGGCCGAAGTTGTGAGCTCACCGCAGGTGCGTGTGAGTGCAGATCGCGAGCGGTGGAACAGGGCGGAGCAGTCGATTAGCAGCAGGCGGTTCTTCATTGAGGGTCGGTTTCGATCTGAAAGAAGGTGTCTTGGGTGGCGTTGTAGGCAGTTAGCACTCCGGTTTTGTACGCAAGAGTGTCAATGCAAATACCGTTCGGAATTCGGTAGGGCAATGCGCCTTTCGGAGTGTGACCGAAGACAACTTTCTTGAGGTTCGGGGTCCACTTTTCAAATTGCGGCCCATCGTCCAGAAAGGGTTTCCGCATCCATAGAAATTGCTCTCGAAGGAAGTGCGTCCCCATCATCGTTTGGGGATCCTCACCAGGCGGGCACCCTGCGTGCGTAAACAGTGTGTCACCGATTACAGCGTAGTACGGCAGCTCGCGAAGCCATTCGGCGTGTTTCCGTAGTTTTTCGAAATCTTCCCAGTTTCCACCATTCTTGACCCAGTCTTCCCACCCGCAACCCTCGTCAGCGTTTAGAAACATCTGCTCGTGATTGCCACGAATCACGGTGAATGCCTCAAGACCGTTGCGAGTGGGATCCTCGAGAAGGCAGCGAGTGAGTTCCAGGACGACCAAGTCCTCCCCGCCACGATCAATCAAGTCGCCAAGAAGAATGACATGGGCTCCGCTGTCGCGAACCCAGTCAAGAAACATTAGGTAAGGTTCTGCAGTTGCGTGAATGTCACCAACGGCGATCACGTCGCCGGGATTGATAACATCGCAGAAGTTAAAAATATCCATCAAAAGATAAAGTTGATTCGATCAAAAGATTCGTTATAGATGTTCTTCAGAGAAGCGTTCAGCTTCTGGTGCATGGTGCGAATCACATGCTCGGGAACTTTGCGAGTCCGAGAAGCGTTGCGCTTCAGGCAGGTTTCAACAGTCGGGTTGACGACCACGGCTTCAATCTTGGTGTAACCGTAAGACTTCAGAAGAGCGATAGCCTCCTTCCGATAAGACGCTCGATAATGAGTACCGTCCAGAATAACAGGCATACCGCAAGCTTCAGAAACCAGTTCCTCAATTCGGTCCTGGATTTCCACCCAGTTGCCCTGGATATCAGCGGACCCGTAGAGTTCAGCGCGGATGTCGTCACCGGAGATAACAAAAGCATTCTCAGACTCTGCCAGTTCGGAAGCAAAGGTGGATTTGCCGGAGCCAGGAGCTCCAACCATCACGTAAGCGCGGAATTCGTTCATGGTATAACTATAGCGTTTTTTGGCCGAAAGGTAAAGGGGGCAAACCGCCCTCCCAGGTACGGTTAACCGCCCTTTCGAGAAGCTTCGTAGAACCGCCAACGATCGAGCCACTCCTTCCAAGGGTTGGAATCGTCGATTACTCCTTGATCAAGGTTCACAAAGTCTTGAACGATTCGCGCAGCGTCCTGAAGATCTTCGTCACTCCATGGTTCTTTCGGGAAAATGTTCTGGTTAGGAGTTGCGAGTAGGAGGTTACGCAGCTTGGACTTTAGAATTTCTGTTGTCACGGTGAAGCTCCTCTTTACGAAGGATCATAGCCAAGGCAGTCGCGTATTCATCTCCACCGTACAGACCGATAAGATCCTGGAGGAATTCCTCCGCATCGATGAAGAATCGCATTTGCGTCGAAGAGTTGGTTCGGCGGTTGATGATTGTCGGACAGTCATAGACTTCTCCGAGTTTTCTCGCCATTTCCTGCTGATCGGAACCGAGAACAATCGCGGCTTCCTTCCAGTAGGAAGATTCTACAGCTTTTGAGACTGCTTCGTACGGGCTCTTGGCTTTGTTAAAGTATACCCGATTCATGTCCAGTTTCGCTTCTCGGCATAGGTGCGTTAGAAGAAGCACACGAAGGTCCCAATCGTTGTTTTTCACTCCGTCGGACACGTAAACGTGGGCTTCATCGCCGTGGGCGAGCATCATTTGAATAAGCTCAATATGCCCCGAATGAGGTATATTCATCCGAGCAAAAGTTACGGTGCGCTCATAACGGATGGGTTGTTGTTTCAAGATCGTCTTTTCTCTAACTATAGTAATCATACCGCGAAACGGTGTCTAAGTAAAGGCGGGTTTACCGTCTGTCTTGGGCGGTTAACCGCCCCTTCACCCATCCTAAGGGTTCTTCACCAGGGATGAACATTTTTTCGACAACTTGCTTCAGGTTTTTGTACCACCTCATGCTCTTAGTTTTAGGTTCCACCCCAAACATAGGGTTATTGCTCCCGGCGACGGCCAAACTTTTCAGTTTACGGGTCTCCTCCAAGATAGGTTTTCTCCCGTTCCTCCACCCCTCGGGTAAATCGGAGTTTGGGGGTATCATTGTTTCTCGCTCACCATTGGTAATCCACACCCATTCATCAATCCTGAAGCAGTTTTCTCTCATTTTTTGGAGGGTCTCTTCTGAGGCTTTTTTGCCCTTCCTGCCTAGTCCGATTTTTCTTTTTCTCTCCTCCGAGTGGGGTCCTCGGATTTGCCCTCGATTTTTTGAGCCACCTGTCTTACCCATTTCGGAGTAAAATTCAAAAGATCGTTTCGGGAAGTTCGCTGTTCTGTTATGGTGGGCCTGCCACTTTACACGTAGTGTTTCAAACAACGGGGGAAGAACTTCCCTAGGCACCATAGCAAAGCATTTCCTGCCGGTAACTTCACTCTGGATAACACCGGCAATCCAATGCTGATAGGTTGTTAGTGACTGAGAGTTTAATGGAGTCAGTAAACCTCCCTCGCAGTCAGGGACTTCAATATGATGAATTTCTCTACCGTACCAATCCCAATCTTCTTCTGATAAGCGAAGGTTAGCAATGTGGCAATCGTACAAAAAGTCGCTGTAAATGTCTTCTACAGAACGCATGACATCAGAATAACTAACGTTATTATACCCGTGTCCGGTATGAGGTAAGTTAAAGTCTGTGCTAGCCGCCCTCCTCACTGTCAAACGTGAAATACTCGTAGATTTCGCTCATAACGCATTGCTCGATGTGCGCTATGATTGACCCTTCGTTCGGATTTTCCACGTGTTTGTGGGCTCGTGCGTATCCCCGTCTCACACCCTGCTCGATTGCCATCTCCAGGATGACTCTAGTCTTCGGTTTCATCGTCGTCTCCCCACCTTAGAACAAGGTGATCATAGGTTCCTGCGAAGTAGTGGTAAAGTTGTCTGGCGAAGATCTCGTACGGCTCGCCTTGCCCTTCGATTGCGGAAGTTACCGCCACTTGCCAGAAGATTCGAAGGTGGTCTTTTTCAGGGAGTGGTTTCATCGTACCCTACTATCAAAGATTTTCTTGAGTTCGTTATGAACTGTTCGCAGTTCATCGTACCCATTGTTAATAGTCAATAAATCTTTATTGTGCCCAAAAAGACTGAAAAGTTGTCGCAGTTGCTCTTCTGAGAGTGTGAGTTTGTAGTTCTTTTGGATTTCAATCATAGTTTATTCCTGTAAGTGTATGTAATTTCTCCAGTTTCCTTATTCATCAGGTGTGCCCAGTCAGTTGGAAGTGTATCACAACAATCCCGAAACTTTTCAGTTGAAGATACTTCCATCACAATAGGAAGATTGTTAGAATGATGATAAAAGATTGCTACAAGAGTCATAAGAGGTTCCTGTGTGTATGAGAATATTATAAGGCACTCACAGGGTCTGCGGTGAGGTCTTGTGCCAGTTCTTCAAGTGTCAAGTCGTTCCCAAAACATATCAATCATACCACAATTTACTGATGTCCAGAAAACTTGATAGGATTTTCCATCAATAAACATAGTCGTGCCAGTTTGGTTCCTAATCTCATCAGGGTCAAGAATTTCTTGGGTTATCCAAAACTTCCAATCATTAAAGCATCTTATAAAATCACACATTAAAGTTCCTTTGTTTGTCCTACTATTATAAGGCATTTACAGGGTCTATGGTGAGGTCTTGTGCCAGTTTAGGGAGTGTCCAGAAGTGCCTTGAGTGCTTCTTTGAGTTTCTTATTTTCTTCCTCAAGTTCTTTAACTTTTTGAGAAAGAGAAGTATCATCTTGAGTTTCTTCTTTCTTCTCAAGAATAGTTCCAGTTACATTAGCACCCTCAAGGTTAGCACACCTAAGGTTAGCATACTCAAGGTAAGCACCCCGAAGGTAAGCACCCACAAGGTTAGCATCCCTAAGGTTAGCATACCTAAGGTTAGCACCCCGAAGGTTAGCATCCACAAGGTCAGCACCCCGAAGGTTAGCACCCACAAGGTTAGCACCCCGAAGGTTAGCATCCACAAGGTCAGCACCCACAAGGTTAGCACCCCGAAGGTTAGCATCCACAAGGTCAGCACCCCGAAGGTTAGCACCCACAAGGTTAGCACCCCGAAGGTTAGCATCCACAAGGTCAGCACCCCGAAGGTTAGCACCCACAAGGTAAGCACCAGGTTTGATTTCGTATCCGTTGATTTTCATAAGAGGTGTCTGTGTGTATGAGAGTATTATAAGGCAAAACACACTCCATCACAAGGAGGAGTGTGCCAGTTTAGGGAGTGTCCTGATAATACATATCCTCTTCATATTTTACATAATCACTTTGAAGATAGTTAAAGAACTCTCCGTCTTCACTTCTCATAGTATAGCACCACTCATCAAAGATTTCTCCAATCCAATACCACCCGACTTGGATTTTTTCAAAGAAGTTCATAGGACGATTGTAGAGTTTAGTCATTTATCGTGAAACCAATTGTAAGCAATCATCCACAATACTCCCCAAGCAGTTCCAAACATAAACCACAAAACATACTGTGGAAAGAACAAAGCAACTAACAGAACACCAAACCAAAGTGAAGGAACATAGATTGTTTTTAGAGATTTGATGTATTTGAGTAGTTTAGTCATTCTTCATCCTCATTATAAAACTCATCCCAATCAGGATGAGGAAGTCCAGCAACTACCATTTCACCACATTCAGGACAGTGAAACATACCAATAGGAGCATCTTTGTAGATGTCTGCTGTTGGGTCAAAAGTGCATTTAGTCATTTCAATTTTGTAATTAGTCATAAGTCTTTAAATAGTATGATACGAACTTAGGTGTTCATTAACATAAGCAATCGCTTTCTTAATATCTCCATTTGTTGAGTATAATGCCTTCTTGCAATCCATTATCCCGGCACCAGTTATTTCACGCAACTCTTTAATTAACTTAGGGTCTTTATGAGGTTCAGTCATTTCAAGTTATCCATAAGAAATTGTTTGTAATCATCTTGTCCTTTATAATACTCATCGGAATAATCAGGATTATCAATTGTATAATCGGGCAACCACTCCTTCAGTAGTTTTATCATTTCTATGACAAACCTTGGGTCGTGTAGTCCTCCCGTTTTTTTAAGATAATAGAAAAAGAAAGATTCTTTGTTTATACTCATTTTTTCACCTCACAAGAAGCAATAAGTTTTACGATGTGATAGTATTCTTTGTAGTGCTCTGTATTATTCCATTCTTCATAGGCATCTTCTATTGTAAGATAAATGTGCTGATTGGTCTTATGTAAATCAGCATAGACTTTACCATCCTGCCTCTTCAACATAATCACATAGAATTCAGTCATTCTTCATCCTCTGCAATTTTCCAGTGTTTGTCCTGCAAGTTTCCGAAACGGTTGGATCCAGTCCGAGTAGACACCCAGAAGAAGTATTTGCGGTTCTCGGATGCCAGAAACAACTCACCGCCAGTGTCCTGTTCGACAATGCACAGTGGGTTGCCATCCATTGAGTTTGCTAGGCGATTCTTCGCCTTGGCGCTGAGTGCTTCGACTCTGACTTTCCTCATTTAAAACTAATCACAGTGGGCATCGGAGCGTTGTAGGCAAGCTCCTTCAGGTTGAGACGCTTCGCGTCGTGAGCGTAGTGGAAGAACCCGCTGTTGGTTCCTTGCCACATGCGGGTAGGATTGCAAGCATGCTTATCAGCAAGGTTGCCAGACTGAGCACGCATAGCTTTCAGGGCGCGAGCACACTCGTCGTATGACAGATTCAGGTCGGTTTCAACACGCCACAGCAGGCGGTAGGATTGGTTGCGGAAACGACCGTCGTTGGAAAAGGTGAAGTAACCGAGCCAAGGCTTCATGTCGAAGTAGTTAAACCACTGGACCATATCGTTACCGGAAACTTCGCAAACGTCAAAGTCGAGACCGACAAGCGTTTGAGTGCGCCAGCAGAGCTTTTCAAACTGGAGTTCCATCAGATCGCGACCGTTCAGGAGACCACCGTAAAAAGGGCAACCTTTCTCGGTCACAAGGCGAATGAATTCGTGCTCGTGCAGCGCCTCCCAGGGACGCTGAATCATACGCTCGCGGAGCTTACCGTACTCCTGGAGAGTTTCGGGCTTGGACTGACGGGGATCGCCGAGGTGGCAGAGGACTTTGTTCATGATATAACTATAGCGTGGTTTGGCTGTTTTGGAAAGGGGGGCAAACCGCCCTCCCAGGTACGGTTAACCGCCCTCACGGCAAAGTAAGTTCAAGAAGTGGGTTAAAGTCTGGATTAAGATCGCTGGAGTTTACCCCGGTGTAGTAACCACGCGGATTACATATTACACGACAATCGCCGATGTTGTAATCGAATGAGTTATGTGTGTGTCCGTGCGACCAAACTTTAATTTGAGGGTGCGCCAAGATGTAATCGTTCATGTCGGTAACATACGCCCCGTTCGCAATACCTGCAGAACGATATTTCGGGTGAACGGACTGGTAAGAAGGGGCATGATGTGTCATTACCCATATTTTTCTCATCTTCATCTCGTTGAGTTTCTCTGTCAGAAATTTGCGAGATCTTTTATGAAAAGACAAAGTATCGTCCGGGGTCATCTTTCGGTATTTTGATGTTATTCGAACGGTCTTATAGTCGTTCATGCACTGAGCCGCCTCCATCATTTCCAGTGCATTCTCGTTGCGAAAATCTGTCCAAAACGTTGAACCAATGAACATCCAGTCTTCGACCTCAGCGATGTTGTCTTCCAGCAACTCAATACCTTTGGGAAGGTTATCGCGAAGAGCAACCCAGGTTCCCTCGTAGTTGTATCCGTAGTGCTCGTGATTTCCAGCGATGTAAAGAACCCGATCAAAGTTTTTCAGACACTTATCCAGAAAGTCAAGATAGACTTTCCGAAGGGGTCCGTTTGTTTTCAGGTGCTTTGCGCACAGAATGTCTCCCCCGAGAACCAGAACATCGCCGGTGCCGAGGTCAGGAACTTCCCCACCACTACAAAACTCGAGGTGCAGATCGGATACGACTCTTACTGTTGTCATTTCACTAGCTCAAATTTCTTCTTCAGTGCATTGAGAGATTGTTTTCGTGCGCGAATTTGCCCTTTGCACAAACCTTTCGTCTGCTTACGCTTTCCGGAGTTATGCAGCCAGTTCGGTACTCTTTTCATGCTTCAAGCATAGCTCAAAAGGCGGTCCCCGTAAAGCCGGGAAACCGCCCTAAGAAGGTAGGGGAAACCCTACCCGTCGAAAACAGCCTGCAGCGGGCCTCAACCGGTGGCTAGGCCCACCGTCCCTCACACAGCGGCAGGCTCCGCAGCGGGCTCCTCGGTGGCCTCAGGGAGCGTCAGGCCGAAGGCCTCAAGGATGTCAGGGTAACCAGCTTGAACGATCGCACGGAGAAGTCCGTCGTCGTCCATTTGGCTTACAGCAGCTTGGACAGCTTCGCTGTAAACACGAATCAGCTCGCGCAGGGGAGCGTTTTCACAAACGCGGGAAACGAGAACGTTTACCACGTCGTCACGATTTTCGATAGCCATAGTATGTTGTTACTAAGATTGTAAATTGGGTAGTTACGGGGAAGTTCGTAACTAACGGAGAGAACAGGACTCGAACCTGCGAAGGGTTTTATCCCCCGACCGCTCTCGAAACGGCGTCCTCGACCGAACCGGACTCTCTCCAAGGTGTCCCCTGCCGGACTTGAACCGGCACGACTACTGTCAGCGCATTTTAAGTGCGCCGCGCCTACCAATTACGCCAAGGGGACAAGGTGCTCAGTGCGAGGATCGAACTCGCCTGTATCCGATTATGAGTCGGGTGCTTTCACCAGATAGCTAACTGAGCAAAACTTGTGTTGAACTCCGAAAACAGTTTAGCTAGAACTCACGAGCCGGTAAATTGGGCCGATTCGGTTTCGGAACATGAGCTCGATCGTTGCAAGTTCTGGCGACCTTTCAGCTTTCTTGCGAGATTGAGAATCCTTCCAGAAGATTAACGTCTCGACCATTCCCCCAGGGTTGACTGAGTGGGTCTTGCGCAAGAAGCCACGTTGACGTTGAAGCCAAGGGAGCCAGACTTGATTGTCGGCGGTGATGAAATCTTCTACAAGGTGGGGCGTAACCTGGAATAGCAGACGCTCAATTTCCACGCTTCCACTCCTCCCACTTGTCAACGGGGCACCGCATATTGGCTGACGCAGTCTTCAGCGGCATGAAACAACCGCAAACCTCACAGGTTTGACTGTCGCTGCGGTAACGGTCGCAGCTTTCACAGATTGCCATCCGCTCTTTCGCCACGGCGCGAGGGGCAATCGTTGGATCCTCGAGAAGTCGCTTCGCCGTGTCTTTGATCGAGGCTGCGAAACTTCGACGACAACAATCCGGATCGTTCACATCCCCCATGCTTTTCTCCGTTGAGCGTTTTCAGGGTCGCAATTTTTCGCGTATTCCATTGGAGTAACCATGAGCCATTCCCCCGAGTTTTCTCCAGAAATTAGAGGGAGAGTTTCGTCGTGGGTTAAATTCTCGTATTCGGATCCGTCTCGCATTCTGACTCGATAAAGAGGTTCACCCATCAGTCCCAATACGAATGAAGTGTGCGAAGATGCGAGAGTATTATACCGTCCTCGACAGAGCGGTAAACTGAGGGCAGCTTTCCGTGTTGCTTGTAGTATGCCAGCTCAGAAACAACGGCACGAGTCACGGTGCAATCGGCAACCCACTCACGAAACCAGAAACAATCGAACTTTTCAATATACCGCCAAGTGGGATCTTCGTGGGTCCACGCTCTGCCATAACCATCGTACTTACTAGAAAGACTCCAGCCCAGATCGTCGCAAATCCAGGCATCGTAACGCTCAGGGTCGTCGATAGTGAGGACCTGTTTATACTCTTCGGATCCGCCCTTTGCTTGACACCAGACGAAGTCTTCGCCGGGATCGTTTGAACGACTGCATTTGAAAACGCAGTTGACTATCATGTAGGGGACATTGGGCCACGGTTTAGGCGACTCCGAGGTACGAAAGTCCACCCGAAGGTTTGTGATTTGCAAAGCCATGATTTATCTCTCAGAAGAATAATCAGTCATCGAGTTGCTCCAGTGCGCGGCGGATAAGTGCGAGCTCTTCAGGGCCAAACGTGACATAGGCTCCGTCTGTTCCCGCTGGTTTTGCCAATTCCAACGCTTGTTCCTTCAAGCTCGGCGGCTTGGGACGGCGGGCGGCGCGGAGGGCAGGGATGGCCATGCCGTCTTCGCCCCAATAGCCCATGCGCTTCATCCATTCAATGACGGCATCCAGCTCCTGGTCGGCACCCCATTGGGCGGCTTTTCTGGCAACGTAGTGTACTACCGATTTCTTTTTGTTTGAAGCTTCGTCCATCCACTGGTGCAGCAAGTTTACCGGTGGTGGGGTGATGTTGTAGTCAGTCATTGGAACCCTCGAGAATCGCCTTGAAGAAAGCTAGCCGATCGGACGTGTAAGAACCGTCCACACCGTGACGAGCGCAGAACGCCAAAATAGCCTTGGTGGTTTCGCTTGGGTAAGGACTGGCGAAAGGACCGTACTCGATGTGATCGAGGAACTCTTGGCGCATGATTTTGCGCAGAGTTGCGATGTCGTCTTGATCCACGGTGATGGATCGTTCGCGCGGAGCGTAGCCGTAAAAGGTAATTTGCATTGCGGTAGAAAGTGATGTGGACGCAGTTGGGTCACTTGTTCATTTGCAGAGTAGGAACAGGCATTCCACCTTCAGTGGGAACGTAGATGGTTACGTTACCTTTGTTGGAACCTTCTTCCAGTCCAGTGATGTACAGATACTGGAGGTACTCGCGATTGTCCTTCAGAGAATCGCCAATGATCTGGTTTGCCTTGGCAACACCAGAAGCACGGATGATTTCGGCATCAGCAAGTTGTTGTGCAGAATCTTTCTTTGCTTGTGCTTCCAGAACTGCTACCTGGCGAGTGTATTCTGCCTTCTGAAGTTCTGCCTTACCGGCAAGAGATTGTTGCCACACATTATATTGTGGACCACCAATGAATACGATGGCAGCAAATACACCTACACCAAGCAAAATAGCAGCAACGGTGGGGTCAATAAATCCGTTTTGAGTTTTCATGGTTTAGTGAGTAATAACGACAAGTTTTTCTTGGGGAATCAGACTCAGAATCTCATTCATCGTGGTAGATTCTTTCTCACCCAGAAACTCTTTACAAATTTCCCCATAGTTTAGTCCAAATTCGTGAGTGAATACAGGACGACCCAGTGACTTCTCAACTGCTTCGTGAAAGACATCGAAGGGGCAACAAAGTTCTTTTGTGAAAAGTTGAAATTCAGCAATTTCACGATAAGACTTTTCTTTCCACCACTCAGTATCATACAATGCAATTGCCTTTTCCGCACCAATAGAATTTTTAGGAGACATATTTTCAGATTGCCTCCGTAACGATCTTGGCACCCTTGAACTTAGAGCGAGCACCTTTGTTCTTGGTGTCAACGCCGGTCACCACCGCAACTTGCGGCGTGGCGGAACCAGTGTGCAGCAGAATATCACCTTTCTTCAGAACATCGGGAGTGCCGATGTAATGGATTTCCTTGCCATTGATAGAGGCGCTGAAGGTGTAAGGCACAACTTCTTCCAGTTGGTCCTTATCCAGAACGTGGATGGCACCGGTGGTCTTTTCCTCAATCAGATACTTGTTCTGACTGTTGGTACCGATGTGAACGCCGTATGCGGTTTTGCCGTCAACAGTGAAGGAGTACAGGTTTTTGGTGTCAGTCATTTCAGTTTCTTGTTCGTAGGGTTTCAGGTCGATGCCGTAGGCATAGAAGGTTTGGCGAGAGTCTTGGTAGACGCACTTGTAGTAACCTTGCATATTGGCTTCTTGACGCCAAACTACTTCTGCGGGTTTTTTGCCGTTGGACTTGGTGACGAGGTCACCGATTTGAAATTTCATGGTGGTCACAGGTTTTCAACTTCGTAAAGGAGGACTTCAACTTCTTCCTCAGATAGATGCCCAAGAACATCATCAGTGATAGGAGTATCATAGCAGATATTCCAATCATCTTCAATTCCTTTGATGACTGCTACCTCATACATTCCTTCATCAGCACCATATGAACCGCCAAATCCAAAAGGACTTGTAAAACGGACAACACTTACACCATATCCATTATCAAAGAATTGACGGGCAGCAATACCACGATCAGGATAGTTAGTGTGGGGTTGAAAATTAAGATCCGAAAATTTCATGTCGATTTATCTTGGGAAAATTTGTTGTTTCGAAGAACGGGGGGCCGAAGCCCCAGGCTCAGACCGCAGCGAGTTCGGTCAGCACGCGCATCGCACGCTGGTTGATGCGAGAACCTTGCCCAAAGTTGGCGTAGTTGAAGCGACCAGCGGCAGACTTCCGCGAGTAGTTGGAAGCGTATTCGGTCACAGCGTTGAACGCATCGTAGAAGGTGCGACCTTCGTTACCGCGACCCGTGTAGAACAGGCCGTTCAGTTGGGTCACAAAGGAGTCACGCATGGTGTCAACATCTTTCTGGTAGATCGCCTCCAGAGCGTTACGGAACTGCGCCTGAGAGCAAGGCGTAACGGCCAGCTTATCCACGTACTCGGCGTATTTCTTCATCGCACCGTTGACGTAGTCAACCACAGCGGTGGATTCAAGCACACGCTCGTTCACACCAGCCTGGTGGCGGTACTTCTCGCTCAGGTCAGAGTAGGCCATTGCGAAGGTGTTACCGCAGATGACGCGAGTGGCCGAAGGGCCGATTGCAACGCTGGCGTTACCAACGTGGCCGTTCAGAAGGGTGATGTAAGCCTTGTAGTTCTCGCCGATGACTTTGAACTCTTGGTTAACTTGGGCTTGGGCGAAGACCCGAGCACCGTTGTTCAGGTAACCCATGTTCTCAACGGAGAGCAAACCTTCTTCAACCATGGGGTTGATCAGTTTCAGAAGGTCGCTGTTTTGAACCGTCTCGTAATTGGGGGACACGGAGCCAAGGCACTTACCGTTGTCATCGCGGACGACGGCAACCTTCTCGTCCCACTTGATGGGCTGACCGTCGTTCCCGGTGAAGAACAGGGGACGGTGAGACACGGTCCAGTCGAGGTTGTTGGTGACAGCAAAAGCAGGCATGTTGTTTTCGGAAGTTGTTTGAACTGTAAGTATTATAGCGGGTTTTGGGACGGAAGTAAAGCGGGTAAACCGCCCCGGCAAGGTACGGTTAACCGCCCTCAGCGCACGCAGTAGTCGCGCGAGCGAGTCCAGCCGATGGGGCAGGTTTCTCCACCATTGTAGAAAACTTGGGTGTTACCTTCAGGAACGCAGGCACCACCGGACGCAAACGTTCGGATTGGGCAGCTGCCAAATTTCTGCACAGGAATGCTCTGTGCCAGGACAACTTGGCCGAAGATCACAGAGCTGAGGCAAAACAGAAACGGTTTCATTCTGAGAGATTCAGGTCGTTTACGAACAGAAAAGAAAGACCAGCGTCGCAAGCGTCCGCCATGAAAAGACCTTCGTGGCGAAGCAGTTCCGCATCAGCATGGTTTCCTTGTTTATAGAGGAACTCAACCTGATCAGCCATGTCTTCAAGACGACTCGCAACGAGCGTCTGAAGTTCAATTCCGCGCATATTTTCGAATTCCTCGATGAAATAAGAGTGTTCGGTGTGGTTCACAGGTACTTGAGCTCCAGGGCTTGAATGATCGGCTCAATCTCACGAGCAGTGTAAGCAGTGGCGCTGTAAACACCGTCAACGTAAATGTCGTATCGGGGGCCGAGGTGGGTACGGCGAACCTTGGTAGTGATCTTCATGTTATAACTATAGCTGGTTTTGGCACGGGAGTAAAGGGGGTAAACCGCCCTGGCGTGGGCGGGTAACCGCCCCTCAGGCGTCCCCGAACTCTTTCTTCAGGCGTTCGTACTCCTGGCGACGACTGTTTCGAATGAACTCTTCTCTTTTGAGACGAGCGTTAAATTCCTCGTCATTTTCCTCCCTTTGCTTGGTTACCGTAAAGATTGCGGTAACGCAGTCGTAATATCCTCGCTCGGCTTCCAGTTCCACTTGCGTGAAACCTTGTTCCATCGCTTCCGTCAAATTTGCAATAGCTGTTTGGATGGAACAATAGTCGATGTCGAGTTGACGAGTCTCGGTAATTTGTTGACGTTTTTGTGCAGTCATTGTTTTGTAATTTTAGGTTTTAGTAAGGGCTTGTTTTTGAGCCTCGATCCAGCGGCTCTCAAAAAACTCTCTCATCGCGTCGCGAAAGGCGAGGATGGCTTCTTGCTGAGCTTTACTGTGCAGAGAGTCTGCCAAGTAAGTCGCGTGGCGATGAACCAAGCTCTCGAAGTCTCTCGCCCCGGCTTCGTACGCCTTTGCGTAGAACTCTTTCAGGTCGGATGTCAGTGAATCGATGGCGTCAGTCATTGTTGTCCCAGTCAGCAACTGTGGTATAGGTTTCGATAAGAACAAGTGTTTGTCCTAACAATCTGTGGTTTTGATAGTCTGCAAACGCTTCTTCGCGAGTCGGATAACCATACGTGTTGAAGACATATTCACCCCAACTGGTTTGGGGGTCTAGCAGATGCCCCTCTTTAGAGAGAAGCTTCCAGCAGTAGCTGATTTCGACTTTTGTTTTCATTTTGCGGGGTTCATAAACAACAAGTGGCATTGTGATCAAGCTCGAATTTCAACGAGTTCCTTCCGGTGGCAGTCCCAGAGGACCAGGGCAGGCGACTCTTCGCAGAACCACGACCGCTTGACCCCACCGCAACCGGCATCGAGCACCAAAGAATTTTCGGTTGAACAAACCACGTGGTAGTGTCCGGCGACGCGCACCCAGGGCCGCTCGCTGGCGTGCTCCCACCAGAATACACGACCTTTCCCTTCTTTACTGTTCGGTCCGTACATCATCAGGCTCTTCGCCTTCTTCGGCACGTCAAATACCATGTGAAACAGCGGGTATTCAGGCACTTCGAGCCAGGAAGGGAAGTATGCGTGTGAGCATCTGTACTCCTGGTTTGAATCATCGCGAAAACAGAAGCCGTAAGGCATCGTTTCCAGCCACTGGCCCACCTCCGACAGCGGAATCTCAGCCGCCGCGAAATCCTCAATCGTGCGAGCCAACTCAGGCGAAACGTGAACGTTATTTCCGCGAATGTATCGCTCCAGCTTGTCCTGGTGGTTGGAACGCAGAACAATCGCACCCAGTTCTTTCTGAGCTTGCTTCAGCAGCTGGTACACACCAGCGGAATCGCTGAAGTCGCAGCGGGAGTCAAACACATCGCCCAGAATTACGGGAATCAGAGCGTTGGTTTGGCAGTATGCGAGCGCCTCCCACAGAGGGCGATACTGCGAGTGAATATCGCCGATCAGAGCGTAGCTACGCATGTCTAGCCCACCTCCACTTCTTTGATCTTGTAGTAATCGTATTCTCTCAAGTCGCCATCGCAATCTACGAAAGAACCGTCTTTCAACGATTCCCCATAGTTCTTCGCATCTTCCTTATTCATGAAGACCGACACCGAGTATTCTACATCCTCACCCTCGTAGTCCATGCCACCGCAAACCACGTAAACCACCATCCCTTTCTTCATTTCCATACCTTTAGTATAGCTCATCCTGCCGGTTTTCGAAAGGGGGGCAAACCGCCCTCCCAGGTACGGTTAACCGCCCTCACAGGCCCAGCAAGGCGTCCAGCTGCTTGGGCTTCATTTTCCCCACGAATTCCATGAAGTTCGCGTACTTGCCGGCACGAATGCCGAACATTGCACCGGAAACATTCGGGTGGTTTTCGAGGACAATGCCCGCAAATTCCTTCTGGGAGTAACCTTCGTACAGTCGCACGAAGCCCTCAACCATGAACCCGATATCGCCGATACGATCGCGCAAAGCGTTGAACTCTGCGGAATAGTCGGGGAAGTGCAGCAGGAACTCGTCCAGATCGTCGTTCAGGTACAGCTCGGAGAAGTCAGGATCCCCGTTACCGCGAACGCGATGCAACTGAACGTAAACGTCGGACTTGACCTTGATTCGGTTACCGTTCGCGTCGCAAACGATGAAGCCTTCGTGGTCGGCACCGCGAGCGTTGACTGCGTCAACGATGTTGTCAGCACCGAAATTGAAGGACTCAGCCACCCAGAATACGCGGGAGAAATCACCCAGCGGCAACTCTACGAAATCGTTCGCACGATCCCGCACTGCCAGCAGCCGTAACATCGGCTCGTCGTACTTCACAACGATCCGGTTCTCGGCAGCGCACAACTCAAACACGTAGCAGTAATTCGGGTTCAGATCGAAAGCGTTATAGCGCATGTACCGGAAGGTATCCCAGAACAGCTCTTCAAACGACATACCGGAATCACCAACGCTGCCAGCACCGCCGACAGAACCGGAGGTAGAAACAACCCACTGCACACCGTTCCAGAACAGTTTAATCAGCGAGCCATCATACTTCTCGTATACGTTCGCGGAGGACCAATCAATCTCATCAGCTTCAGCTTCGCCCAGGTTGAAGAAACGGTCGAAAGCGTAAGCAACCAGGCGAAAGTACGGCGAATGATCACCGTCGTTATCCACTCGCTCTACGACGGCACCACGGCAAGCACGTACGATCGGGTTACCCTTGTCGGTACCAATTACTCCGTACTTCAGGTTGAACAAACCAGGGAAACGGTCGTCCGTAGAAACGCGGATGTCCAGGTCCGCCAGGGGACCCAGCCCATAGTCGTTCAGCCAGTTGATCAGGTTGTTTCGCAAGTTATCCATGCTATAAGCATAGCGCTTTTTGGCCCAGGGGTAAAGGGGGTAAACCGCCCTCCCAGGTACGGTTAACCGTCCACTTTCTCTTTCTTGAGCTCTTCCAACGTTCTTTCAATTGAAACCAAACGATTTCCGATTTGCATCAAAAGGTCGGTTAAACCCTCGATCTCTTCGTGAATATCCTGATGGTGAAACCGCAAGGGTTTCTGAATAATTTTTCTGAGCTTTGCTTTTTTCATTTTACAGAAAAAACATACTCCCAGCCAGATTTGAACTGACGACATCCCACTTGTAAGGAGGGCGCTCTACCGCTGAGCTATAGGAGCTGGCGGCCCTTTTGTTGACGGAGTGAAGCCGAACTCCGAGGGTACTTGCAAGTTTGGACCTTACTTTCCCCGATCCGCCGTGCGGGAATCGAACCCGCTATCGATCTCCCTTGTCGGGGTGTCATTGCCATTTAGACTACCGACGGAAGGAGCCGCTTACGGCGGCAAGTCGTCACACGGAAGGGGATTTACCACCTCGAAAGGGGGTGGAACCACCCCGGAAAGGGGTGGAAGCGACTAGCTCAGAAGGTGAACTTCGTTTGAATTACGCCACCAAAGTTAGACGAAGCGCCGGTGAACGCTTGGTTGTTGGTTACGTAGAAGACAGCGGGAGTGATCGAGATGTTGTCGCTCACACGGTACTTGTAGAAGGCTTCCCACATCAGAGCATCCTTGGAAAGACTTGCGGCATTTCCAGGTTGGCCGATAGCGAAACCAGCACCGTTGCCTTTCGCGAAGACGTCACTCCACTGAAGGCCAGCGTACCACGATTCAGCGTTGGTTGCACCTGCAGGAGTGGTCTTGTTTTGAGCGGTCAGGCTCACAGTGTTCCAGCCGTAGCCAGCGCTCACAGAGGGCACGATTCCAGACTTGGAAGGTTGCCAGTAGGCGCTGATTGCGTAGCCGTTGGAAGTTTGACCGGGAGCAAGAACGCCAGAACCACCGTTCAGAGCGTTAAAAGTGCGAACCCGAGTTCCTTCCGTACCGTAGCGGTAACCGAACGCAACACCGTAATTAGAAGCACGGTAGCCAACTTGAGCCATCGTGTTCAGGGCGCCGGATTCGTTGAACTCACCCTTGGTGGAATCGTTTCCATTCTGGGCAACGTAGTTCAGACCAGCCACGAAACCTTTCTTGCCGGGCTGCCTCCACTGGGCGCCGAAACCTGCACCGGTTGCCTTGTTGTAAACACCAGGCGCACCAGCAAGCTGGAAGAAGTCAAGGATTTCCGACTTGTACGCGGAAGGAATCCAGGCCATCTCCGTGTTACGAACCAGGGGGCCAGCGGTCAGGGTTAGACCCTTCGTGAAGGCGGGGAACTGGTAGTACAGGCGATCCAGTTTGACAGTGTCGGCGGTGCTTTCAGCCTTGTCCAGCTTGAACAGCGAGGAGCTTGATCCGAAAGGTTGAGCCGAGAAGTTACCGGAACGCAGGCGAGTGCGCAGCAGATCTTTGCCGGTGAACGACGTGTCGAAGTTCAGGCGAAGGTCGTAGTTGAAGGCGGTTTCCCCAACGTTCGTGCTGGGAGCGTTTTTGCCAACACCGGGAGTCTTGGCGCCATCAACTCCACCCAGAATGAAATTTGCTTCACCGCGAAGTTTGGTGGTGGTTGAGAACTGAGTTGCTTCCAGTTGACCAACCTTGGCTTCCAGCTTACTCACGCGACCGCGAATCACGGCCAGTTCAGCGGCGAACTCACGGGCAAGACGATTGAGTTCGTCCGTGACTTCAGTTACGCGATCCAGGCAGGCATTCAGCAGGGCGGCAGCTTCGTAACGGGTCATCGCTTGACCGCCACCGTAAGTTCCGTCCGGGTAACCTGCAACGCAACCGTAGTTTTCTACGAGTTTTTGCAGAGCACCGTACGCCCAGTCGGTAGGCTTGACGTCTGAGAATTGAGCAATGCTCGTCACTTGCTCGGAAGAGTATTGATTGACTGCGGCGATATTAAGATCAGCTGCAGATGCTACCAGCGGCGTCGTAACAACAGCACCGGCAACAATAAAAGATTTGATCATGCTCTATATAGTTAGAGTGTTTTGTACAAAACCCCCGATTAGAGTGATCGGGGAAAGCGGAATACCGGGATCGAACCGGTGACATCTTGCTTGGAAGGCGAGCGTTCTACCGCTGAACTAATTCCGCGAATTTCTGTAAGTTCGAGTGGACTTACCTTTGTTTAAATTCCTAAAGTTAGGTGTGAGCGAATGGCAGTTTGGACACAGCAACTCAAGGTTGGACGGGTTGTTGTTTGTAGCGTCCCCATCGATGTGATTGATTTCTAGGGGAACGTTTCTGGTGACAGGGTGAACTTCACCCCACCCGCACCTTGGGCAACGGTTGTTGGCCTGCTCAAGTAAGAACCTCCGAATGTGATTTGATTGCTTAACCTGTGAGCCCAGGGTTATCTCACCGGATAACCACTTACGGATGGCCTCTTGATACTGATAATCTATCTGACAGCGGTTGCTGCAGTATTTGTTAGTTTTTCGGCGGCAGGTTGCCCCGCAAGTTAAGCAAGTCATAATTGAAGGAGCCCCCGACATGATTTGAACACGCGACATCCTCATTACAAGTGAGGCGCTCTACCACTGAGCTACAAGGGCAGAAGAAAAGGTGCTTTCGCACCTAGCATAGTCACAAGCGAAGTTCGTAAACTTAGGCTCGCGAGTAACACACGTTAATGTGGCCACGGCCAGGATTTGCCAGCGCCTGGAAAGCAGCGTAGGAGAGATCAAGGTCTCGCCCAGCCACGAATGGGCCACGATCGTTGATTCGCACGACGACCGAACGGCCCCCGTGAGTTACTCGAAGTCGGGTTCCGAACGGAAGATTACGGTGTGCCGCTGTCAAGGCATAGGTGTTAAACCGTTCTCCGCTCGCTGTAGTTTGACCGTGATAACCGTCACCTACTCCATAATAGCTGGCGCCAGAGCATGACGAAGCTAGAGAAGGCGATGGAGCCAGGAAAGTCATTCCGGCAACGGCGGCCAAACCAAACAAACCCTTCAGTTTCGAAACAAGCATTTAATTAGATAGAAATCAACATCCACCTCGCAAAGTGTGGGTCCGTGTTTCAACGGCACTTGTGGGTGGCTCTAGGAGTTTAAGGAATGACTGCATTCCCGAGTTGCTCCCCGCAGTGTATCGTGGGGCCGACCTCATAAATCGGTGTTAAAAGCAACGCCGCTATTATAACGGAAAAAAGGGAGGCGTAAACCTCCCCGTTCGCTCAGAGTGTGTTGCTCAAACGGCAACAGCAGTCCTGCGGAATGAAACGATGTTGTTGAGATTTATTCTCACTTCACCCTGCACGGTCGATAACCAGTTTACCCCCGTGAAGTGGAGGTAAGGCGATTCGAACGCCTGTGTCGCACAGAGCGCCCCAGTTTATAGTCTTGTGAGAGGACTGATTTCAGCGTAATTTTCTACCTTTACGGTAATTTTCTGGGATAGGGTCACCTACCCTTATCTTCAAGTTTTTCTCCCCATTGGTAACCCACATAGTGCCGAATTGAGAATTTCTCTCCCCTTGTTGGTGTTTCATTTCAGCAAGAGTTTTTCGTCTCTTAGCTTTAGCCTCAGGAGATAGGGCAGCTTTTACGGCTAGAAGTCTATTCTTGCGTAGATTATTTAGCTGGTTCGATCTGTATTCTTCGTCGTTTTTCCACAGGAACGAAGTTCTCTCCCACATCTTCTCTAAGCCGCCGCTATTTCGAGCAAGTTGGTTAATAATTTCTTCTTTTCCAATTTCTCCTACCAATCCCTTCCACGCAATAAAATCACGTTTGTCTCCCCATAGTTGCCAGTTGCAGTAATGAAACATTGCATGTTGAGTTACCGAGACCTCGACTAGGTTTGAAAGATCATCGGTTCCCCCTTTATACTTCGGCAGAATGTGATGTTTGTGGGTCATTGTAATCGGTAATCCGATTACTTTTACCCCAACGCTAGAATCGAACCTCTATTGAAACGGAGTTGTTACCACCCGAAGGTAGATTGGCGATACTGGACTTGAACCAGTGACTTCTTCCGTGTCAAGGAAGTACTCTACCTCTGAGTTAATCGCCCTGGCGGAAGATACTGGATTCGAACCAGTGGTGCCGTTACCGACACAACGGTTTAGCAAACCGTCGCCTTAAACCACTCGGCCAATCTTCCAAGGTGCCCCCTGTAGGATTCGAACCTACGACTTCCTGGTTCGAAGCCAGGCGCTCTACTCCACTGAGCTAAGAGGGCGAATGAGAGATGGTGGATTTGAACCACCGACCATAGGCATATGAGACCCGTACTCTGCCAGACTGAGCTAATCTCTCAAATTCCCTTTCGGGAAATGCCCCCAGTCGGACTTGAACCGACAAACCTTTCGGCGGCTGATTTTGAATCAGCTGTGTTTACCATTTCACCACAAGGGCAAGGCACCCTCGGCAGGATTTGAACCTGCGACTAACCGCTTAGAAGGCGGATGCTCTAGCCACTGAGCTACGAGGGCAAACGCTCTCTGTAGGATTCGAACCTACGACCTTCTGATCCGTAGTCAGACGCTCTAATCCGCTGAGCTAAGAGAGCATGGCACCGAAACAAGGACTTGAACCTTGGATAACAGTTTTGGAGACTGTCGTGTTACCACTACACTATTTCGGTAAAGTTGCCCGTCAGGGCAATGTCCGTGAGAGGACTCGAACCTCCAACAACTACCACCTCAAAGTAGCGCGTCTGCCAATTGCGCCACACGGACATTGGTTCTGGAGCTAGGACTCGAACCCAGGAATGGCGGGACCAAAACCCGCTGCCTTACCACTTGGCTACTCCAGATTACTTGGCACGAGGCCAAAGTTTCGGGTCGGAATCGAACCGACGCATGAAGGTTTTGCAGACCTTCGCCTTACCACTTGGCTACCGAAACGGGGTGGTCGATGAGATTTGAACTCACATGAACCAGATCCACAATCTGGCGCATTAACCATTATGCTACGACCACAGCGGAGAGGGTGGGATTCGAACCCACGGAGGCTTTCACCTCGCTAGTTTTCAAGACTAGAGCCATCAACCACTCGACCACCTCTCCAAGGAGCGGATGAAGGGATTTGAACCCTCGACTTTCTCCTTGGCAAGGAGATGCTCTACCACTGAGCTACATCCGCGAACGTTCCCGAAGGAACGATGGAGAATAGGAGACTCGAACTCCTGACATCCTGCTTGCAAAGCAGGCGCTCTACCAGCTGAGCTAATTCCCCGAGCAGGGCGAGAGTATCTGCCTACGATTAACGACTTGCGTAAAGATTAGAACTGAGTCACGCAACTTGGTCGCCTAACCCAGACTTTGCTTTGTCGCAGTACCGTTACTTTACGATGCAGCTTACGGGACTCTTCATTTAATGCAACATTCCTCGTTGCACCCTCTTTGGCCTCCTTCCTGGCTATCTGCCAGACGAGTACCAAAGCCATCACTGAGGCTTGAACTCAGGACCTCCATCTTACCAAGATGGCGCACTACCACTGTGCTATGACGGCGAAGTGGGAAAGACTGGATTTGAACCAGTGTAGGCAGAGCCAAAGGTTTTACAGACCTCCTCCTTTAACCACTCGGACACTTTCCCAAAATCCCCTTGCGGGGGGATTTGACGGTCTCTGCAGAGTAGATTGTCAGTTCAATACCTTCAATCACCGTCGTCCGCCCAGTTACCAGCTGGGCGGTGTAGCATTCAGTAACCCATGAGAATGCCAGCGGGGACCACTCGTATCAGGTCATTAGCCTCCCTTTTGCCTCAGGAGCTCGGCGCACGGCATACTCTCCGTACTGGAGTCGCACTTTTTGGTCAAGGCAGCAAAACTCCTTGTTGCCCGAAGGCAATCGGGGCGGCAGGATTCGAACCTGCGGCATCCTGCTCCCAAAGCAGGCGCTCTACCAAGCTGAGCTACGTCCCGTGATGGCCCCATTTAACACGTGAAACGCTTCAAGAACGCACAGAGGTGGGGGCTCGTGGCTTCCAGCAGGGCTCGCATATTGGCCGGTAAGAGTGTTTCATCCAGCAGCACCAACGGCAAGACAGCCCTCAAGGAAGCACCACACATTAACGACTGTATGAGTGGCCGTGTCGGGAACTTAACGACGTATTCCATACGACTCCGGTGTCTAGAACGGAGGGGTTGGTAGGAGGGGCGGCCTCCTGAGTGCGTCACCGCCCGCTTTTGCGTCACCCAGCCAGTGACCGGGGAGAGGCATTGCACTTCCTACGTTTGCCGGTTTTCAACCGGCCCCTGGAATGAAATCCAGGATGCTTCGTTCTCCCTTGAGCGATCCGAAGAACGCGGGACGGTGATTGCAGACCGCAGCCCGATGCTATGCCCGGACATTTCCGGACCACGCAGAGCGGGAACGCGAACCAGCGAACTGGCCGCACCACACCGACAGAGCAGTGTGGGTGGTTGGTGAGGCAGGTGTCTCTACGCTGTACTTCCACAAGTGTCTACGCTATACGTTACACAAGTGTCACGAACAGTTCAACTCCTTTTGCTTTCCTTACCTCGGCAGGGTGCCGCTACCTCCCTTGTTGCGGCGTGTTTGTACGTTTCGTTCATCCAGGTACGTTACTAGACCTAGGACACTTTTTCTTTTCCCGCATCAAGTCGTCAGTGTCGTTAACGCTTGAGCATGGAATGGGAGTTCACCCATTCGTAACTTATTTGGGAGCCTGAACTATGACTCTTACAGGCAGTTTGGCATTTTTCTCGCTCCCGGACTACGCAAACTGCCAAATGGCATCCGGGCACAAGCCTACTCCCCCCTCGTCTAGTAGGCATCGCATGGACGAGGGAACTGGCCCGGCAGGGATCGAACCTGCGACAACTTGATTAACAGTCAAGCGTTCTACCGCTGAACTACAGGCCATTGTGGGAGTGTCTTTAGGGCGCATCTCATTCCCAAAAGCGTACCGAGTGATGGAATCGAACTATCACCGTTCTTTCAGTGAGTTACCATCTCACCTAGGTTTCCGCAGCATTCATCTGACGACTGGTTAAGTCAACAAATCAAATGCTCGTCCACCTGAACTACCTACCCTTAGAACTCGGCTTATGCTGAAGTTTGCCTTACGGCAATGGCGGAGGCAGGATTCGAACCTGCGACCTCCAGGTTATGAGCCTGGCGAGCTACCGGACTGCTCTACTCCACGATTCAACCCCCAGTTGTAACAAGCGTTGCCAGCTGGACGCACTTGAAACCGGATTTTACAACGCTAATGGCCCCAGGGGCGGTGACCGGCGTTGTGCCCACCAAAATGGGCAAATGGGAACTGACGGATTTGAACCATCGACACCACGGGCTTCAACCGTGTGCTCTACCAAGCTGAGCTAAGTCCCCGAGGTGGAACCGACAAGACTTGAACTTGTGACCGCTCGGTTATCAGCCGAGTGCTCTACCACTGAGCTACGGTTCCATGATTGGGCGGGATTGCTGCTAACTGTTACTTTCACTGACGGAAAGAACTCCCAGCAGTCCCTAACAGTTTTAGTCTTGTTTAGGACTCCCATGCGGGCAGCTCACTTTCGTATCACTCTTGCAGAACCAAGAGGTATCAGATGAGCGGTGCAGTTTTGTGTCATGCCGGACAACGACCCTAACGGGATTTGAACCCGTGATACTACCGTGACAGGGTAGCGTGATCACCGCTTCACTATAGGGTCAAGACGAGGTTTGTAACCTCTATGGGTCGTCTGAGATTCGAACTCAGGGCCAATCGGTTAAAAGCCGAGTGCTCTACCGCTGAGCTAACGACCCGTGGATCTCTGGCTGGGATGGTACCGCCGTCATTAACCTCCTACCCAGAGGTTACCAGAGATGTTGTTCGCTTTCGTGGGCCTGAGAACGGATTGGTTACCGCCAGGTGTACCTTTCTCGTGCGGCGCTGAAACGGATTGGTTACCGCCAACTTACCGCCTCTTGTCTTTCCGAAGGAAAGTATCAGGCGAATGGACTCTTGGCTGGGGCGATGCGTCCGTCATTAACCAGCTGTTCACTGATTACCAAGAGGCGGGCGTCCCTAGTCCCCGCGATTTGCCAGAACTGATGAAGTGGCCGGAGACCGAAGTCATAACCCACCTCTCGTTTCGAGTGCGTTTTAGCTCTTAAACTACGCTACTGAAGTAGCGGTGGGTCTGACACCACACGTTTCACTCTAATAGTCCCAACGGGATTCGAACCCGTGCTACAACCTTGAAAGGGTTGTGACCTAACCGCTAGTCGATAGGACCATTTGAAAACCTTTGGCTCAGTTCATGCCGTGCGATTTACCCTGGACCGCATATCCAGGCACCAAAGGTTTTTGGTAATTTCTATTGAGTTTTCAAGTTTCGTGTGACCTTGGAGAAGAACCTCTTTCAACCACCCTTTTATCATAGCGCCTTTTGCGCCAGAAGTAAAGGGGTGGAAACCGCCCAGAGAGGGCGGGAAACCGTCCTAGTGACTGAAGCGTCGGCAGCGCCGACCTGGTCACGCACGGAGGTGGGTTTTTCACTTTTCAAGGTTCGGGGCGAGGCTTTCCTCAACCACCCTTTAACTATAGCGCCTTTTGCGCCAGAAGTAAAGGGGTGGAAACCGTACCGAGGGTACGGGAAACCGCCCTATGCCCTCCGGGAGACTCGAACTCCCACGCACAAGGCACTGGTACCTAAAACCAGGGCGTCTACCAATTCCGCCAGGAGGGCAAATAAGACTGGAATGGAATGAACGGGAATCGAACCCGTCACTGAAGAGTTCCTTCTGGAGGTTTTTCTCTCCGAGCACCGCCGAGGCACCCCACGTTCCAGTCTATCGAATTTTCAAGGTTCGGGGCGAGGCTTTCCTCAACCACCCTTTAACTATAGCGCCTTTTGCGCCAGAAGTAAAGGGGTGGAAACCGCCCAGAGAGGGCGGTAACCCGGTGGTTGTGTCCGGGTCCACACAAGAGAATCCCCGGACCGGTGACCCGCCAGCCGTAAAGCCGACGGAGCACCCAACCACCCTTTAACTATAACCCGTTTAGGGGCTCGAGTAAAGGGGGCAAACCGGCCTTTTCAGGCGGTTAACCGCCCTTTCGTCGCTCTTGCTCGTAAATATACTGCAGTCCAAGCATTGGAACAACAATTACACCAAACCCGCAGAGTCCGAGCCAAATGGGACTGTCGGCAAGTGTGCGTACGAGGTGAAGCATTAGGCTCCCTGGAAGTATTCAAGCGTTGGCCACTTATCCTCGATCCATATCATGGTTTTCACGATATCTGCGCGAGCTTTCATCTTTGTAGGTGCGATTCCGTTGTGCATGTGAGTTCCCCATGGTCCTCCATCTTCCCAAACAAGACACCAGTGCCACTCTTGTTTTCCTTCGCACCACCACACCTCTGCCGAGCAGTTTCGACTGTCAAGGCGAACGGTGGTCACATGTCTGTTTCCAGAACCGGTAATCACAGATCGTCAATCCGATACTTCGACTGAAGTAGCAGGTCGAGCTCCGTCTTCAACCTTTCGGAAGACGATTTGCTTGTGAACGGCATAAATTTCGAGAGTGTCTCCTTCACCCCAGCCGAGGGCATCAAGGAGCTCGTCAGGAAACGGAAAAACGAGGTTACCTTCGTCATCTTCTTCAAGGGTGATCGTGAATGAGTCGGGATCTGTGTTAAACCCAGGCATTGTTCTCTGAAATGATGATTGTTTTCGTAGGGTTCACAATGAGAATGTCGTTTCGCATTGTGTGCATCCTTTCTCGATTTCTCGACGAAGTTGGAAGCTCTTGTAGTAGAAGTTTAGTTCCATTGGGATCAACCTCGTACATTTGCAAGATCCCTGGGGGGAACGAACGCGGCGGAATCACTTGGGACCTCTGTAATCGTTAGCCATTTGGACTCCAAATCCTCGCCGTTTTCGTGAAGGGAACGAACTGCTCGTCCGATGGTGCAGAACACTTTCCCCCTCTCCCCCCAGGCGCACCCGGTCCAGAATTTTCCGGACACGTTTTCAACCAGGAACATTTCGAGTTAAGTCGCACTGAGCTCAGCATAGGTGCCGAGCTGGCGGGTAAACTCAGTGACCTGCGAAAGCTTGGAGTAGATACAAATCGCTCAGAATTGATTCTGCCATCGCCTGCATGTGACTACCGATTCCAACGAGCCGGGGGTCTTGACTGTTTTCTTCGCAGAACTTGTAAAAAATACCAACGGCGCTATTAAGAGCCATAAGGTAATCAAGATTAAGCTCCACCAGGGACTGCGCATCAAAAAACTCCATAGAGATTCCTGGACCTGAAAACAGACTGAAATCCGGGTCAAACCCACATGCGCGAAGGGTTTCAACAAGGCCGTCCATCAGTTCTCCGAGATCGTTATAGATTCTCTCGAAAAGAAGGTGGGCCTCATAGAAGTTCGGACCCCGTACATTCCAATGCGAAAGACGGGCAACGATTATGGCGTCGTTCAGGTATTTTACCGATTTGTTGGAGTAGACCGTAAATTCTTCGTTCATGTTAGGGTTCCTCACTTGTTTATGATCGGTGGCTATGTTCAGGGTCACGATCAGGTTTTACCCTTTTCCGACACTCTTTGACATGCTCTGCCAACTCTTTCAGGTCGCAAATTAAAGAACCACTTTCTTCGTTGCATCCGATCACGAGGCCGCAAAGCGGGCACCGAAACTTGGATTTTATGTAATTATCTTCGAGTTTCATTTTATTTCCTATACACTTGTCGAGAATGGGCGTAAAGCTCCACCGAAACTGAATCCCCGTGCTGATGAACGGCCAGGTATTCTCTGTTCGGGTCGTAATTTGCCAGTGTTTCCGTCAACTTCTCAGCGAATACGTCCTCGGTGTCCCTTTGAGGCAGAGAACGAAGAAACTTGAAAACTTCTTCCCAAGTCAGAAAATTGCAGGCTTCCGAGTCATAGAAGTGGCATCCTCTTTGACCGATATGTTTTTGAAAGCTACGCGAGAGGTGATTCATCTTGATACCGCATTGGAACAAGAGCGCCTCTTACCCTTCTCTTCAAAACTGGCCGAGAATCGCTGATCATCTTCGCAGTGCGATACGACGCATCCTTGCCATTCAACTCCGAAGAGCCTTCACATGGGTGCGTTTCATCGTATTTTGATGACGTATCGCTCATAGGAACCTTAATAGGAAATCTGCCAGTTGCCGTCTTTCTTCTCGGAGATTGTAAAGGAAAACTGCTTCGCCTTCTCGCCCGGTGCGGCGTCGTAGAAGATACCGCTGAAGGATTTACCGTCGTCCGCCATCAGATAGTTGTTGGCTTCATTCGGAGGGTTACCTTCGCTGTCGGTGATATCGGTTACGCCATCCAGGTACACGCTTGCGATAACTTTCTTCAAGAAAGTTTCCATCTTGGCGCTCAAATCGCCCTCAGCAAACTCAAACTCGTTGAATTCTACGGGCTCGGGCTCAATCTGAAACTCAAGCTTGTCTGCTTGAACCTGCAGAACCGAATCTGGATCAGGCCACTGGGAAGGATCCACACTCAGCAAAGCATCAACAACCTCGCAGTATTCGTCGTAGGTTGCTTCAGGGCCAAGATCGATACGGTCGATCAACTCGAGCATCGAGATACGACCATCTGCGAAATCGTGCCGCAGAGTCTGCAGGTAAGAACGTGGGAATTCCGAGAAGTTTCCCCCTGTTGTCTCCCACAGGAGATCAGTTACACGTTTTGCGCTTTCGGAGAACGACTGGTCCGCCCCGAACTTCGGATTTCGATCGAACACCATGGGAAGAGGCAATACTTTCCCTTATTTTACCCTCTTTTGACCACGAGTAAACTACATTTCAGGTTCTTGCAATCGCGGGTTCCTTCTTCCACCGCTGAAATCAATCGACTTGAGCCGGATGCCGAGATCGTAATAATGATCGAAGATATCGACCATTCGTCGAGCTTTGATCACATCGGTGACACCGTCTCTACGGACAACGATGTAACAATCGTTGGTTAGATTTTTAGGGTCGATGTCACTCAGAAGGACATCTTGTGCGATAACTCGAATCTTTTCCAAGGGATTAGCGGCTGATTTCTTCCCAGTCCATGCTGGCGTAAACAAGCTGGCTGGCGTTTGCTCCGGCAACCGCAACCGATAGCGTGTACGGGGTTCCCGTCAAACCGTCGCGCTCAAGCTGAAAGGCAAACAGAGCCTCTTTCAGAATGTCGATTGAAGGTGAGCCCTGGTTTGAGGCAGAGGTGTAACCCGAGGCAAGAACTCTGCCACCGGTGATTTCAGTACCTGTTAGATTGTATTCCACGGAAGAACTATCCCCGGCACTCACCCAAGTCCCGCCCGCAATTGTTCCGCTTGCAACTACGCGCCAGTTGTAAACCTCGTTATTTCCGCTCCCTAGAATCGAGATCGCAGTGAGAATTGCGATTGCATCGAGTCGAGAAGTTTTCAGTTGAAGAGACACAACCGGGTAGTAGGTTCCTGCCACGGTTAAAGCTTTTGGCGCTGTGATCGCAGTTCCGACGCTCTGCTGAGATCCTCGCAGTTCGTAACCACCTTCTGAGATTACCGTCGTGCAAATTTGCTTCAGAGTGCTTGCTGACGCTGTCACCCCTATGTTAGCAACCTCGTAACGCATCGGCAAAGAAGCCGAGGTAATATAGGTGGAAGCAATCAGGTTAGCGTGTTGAAATTGGTGGCACAGGATGAATGTTCCGTCAATCACGAAACCGAGGCGAACTGTTCCGACACCCAGCCATTCCATGTCGAGGAATAGAATCTGCGCCTTTGTTGGGTCCAGGGTCAACCCTGAAGGACCTGTTCCGTTCAACGGGTCAACGTTCCAGCCAGTGTCGCTCGGTCCGTATACACCTCCGGCTTGACTGATTTTCGTTTCGACTAAGGAACCGGTAACGGAACTTCTTTCGACGAAACAAAGGCTGTTCGTCGTACCGCCTAGCTCAAGGTAGTAACCATTGGCAGAACCGTAGTAACCAACTCGTTGGCGAAGATTGGTCTTGGGTGTGTTGAACACAAATGTGTCCATCACTAGCAGAGACTTACCGGGTTGATATGAGAAAACTTTCGTGGTTTCTCGAATTACTTCGGCGCCCGATGCCGTGGTTACGTTCAAGTCGACCAAACCTTGGGCGGCGTTGAAAGATGTAGAACCGCCGGTTACAGTCGCGGTGCTCCAAAGATTGTTGTCTGCGTAACGATGGCTGGAGTCAAACAGCGTGTATGGGGCGGAAGTGCGCAGGCGCCCGAAAGCGTCTGTCGACATATAAGGAAATGCCGTAACAGTTGAAGTCGTCGTAACGTTCCCTGAAACAACCCAAGGAGAAGTTCCCTGGTTGGCGGTAACTGTGCCGCTGATTGGCAGAGGGTTACCAGCGTCGTTTTTAACTTCGACTTCACCAGTAATAGAAACCGCGCCGTTGATGTTCTGGGACGCAGGCCAGTTTGTGACTGCAACGTTTGATGCTGGTCCGCTACCTCCCCCGGAGTACAGATCGTACATCACAATCTGCAGCTCGTCAGCGGAATTGCAGAACGAAGTGTTTTGACGAAGAGTTAGAGTGGTGGCAACTCCATCGTCTGTCAGAATGATCGTCGCTTCGTACTCCTCAGGGTCGAAGAAAGGAATATTTCTTGTTAAGTTCGTGATGTGAGCGAATTGCTCAATTGTATAGACGCCAGGAATCTCGATTGTGCCTTCCCCTTCATTTCCAGGAGTAAATGTCCAATTTTGAAGAACGTACATGGGGGAAGGTTTCATCAATAGTTGATTTTACCCTCGAAGTGCTTCTTTACTGCGAGTTTCACCGAGATCTGGTACACAAAGCGTATCAGTAGTCGGCCTCCAGGTAGCAGCTCATCAAGGCGATGCCGATCACGCTGCTGGTGCCGCCAACGCTCATCCAGCCGCGTTGGGTCAGAAGCGTGGTGGTGGTTGGCATGTTAGTGTTGATCGTGCCAGAGGTTGTGGCTCCGGTGCCGAGATCGGTCACGGCGTAGCTGACTGACTGCGTGCTGCCTGGGGGCGAGAACATAACCAGCTCATAGACCTTGGTGCGATCCGTTGTCGGTACGGGGAAGCTGGCGCCGAGGTCGACCTTGGTGATTGCAGCAGTGCCCCGGTGCATGATCTGGATGTTGGCGTCTGCTGCGTCCCAGCCCATGCCGATGATGTTGGTGATCGTGCTCGGCTGAACGTCGGTCGGCGCAGCAGTGGTGTTGGCCATGCCGACAAAAGCACGGTTGGTGGTGGTTGCGACGCCGGTGGCTGGTCCCCAGCGGCAGACATAGAAGAAGCCGCCTTCGTCCGCAGCAGCGCCGCCAACAGTCCAGCCGAGGTTTGGGTAGCGCCAGCCAGCAACCGCTGAGGTTGATGCAGTGGTGACGAGATACTCAACACGCTGCGTTCGCGTGTATCTGTTGGTGGTGGCGATTGCAGCGGAGGTCGCAGTGCCTGTTGCAGTAAGGGCAACGGTCCCCATGACTGCAGGCGCGTTGGAGCCACTCACGCCCGACCACAGCATCACCCGGTTTTGAGCCAGTGTCGGCTGCAGTGCAGCATCGGCCGATGTAGTGCTGTTTTTGAAGGCCACCAAAGATCGCCCGCCGATTGATAGCGAGGTGATCTTTACGCCTGCAGTTGGAGTCGTAACTGTGGCGTTATCAGCGAGAACAAGATCGCCGTCGTGGATGGTTACATCGCTAGCGCCACCAAACGCTCCAGCGTTGTTATACTGCACTTGGCCACTACTTCCAGCAGGGCTTCCCCCTCCGCCACCCGCTCCGACCTCAACAATGCTTTGTACTCCAGAAACGTCTTTCTTCAGAAAGAGTTTTCCGTCGTAGGTGTTAATCGCAAGCTCACCTAGGGCCAGCTGCGCAGTAGTGGGAACTGCCCCTTGAACGGCTGAGCGCCGTAATTTAATTGTCTGTGCCATGTGGCTATCCTCTTAGTTGCTATATAGCAGGATAAATGTGAAGTAAACTCAGTATGTTCCGCCGTCAATCGTGTTGGTCCAGGTCGGAACGTTCGACGAGTTTACAGAAAGAATTGTACCAACACCGTTTGTAGCATCCCAAGTTCCAGCGGCTGTAACTCCTGCAGCACTCGTACCGTTGCCATAGACAACGCCATTCGCTGTCAGGGACGTTAAACCAGTTCCACCGTTGGCAACGACCACAGTTCCAGTAACGTTTGCCGCAGTTCCAGTGATGTTTGAATCAGTGAAGGCAATCGTTTTGGTTGCGGTTCCGTTGTAGAACTTGATGGTTCCGGAGTTGTTCCAGGAATCTCCGCTGGCTGGGGTTGTTGGGTCAGCAACACCTGTGCCGTAGTTAATACTGGCGGTGGCTGCAGAGGCGTTCACCAGAGTGATCTTGCCAGTCATCGTGCCGCCGCTTCTTGCCAGCGCAGCGTTGGCTAGATCGTAGGCAGTCTTGACCGAGTTCGGTGAAGCAGCAGTTGTGATCGAAGTCGAGGCGACTGAATCAGTAACCTGCAGAATACCGGCGACAGAAGTCGTGCCACCCCGGACATCTGCCGAAACAGTTCCCGTTACGCGACCGTAAGCATCAATCGTCTGGGACTGAACAAAGTTGATTCCAGCAGTTCCCGACGTGTTAGTTTGAGAAACTGTGGCAAGGTCAACTTGGTCCGAGCCGTTGATGACAGTGCGGCCTGCGGCAACGTTGACGTCAAGGGTGTTGCCTGTTTTGGTGAGACCGTTTCCAGCGGTAATTTGGCCCGCACCCGAGAATTGAGTGAACGAGATTGAGTCTCCGGTGAAGGTTGTGTAACCCGCTCCCGAAACTCCCATCCGAATCGGAGAGTTCTGAGTTTGAACGAATCCGTTTCCGCCGTTAGTTGTACCCGACGTTACAAAGATGAAGTCACCAGGCGAGATTTCCCCAGTGGGTGCGTTGTCGAAGTCAGTCGCACGAGTCCATACACCGTTTGCGCCGGTTCCGATCGTAGTAATCGTGTAAACGCCGTTGTACGCAGCAGTTGTGTGATCTTTGACAAGGATTCTCAGTCCTGTTGCGGCGAATGTTCCAGAACCGTCTAGGCTGTTCGGCGTTCCAGTTAGTGTTGCCCCAACACCAGGGTTACCAATAACACCGATGCTCAGACCAGTTCCGTTAGTGAGAACAGCGTTCACACCGCCATAAGTGGCCGAAACTTTAACTTGATTACTTGCCGGAACAGCCGTGACGTAATAAGTCGTGTTGGCGGTAAGACCGGTTCCTGTTACAGTGTTACCGGTGCGAAGCTGCGAGTTAACCAGAAGACCGTGATCGGCACTGAAGGTGATTGTATCTGTGCCCGTAATCGTGGTGATTGTGAGCGCAGTACCACCCGACACGTAGGTGTAAGAAACTGCCGTGGTAGTGGCGTAATCTGCGGCAGCGTGAACGTTTAGGCTTTGGGCAATGGCGTCAGCGTACTGCTTTGTGACGGCATCGTTGGCAGCAACAGGTGCGCCAACCAGGGTGATTCTGGCGCCGTTGACATCAACTACACCAGTACCGTTGGGAACAAGGTTGACGTTCGTGTTAGTTCCACCTGCGGTGAATGTTAGAGCGCCGGTGCCGGTGATTGAACCGGTAGTTGTTCCAGTACCGCCATTCGCAACAGCAATCGTAGAACCGTTCCAGGTTCCCGAAGTGATCGTTCCAACGGTAGCGAGACTGGAAAGTGCTGTTACACCCGTGTCAACCAGTGTGCCGGAAGTGGGAAGCGTAACGTTGGTGTTACCTGTAACAGTCAGTGTCGTTGTGAAAGCGCCGGAAGTTGTTAGGTTCCCACCCAGCGTAATCGTTCTTGCGCCGTTGTTGACGCCGGTTCCACCATAAGTCGGGCTGACAACTGAGCCGTTCCAGGTGCCGGAGGTAATGGTTCCAACGGTTGCCAGACTGGAAAGGGATGTAACAGCGGTGTTAACTAGCGTGCCCGTGGTAGGCAGAGTTACGTTGGTCGCACCAGTTGTCGTCAGGGTTAAAGCGTTTGCGCCAGAAGTAGTGAAGTTTCCAGCGATGTCAATGTTGCCACCCAAACTCAGGGTTCTGTTGGCATTCTCGACATCAATCGTCAGAGCGCGAGCGGCGGTCAGGGCGATAGAAGAAGTTGCACCGATTGAAACGTCGAACGCGGCGCTGGTGTCGCGAAGCGCCAGAGTTCCGAGTCCGGTGATGCTTGTCAAACCGGCGATCGTGGTTGCTGTGCCGCCAAGCGATACGGCTGTTGAACCCAGAGTTACTGAGCTGTTGACAAGTTTGCTGTTGGGGATCGAGTTGTTTGCGACCGACAGCGAAACAGTAACGTTGCTGCCTGAAGGTTGAGTCGCAGTGGAAGACAGAATCGTTCCGTCACCTGTGATCGAGAAAGTATTACCTGTCGCAAAAGTGAAGCTTCCTGCGTTGCCGGTGACTGTGAAGGTGGAAGCAACGGCGCTAACCGCAGTGCGCACATAGGCTGTTGAAGCCGCTTTCGTACTGTTGTCCGACTGAAGTTGGGTTGGGACTGTGATTGTTCCGGTGAAGTCCTTGGTTCCTGTGATTGTTGCGTTCGCACTCAGTGAAACGAAAGCACCAGCACCACCGATGGCAATGATCGAGGTCGCGTTACCCCCTAAGTTACCTGAACCGTAGTACAGGATTGCATCATTTTCGTTAAACGCTAATTCAGCGTTAGCGAGGGCAGAGGGAGCGCCTGAAGAGCCTGCTCGCCGTTTGATTCTGATAATGTTGGCCATTAATAGGTTCCCCCATTGGTTATGTCAAGAAGAGTGGTGTCGGTTTTCCAGAATGTGGTTGCAGAGTCGTACACAAGTGTACTTTGATTCGTTAAGCCGGTAGTATCGACATCCGGTAAATTGTTGATGGGGACGCCACCACCTCCTGCCGCGATGTAATCTTGAACCCACTGAATCGTAACAAAAGCTAACGGGTCAGCCGGAATTGCGTAACCAGCGAGGATTGGGCCTTCAAAAGTTCCACCCTGAGTTGTAACCATTTCCTGGGGGTACGGTACAACGGAAATCCACTGACCCCCGTTAACGTCAACATACCACATATTCAGGTTGCTGGTTTCGGCGTCGTACCAGAAATCCCCGGGAGAGGGGTTCGGTGGCGGCGAAGAGCTGATGGTTGTTCTTGTGCATTCGGATGGATTTGAAGTCACTTCGGTCAGCGTGATCCAGGCGTCCGGGGCACCAGAATTATCTCGAAGGTACAAGACGTTTTGAATCGTGTTGTACCAGAGGGCACCGTTCACAGGGTTGGCTGGTTCAGTGGCACTAATGAGAACCGGTGGGGGAGCCCTTCCCGGTTCGGGAGTAATTGCAATCCACACACCACCTTGTGGACCTAGAGTCCAAATCTTGAGCAGGTCGCTTACGGTATCGTACCAAAGGTAGCCAACCAGAGGATTAACCGGCGGAGTGACACTTACGAAAACAGGACTTTCCTCCTCAGGGATCCCTTGAGAAATGAGAATCCAGCTCGATGTGCCAAATGGAGCCTCTTTCCAAACTTTTAACTCGTTTGTGTTATCGTTGAACCATAGTGCACCTTGTTGCGGATCGGGCGGAGGTGAAACGCTAACCGTAACTAAGTCGCAACAAGACGTTGAAGAGGAGGCAGCATTTTCCCAGGTGTTGCCTCCGGGGGTGCTGACGCGAACCTTCAATACCCTTTCAAGGAGGTCAAACCACAGGAAACCTGGCTCCGCATTCTGAGGTGCAGAAGAACTGATCAGAACCGGCGGCTCTGGCGTAGGGATTGATGACGTGATGTCAATCCAACGAGGGGCTGTTTCCCCATTCAAAAATCCCCAAATCTTCAGAGTTTCGTCAAGTGTGTCGTACCACAATGCCCCCTGTAAAGGGTTCTTGGGTGCGGCGGCACTAAAATATACGGGTGCTGAGGAAGATGTCGGAACGTTTACAGCAAGCCACTGAGTCCCTGTCCACTTCCAGGATCTTCCGTTAAACGTATATACTTGGCCGAGAGTGGGATTTGATGGAAAATTGTATGCCATTAACCGGTGGGCTCAGCACTCTTTTCAAGGTTTTACCCCACCCAAAATGTTCGCATACAAGAAAAGGGAGGTTTCCCTCCCTGAAAGTTCAAACGATGCCCGAAGGTTTGTTAGAAGCGTATTGCTTTTCAATGCGGTCTTTTGCTTTGATCTTAGCAAACAACCAAACCAAGAATGCGGGTTTCATAGCTGGCACTCCTTTACTCCACGGTACTTGAGGCCACGGTATGTAAACCAGCGACTGGCGTCGCAGTGGACGCGATTCCACCAAACTTTGAAGTTAGATTGATGGGTTTTAGTGTCATACTTGACACCGCGATAAGTAGCGATTGACATTGGATTCACTCTATAAAGAAACAGAGTGCGTTCCTTCGGCGAAAAGCCTACTTCCGTTTGCTATTTGCAAATAACAAATGAACGTGAGTTGTTTTACCCTTAAAGTAGGATAATGAGGAGAGGAATCGCCAGGGCGGCAATTCCCAACAGAAAGCCTCCGATCTCAAGAATCAGAGGCATCAGACTGTACGGTTGCATTTTTGCGAAGGGTGATTTCCCGCTTCGCCACGTTGCCGCTCGCAGTTGCCATTACGATGGCAACCGAAACGAAGCCAACGAGGCCAATCACAGCGAGAGCGAGGTCGGTACCAGTGAAGATGGCCCAGGTTTCCATGTGTCGTTTTCTAACTGAGTTTATTATAGCCCGCCTTGCCGGCGGAGTAAAGGGCGGTTAACCGGTCTAGCAGGTACGGTAAACCGTCCGGATGGATGAGTTCGGTTGTTGTAGGAGAGGAATATCGCCAACCCTGTTGTTTGCAGTAACGGAGGCAGTCTTGCTCAAGGTCGAAGCATTCGCCGAGGGTGGAGGTGTGAAGGTGGATGATGGAGATGAGTTGCCCCTTACGAAATCGCTCGGAGAGAGTTAACCTGGTGATACCTAACTTAAAGTGTGTGCCAGATTCATCCAAGTAGCGGATAAGGTAGAGGGTCCCAGGTAGAAGGCGCTGTTTGGATGTTGGTATCCAGGAGTTTTCTACTCCTTTCATTATTTCGCTATGTTTTACTCTCTCATCAGGATTATCCCATCTTTGTCGTCTGGCTTGCAGATGTTTTTCTTTACCGGTTACCCACGATTTCACTGCTGCTTTCCGTTTCTGCTCAGGGTCATGTGCTTTTGATGCTTGGGACTTGCAACAGAACTGTCTTTCCACGAACCTAATAACCGTTGTCTCCTTGACAACTCCGTGGGGACAAGAGCAACGAACTCTCGTAAGAGCGGTCAGATGATTAGGCACGAATACGCACATGCTGAGGCGAGCGGCAGTGTTTGCCATCTCCTGTTTCCAGTTGCGTTGTGCGTACTGATTTGCCATACAAAAAGACCTCTGCAGGTATTATACCGCAGAGGTCGAGAAGTAAACTGTAACTCAGCCGATCGAGGGAGCGGTGAGGGCTACAGGTGTGAAGTCAACAGAAGCGAGGTCCAACGGAAAATTGTGGGCATTTCTTTCGTGAGCTACTTCAAAACCAAGATTAGCACGATTCAGAATGTCAGCCCAAGTTGGAATAACACGATTCTGGCTATCAACCAAAGATTGGTTGAAGTTGAAGCCGTTTAGGTTGAAGGCCATGGTCGAGACGCCTAGCGCCGCGAACCATATTCCGACCACAGGCCAAGCAGCAAGAAAGAAATGAAGAGAACGGCTATTATTGAAGGATGCATACTGGAAGATCAAACGACCGAAGTAGCCATGGGCTGCAACAATGTTATAGGTTTCTTCTTCTTGTCCGAACTTGTATCCGTAGTTCTGGGAAATGTCCTCGGTCGTTTCACGAATCAGGCTGGAAGTCACCAGCGAACCGTGCATAGCACTGAACAAAGAACCACCAAAAACACCTGCAACACCCAGCATGTGGAAAGGGTGCATTAGAATGTTGTGCTCAGCTTGGAAAACGAGCATGTAGTTGAAGGTTCCGCTGATTCCGAGTGGCATACCATCGGAGAATGAACCTTGTCCGAAAGGATAAACCAGGAAAACGGCGGTTGCTGCTGCTACCGGAGCAGAGTAAGCAACAAAAATCCAAGGACGCATACCCAGGCGGTAGCTAAGCTCCCATTCACGGCCCATGTAGCAAAAAACGCCGAGAAGGAAGTGGAAGACGGTAAGTTGGTAAGGGCCACCGTTGTAGCAGGGTGGCATCCACTTGTTTCCAAGTGGCGTGGACTATATCATCACTCTCACGAGTGTCGGGCGCTAATGTCGTATTACGAGTCACGCTTGACTCACCGACTAGTCTCTGAACCTTCCGCTCAAGCGTGAGCGGCTTGGCTGCTGATTGCCATACTAATGGAACACGTAACCCCGTTGTGAATAAGGCGTTCCCCGATGGGTAACTTAGCCAGGTGGGCGGTTGACACCTTGACACCAAAGGCTTCCTCAATCATTTCTGCCACTTGACTGTAATCGACACCGGGTTCGGCAACGATTGTTCCGAGTTTCTTTCCGATCTTTCGTTCGGTAATCTTCTCGTGAACGTGGAAGTGGCGCTCCCATTTCCTACTGTCAAATACAGATTGGCGAGAGTTTCTCTTATTTTTTCCTCGATTATCGTCATTCCAGGTGGAGAGTTTTCTTCCTATGGCTTGACGAGTTTCCCGAGGTTGCTTAAGAGCGGCTTCTCGGAGTTGGCCGCTTTCTTTAGCGGCTTTACCACCTTTCTTCCCAGCAAAGGAAAGAATCAGCTCAACGATTTCCTCCTTGTTTATCGCACCGGACAAAGCCTTGTAAGCGATTCGGTCACCCTCGCTGCCCCAAAGTTGCCAGTTGGCGTAGTGGAACATTGCGTGACGAGTAACACTAATACCCTTAACAATGTTGGAAGGGTCGTCGGAGCCGCCGAGATGTCTAGGTAGTAAATGGTGATTGTGTTTCATTTTCAGGTTTCCAGCAGTTCACCCGATTTATAGTGGCCCTACAGGCTGAGCCACTCATCCAAGGAAGCAGCTTCCCAGATAGGGTAGAAGTGCAGGCCAATAGCGTTACTGGACGGCACAACAGCGCCAGAAATGATGTTGTTCCCATACAGGAGAGAACCAGCGACTGGTTCACGAATTCCGTCGATATCGACAGGAGGAGCGGCGACGAACGCGACAATGAAGCAAATAGTTGCGGCAAGCAACGTCGGGATCATCAGTGTACCAAACCAACCTACGTAGAGGCGGTTATTGGTTGAAGTCACCCATTGGCAGAAAGACTCCCAGGAATCAGCGAGGGGAGAACGACGAGTTAAAACAGAAGCGGTCATTAGTCATGATAAGTACGTTTGCATTTTAAGTACTCAGCGGAACTACCGCCTACATGACCATTATACCCTTTGTAAAGTTTTGTAAACTTTTATACCTCAGCCGCCCTTCGTCAGTTTGTTTGCTTCACGCTCCAGCTTGCGCTGCTCAGGAGTCATGGCAGCGTTGCTCTCACGCTTGGCGGCGGCGAAGTACTTGTCGGATGCCTTCAATGCGGCTCTCTCAGCTTTGTCCAGTGCCATGCTTGCGTTGAGTCGGCGGCGCAGAGACTCAGGGCTCTTGTCACCTTTCGTTGCAGCATTGACGAGAGCAAGCTCACCCTTGGCGGCTTTGACCGCCTTTTCCGTTTTTGCCCACTCTTTCTTCAAGTCCTTGGACGAGGCGCGAGGTTTAGCTCCTTTCATCTTCTGAACCACCGCCTTCGCGTCAGAGTCGGTGGCTGCTCTCGGCCTACTTGCGGGTTTCTCAGCAGGTCCACCCTCGGTACCTTTCCGGCATTTCCCCCGAGTTCCGTAAGCTGAACCGTCAGGGCGCACGCAGCGAGTGAAATCGTAGAGGTCGCCCTCAGCGAAATCCGCAGCTTGAGTTTGGGCTGCGAGTTGAGCGAATTGCTCAAGCGCCTCCTCAGAAAAAGAACCGTACATGGTCAAACTGTTTCGATACCAATTTATACCCTTCCTTCAGTGGAATGAATCCACTTTTTGAGCTCTAGGGTGTATTTACGCAAGACTTCCGCCTGGGTGAGATGCCACGAATTGCCTGTTTGAAGGTAAAGGCGCATGTGCTCGTCGACAGCGTTCAAACACTGCTTAATCACAGGGTTCCACGGTTCACGAACCGGTGTGTTCCAGGTTCGTTTATTCTCACCAGTGCTCTTCATCGTTTGCGTCCAAACGTTTGGCTATTCTCTCAAGCTCCGACGCGATTCCTTCTACCAACTCGCTTTCGCGCACATCAAGCATATAGTGGTCAATATCACGAGTTCGGTCAAGTTCGCCTTGCCGATTGTTCGCCATCAAAATGATCGGCCCAAGCAACGCTGCCTGAGTCGAAAGCATCAAGTTTAGCAAAATGAAGGGGTATGGGTCCGGTTTCATCGGAGTTCCAACATTCAGGCAAACCCACAGAACCATTGCTGCGGATTGGCCTAGAATGAAGTTCCAACTTCCGACCACATTGACAAATCTGTCTGCTAGTGTTTTCCGCTCGGGTGGTTTCGGTCGCATGACACGAATCCTCTCGATTGGCACAACTACCCCTTCAAAGTTTCATATGCTACTTTTACCCGTCAGTGGGCCATCAAAGCATAAACTTCTTCAGTTGTTAGCCCGCCATTTTCAAGCACGTCTTGCAAGATTCGGTCCGCTTCATCTTCCGCCTCGTCAGTGCCCTTGCGAAGCAGCTCCTTCCGGCGAATCATCTCTTTCAGGTTGTCGCTCATTGTAACCTACCAAGTTCTTGAATGTACTCTTCTCCGAGGCGGGTTCTTTTATTCTTCGCCGCCTGACTGTGTCCTTGAATTTCCTTGTACCTGTCAAGGTATCGATTTACCATGCTCACGTAGGGATCGCTTGCGAGTTCTGGATTTTTCCAGTCCACAAGACTTGCGATCTTAGCGAGATCTTGCATGACACGAGAAGGCTGCCGAGAGGCTGGAACGCTCAAGCCGTAATCAACAAGTTGAACATTGTTGCCGCTGACGATGAACTGCAGAGCGTGAAGATCGCCGTGGGCGTAACCCAGCTTGTGCAGGTCGCGAATCGCCGCCGACGCCTTTTTTGCCTGTGAAGCATTCATGACAGGCTCATTCTCTCCACGGGAGTAACCCTCCCACAGCGGTTTGCCTTTGGCTGCCGCCATCTCGATATGCTCGGCCGAATGGGAATGGATCTTGGGTCCGTGACCCAGTTCACCCATCTTCTTCGCCAGCTCAACCTCAAACTCTCCAAACTCTCCCTTCTTCCCGTCCTTGCCAACCAGCAGTTGTTTCACAACTCGTTTGCCGTCCGGACTGATTGAAACCTTCCCGTAGTTGCCTTCAGCGAGTGGTTTCCACTTGTCGTATCCTACTTTAGTCGAGGAATTTTCGAATGTTCGACGATTTCTGTCATAGGCCTTCGACATTCTTGCCAGTAGTTCCGCCGTCTTTCCGACTTCTTTCGAAGACGAAAAAGCGACCCGACAACTGCGCTGAGACGCAATACATGTCGAGCCGCAGGATTTACCTCGGACACACCTTCTTTTACGTCGATTCTTTCCCACCAAGATTTAGCGTCTGATTGGTTTTACCCGGTCAACTTTCCTGGTAGACGGACACAAACACCGTGCCCTGCTTCACCAGAGGCAACAGTTTGTACAGGAGATCCTCATTATACATTCGGACGCAGCCGTGTGTTGGAACCAGACGTTGCTTCGGAAGCCAAGCTCCAGGCCAGCCATTGGCTGAACCGCCTCCGTGGATCATAATTCCCGCCCGGCCGAACTTGGCCTCCTGGCGCTCTAGCTCAACAAGATCGAATGAAACCCAGCCGTACGCCATCAGAGTGCGATCGTAAGGTGGATTCGCACCTTCTTTGGCGTAGTCGTTGTACACGGTTCCGATCTGGTAGAGACCCGGCGGTGTATCCGTGTTGGTGTACTTATATTCGGTGTCGCTACCTTGGCCGCGAGCCAGGCAATTCACTTCCCACAGCTTTCTGCCACCGTAGGCGTAGGCAGTCGCTTTTTCTGTGATGTCGTTAACAATGAGGTGCGTGTCGCCTTCTTTGAAGCCGAAATCTTGAGGTTTTCTGTTTGGGCCGATCATAATCAAAAGAGGGGCCAAAGCCCCCCTGCGAAAGTTACTTCAGAAAAGGAATTTTTCCGATCATTTTAGTTAGCGGTTGAAGCGCCTTTAGCAGAGCTTCAATTCTGTTCAAAGTCAGAAGCAGAAGATCGAGTTTTTTCTCCAGGGAGTCAACCCTTTTCGTAATTGGCTCAAGACCTTGTTCGAGTTCGCCTCGAATGAACGATCCAGGGTCGTTAGCGGCTCCGAAGATTTGATCGATTTTCATGATTCCTCTAATACTTGAACTTCGACGATTCTTGCATCCCTCTTTGGAATGCGAATGGTCAGAAGACCGTGCTTCAAGGAAGCCGCTGCCTCGTCGGGGGACAACCTTTGTCCGATGGTAATATATGCGTTGCCGCGAGGTGTTTCCACGGACAGAGATCTTCCTTCGATCCGAACTTTGACGTCTTCGGGTTTGACTCCAGGAACCTCAATCTCTGCGACTGCAGCGTGATCCTCGCTTAGAATGCGATAATTCAGTGCCGTATTTCGCGAGACTGGGGCCTGATACTGAGACATTTGATTAAGAAGTTGATCAAACTCAGCGAACAAGGGGTTGCGAATAATAGCGTTAGTCATGGTTCTCAGGGCGCAAAGCGCAAAAGGTGAGATGGAGTTTCCTCCACCCTGATTATACCCCGGTCTTCCTTCCGTAAACTACTTCGGCTGCGGAACACACTTCGGTTTCTTCAGCTTCTGCTGTTGAGCCTGGAGCTGTGGATCCGGTTGCGAAGCCTGCACCACTTGCGGTTGAGGGGGCTGTGGAGGCTGCGGTGGTGGCTTCGGCTGCGGTGGTGGCTTGGGCGGGCAAGGCTCCGCAGCGGGCTGCCCCGGCTCCGCGTAGAGCATCGCTGAAACGGCTTCAAGCGCCTCTTGAGAGAATCCAGAAATGTTCATCCGAGCATTCTCATCCCTTGAACTTCCTTGCTACTTCCACCCTGCGGGTTACCCGGACCCTTCGGATACGACGCAGGGGAGAGCATTTCGCTATCAATGTTTTCTTTGAGTTTTCCTTGGTCGCCGGGCTGTTTTCCGCGTCGGGAATCAATATCCGAGTTCAAGTTGGTATTGCGCTTGAACCACGGATCCGTTTCGTAGTTCTGCTTGTTTACAGGGCCACCCTTTCCGGTCTTGAACTGTTTCTTCCAGTCCGGGTCAGCAAACTCAAGCATCAACGTCACTTCTGAAAGTGATTCCGGAGAGAAGCCAGGGATATCCATCAGTCGTTACCATATTTGTCTCTGATGAATTGCTCTTGGGTCTTGATTCTTTCGTCGTACATTTTCAGAATTTTGCCGATCATTTCTTCACCCGAACGGCTTCCAAACTGCTTCTTGTAATCTTCGGCTTCTTTCTTAAGGTCAGCGAGACCGTCGATAGCCATGTTACGAGGGGAGGTTCCAATCAACTGACCACCTGGCCGCCTCACATCTTCTTCAGCTCGCCTCTTCGGCATTTCTTTTACAAGGCTTCGAACTGTGTCGGTGCTTCCTCCGCCTAGTTTCTTACGTGTGTCGCCAACCAAAGCGATGAAGTCGGTATCTTTAGGAACGCCACGGCGAATCATCTCCTCGATACGCTTCTTGTCCGACTTGAATTTTGAGTCAGACATGACTTCAGCAGCAATCTTCTCGCTCTTGGTCATTTTTGGCTTGCCTACTGTGTGGCTCTTTCCTGAGCTGTCCAGGATCTTCTCGCCTTCCGGAAGTAGGTCGGCTAGCTGGTTAATGGCGCTCTTTTCCTCTGCGCTGACTTCAGTTCCTTTGCGGCACTTGCCACCTGTGCCGTAGCGAGAGCCATTGGGACGCTCACAAGTTGTGAAGTCGTAGGTGCCATCAAGCATCGCGGAAACTTCTTGAGCCACGTCTTCAGAGTAACCCATTGAGACCAGGCGCTCGGCATGATCAGAGGACTTACCTTTCGACTTCCCTGCCATTGAGAGGGCGATTGCGATTGCTTGGTCTTGCGATTTCACCACCTTGCCTTCCTTTCCGCCTTTACCCCGGCCACTGTGCAACGGTTTCGGGTCGTGATGTTTCCACCGGTGCATCACCTGCCCCACCTCATCTTTGTGGGCTGACATAGAATGACCTTTGGGCAATTCCTTTGACATGGCTATTGATCTAGATCACTTATTTTACCCTCAATTTGCTCCACATAGTCTCGCAACTGAGTTACCTGGTGTGCCAATTTCGCCATGATTGAAAGCGCCTCGGTCAGAAACTCCTCAATTTCCTCTCGAGAGAGTTCGTGTAGCCTTCGTCTGATCGAAAGCACACGAAACTCCGTCTCAAGGGGAAACGGCTTAACCTCAAAGTTCTTCTCGGAGTCCATGTGCAATCGCCTGAAGTTCAAAGAATTTTTCTGCGGCGTATTCTTTCTCCTCGTCACTCATGGGCTCACCCTCGACGTACTTTAGCAGCATCACCATCTCAGCGTCCGTCAAAGTGCGGATCTCGTGGATAAGGTTTGGGCTTAACAACGTTGCCTTGTGCTCTTCAAAGTTGTAGACGAACTCGGGAGTGCTCCAGTCCTCGGGCGAGCTATCGTAAGATACGTGGTAATTGTTCTCGGACATCTCGCAGTTGAGAACTTTACTCTCGTCAAGGCCCAAAATCTCGGCAATTTCCTTGTAGGTCTTGCCCTCTTTCACGAGGTCGGACACTTTGTTTCGATAGTTGGCAATCCAGCGTGGTGTCCTTACCATGCGAGAGTAATCTCGAAGGGCGTGTTGAATGTAGCCCCTCGCAGTGTTCCATGCGTAAGTGCTATACTTAACGTCCATATCGGAGCGGTAACGGGTTGCGGCAACGCACAACGCGAACTTTGCCACCGACTCAAGATCTTCTCGCGTAAGTGATCCCGTGTGACCTCCCGTCAAACACTTTGCGCCGTAGGCGAGTCTGCCTGCGATCCAAGTGTGTTCCGTCACAAGTTTCTGCTGCTCGGGCGTCAGTCTCGGGTATTTTTTGTTGCGACGGCGTGTCATCTTAGGCTTCGCAGGAAGTGCATTCCGCATAGTTTGTTGTCCCAGTTTCTTGAGGAATTTCGGCTTTTTCAGTGTGAGCCATGAAGTCAGTATAGCCGCCGATGTGCTTCTTGTATAGCCAAAGCTGGGGAACTGTCTGCCATTCAGGGTCCCAATACCCTTTATCTTGAGCCTCTTGTTTCGAGATTTCCTCGAAAACAATGTTTCTCTTTTGAAGTTCGTCTTTCAGTTTGACGCACCACGGGCAACCTTCCTTTGTAACCACCAGCGCTGGCACCACCTTTTTATTTGTTAGCAGAGAACTTGACTTTAGGTAGTACAAAGATTTCAGTCCCATCTTCCAGGCAGAAAGGTGAAGACGAGTGATATAAGCAGCGTCAGACTCCGGGTCTACAAACAGATTCAAACTTTGCCCTTGGCAGATAAACGGTTGACGATCAGCTGCTTGCTTTACCAGTTCAAACTGGTCAATTTCCCGAGCTGTTTTGAAGATTTCTTTCTCCTCGTCACTCAGAACGGTAAGGTCCTGAACACTCCCCTTTGCTGTCAGAATCTGCTCCCAAATCCCTTCGCTGACTCCGCGCTCACAGAGAAGCTTTTCTAGAACAGGATTTTTTCGAACGTAAGTTCCTTTGGCTTGTTTCGCAACAAAATAGTTTGAGTCGATTGGCTCAATCCCTTGACTAAACGCCCCACTAATAACACTATTGGTCCGAGTAGGAGCAACAGCAATAAGATGAGTATGGCGTCTACCGGACCCCACGCACCACTCGGGCTCCCCAAACTTCTGTGCCAGTTCTCGTGAGGCAACTTCGGCTCGCTCTCGAATCCACTTATGCGTTTCGATGTTGAGTTCACGAGCGCCAGGCGAGCTGAAAGGTAATCCACGTTTCTGATACAGTGTGTGAAGGCCCATTGTGCCAAGACCTAGTGCCCGGCTTTTCTCAGCGAAGCGAACGGAGCGACCGAGTCCAACTTTGTCTTTTGCCTTGCGAATGAATTCCGAAACGACTGCATCGAGGAGATGAATCGCGAGTTCGGGGACTGTACGTCCAGTAGTAGGAGATTTCCAACCACTAAACTCGTCGTACCGACTAAGATTGAGGCTGCTAAGGACGCAGACGAACGAATGATGCTCATCGGTGTGAAGGAAGATTTCTGAGCAAAGATTTGAGGTTTTCACGGAGAGACCACGCTCAGTGTAACACTCCGGATTTTGCCGATTGGCGTTGTCAATGAAGACCAGATAAGGGGAGCCGGAGATCATCCTGGTTTTTAACACCTCTCCAAACAATTCTTGTTTATGACTATCTCCTGCAATCATTGACTCTACCCAGTCATCGGTAATCGTTAGAGCTATGTTACCGTCTAGGAATTTCCTAGGATCCCCTTTAGAGTGGTCTTTGGAGCGGAGGATTTCTGGGACATCTTTATGGTCGATAGGGATGTAATGGGCGAAAGACCCTCGTCTTACACCCCCTTGGCTAACTACCCTGGCACACAAATCAAACTGTTGAGCCCAAGGAACCACCCCAGTTGACTTACCTCCCCCCGAGATTGGAGCGCCCGCAGGCCGGATGTCTCCGTAATATACGCCTACTCCTCCCCCGTTTTTAGACAGCTGAGCCGTCTCCTTAAGGTGAGAATAGATTGAAGATACGCTATCTGAAATGTGAACGGAGAAGCAGCTGATGGGCAATCCGCGACTGGTTCCGAAATTAGAGCAAACCGGGCTCGCTGGCCCCAGCCAACCTTCCCACAGGCAATGAAATAGGTCTTCCTCAAGAGTGGGATCTTGATTGACTTTTGCGGCAGTAGAAGCCAATCTAATCATCATGTCACGAGGGGTTTCTCCTGGTAGCAGGTAACCGGCGGACAGAGTGTGGAGTGCCTCTTCGGGCATCCATTCGGGGTGTGTTTCAAACATTAGTCTTCTTTTTGTAAGGTCCTCTCTTTTTGCCTTTCGCGGCTTCTGACTTTTTGCGTCTGGTCTCCTCCGAATCTTTTTTGCCTTTTCGATTTTGATTTCCGATACGGGACTCAGATAACTTGCGTTTATGCTCCGCAGTTAAAGGTTTGCCTTTCTTTGCCTCCGACATTTTTTGTTTGGCTTCCGGGCTACGGGACGCGCCGAAAGAAGGATGAGACTCACCTGTTCTGCCAAACATGGGATTTTTCTCACCCCTGTTGTCAAATCCTTTTTCTTGTAAGGCTTTTTTGGTTCCTTCGGAAATTGCTTGTTTTTCTTCCGGGGATCTTGGCTTGCCTTTATTGTGAGCTTGACTTCCAGTGGTGTCGAATTTTGTTGACGTTTGATAGGAGCGGTTAGAAAACTCTGGATTTGAAGCAACTTTGAAAGTTCTCTGCCACTGGATCTCAGAGATAACGGCAGCTTCTGCTGAGTTGAACACTCCCAGGATTATCCTGGAGTCTGGGGAGAAACTTTTATCGGAAAAGGAACCTAGGTAACCGTCGTGAAGATTTTCTGTGCTGTGTTTTCCGATGTAGTTTCTGCCTCCGGGTTTGCTCTCATAGCTCAAATAGACAATGTGCCAAGTCATGTCAAAACTAAGTCAAGGGTTCGTAAATTCACTCCACTAAAATCTTGAGTAGGTTTGGAAACATAGTTGCTTCCATCTTTGGCTTGAGCGAAGAAGTCTGTGCTGGTTGCACCTTCCATGATCGGGTGAAACCACTCCTTGATTCGCGTGGCGGCAGCTTCGTCGTAGGTGTATCTTTTGCCAATGTTCAAACGCATGAGCCGGTCGTTTGCGCGGTAATAAAGGTAGTTCTCAACGTCGTATTTGTCGATGGTGCTGAGCTTTCGGCCTTTGAAGATGTTGTCCAGGAAGACCAGCTCGTTCTTCACAACTTCATCGAAACCGCGAACGATGTTGTATTCCTCGATTTCACCCAGGCCCTCTTCCTTCACCAACTGGTTGAACAGGGCTATTCCGGTTTCTGAATGTTGCTGCTCATCAAGAGCCGACCAAGAAATGATTTGAGCGATTCCCTTGAAACGCCCAGTAAGGTTAAGGGAGAGAAGAACAGCAAAAGAACTGAATAGAGAAACACCTTCCCCAGCACCGCTGAACACAGCAAGAGACTCTTTAACTCCTCGATTTTCAAGGAAGTAGCCGATCTTTTGTTGGGCGATTGGGTCGCCAAGGAATGCTTCAAACTCATCTAACCCAAGAGTGTCGGATAGCAGATTGTACGCCTCAGCATGAACAATTTCCGAGAGGGCGAAAGCTCTTGCGACTGCAGCAACCTCGTGTTTGGGAAACCATTCTGGAATGTTTGACCAGTAATCGCTAACATGGCACTCAAGTTGAGTAAACCCCCGGAGGATACCGCCCACGATTTCCCGTTCGTCCTGGCTTGCGTTTTGCCAGTCGCGAATGTCACTCTCAAAGGAAGCCTCTTGAGGGCGCCATTGAGACGATTGAGCCTTGTGGTAGGCTTCGAAAAACTCAGGGAATTCAAATTTCCCGTTCACTTTGTAGGGTTGCCGGTACTCGCGGATACTTGTCATTCTTACGTTTCAGGCGTTTTTCTTCTCGCTCGGCGAGATACTGTTTTCGGACGGGTTCGTGTTTGGTCTCGTCCCACCAATCTGGTTTCTTGCTGTAGCGCCACTCGGCGTAACCTTTGTAGCCGTTAATGTAGTTGCGGTATGCAGTAACAGGGTCGCCAGGAACTTTGAACTCTACGGGCATTGCTTGGACAAACTCGGTGTGGTCTCGGGAGTAATCTTTGTTGTGATTGGTGTACACCAGAGTTCTGATTTGGTTTAGTCCGTGTAGAGTTCCGTGGTATTTGTCATAACGCTGCCAATACTCGTCGGCCATGCCAAAAGCATGTTCAAGCAACCAATGAACGTTTGCGGGACTTTCGTAGAGCCACTTTGCACAGGGATGGTGAGCGAACCCTTTCGTGCCGTAGTTGGTCCCGTCTGGTTTCTGGATGTAAACGTTATGCGTGTTGAAAGCCCATGGGGTCAGCAGTTGAAGCGACTCCGTGGGCATTTTCACTATGAGTTTGTCGGGTAGATCTTTGGCAGCAAGGCAAGGATCGTTGTTTACAGCAAAAATGTTCACGGTAGTTTGGAACAGGTGAGTTTAATATAGGGCCGAAAGCTACAGGTAAACCTTAACTTTCCATTTTTGCATAACGTTGCATTCTTTCGGTTTCTTTCTGCCGCATCTCCAGGAATGCGTTCTGCATCCGCTCAAGTTCCTTCTGTTGTTTCCTTTGCTGCCTCTCGGCCATTATACTGATCAACCATAGCAGGGTTATGTTGCCAAGAAGGGTTCCCACTGCCGAAGCTACGGTAAGACTGATAATCAGGGACATAACGACCAAGAGAGAAATTGTTAACCATGCGAATATCCGAGTTCGGAAAGCACCAGCATTCACCACCCTCATTCAAAAAGACCATCCACAGAAGATCGTGCTCCTGTGAATAGTCGATAACAGCGTGAGCCCACCCTCTTCCTTTCGGAGTTTCTAGGGGCAATGGTGGGTTCAACTGCGTAAGGCTCATGAACCTTGGCCCCGATACCGGCGTTTCCTTCCCCGGTTCGGCGTTGCAGCAAGATTCGTATTGCGAGAACGGCCCTGCGCCGTTTTCTTTTCAACCCGAACAATCACTTTCTGACCGGTCGGGGACTTCATTTTTGCCATCTTGTTCTCGGATGTAGTTTAGTAAACAAGTTTCAAATTCGGTTTGAAACTCTTGCCTGAGCTCTTCTGTCTCGGAAAAGTGGGCCAACCAGAGTCCGCACTCGGAGCCATCCGGAGCGGACAGATCGAACCCTTCTTCAGTTTCTTCAACTGTGAGATCTTTGAGCGATTCGGGGGTTGGCCACCACATTTGTGTCACCAAATTCCGGGAATGATTTGGCCGGTTAGGGCATAGGCACCAAGAGCAGCGATGACACCAAGCATTGCGAGGCGTCCATTCAGTTTTTCTGCGCGTTCGTTGTGAGGAACGCCGTAAGGATGGTCAACCATGGTAATTGGAGGTTCTTTTGCGAAGATGTTTTGCTGTCCCAGCTCGTTGGAAGTGACTGTCATTAGTTTAGTGCGTAGGACACCACCAGTATAGGGGCTCGTTACAAAAGTAAACGTCAAGCCTCATCTTTGTTCTTCTGCTCTTTCTTTTCGAGTTTTCGCAGGCGACGGTGTTCCAGCCACTTATGAAAGAATGCCAGCTCACCGAATGAGAAAAGCTCGGGATTCTTGAGAGCTTCTTTAGCCAGTTTCTTTTTACTTGTCATCTGTTGATCTCCTGCATTGAAATTTCGATCGGTTGAAAGTAGTCAATCAAGACTTGCATTCCTTCTCGCGAATTCATGTCCCCGCAGGTATATACGTCGATGGCGCAACACCCTCTCTCCGGGAAAGTGTGAATGCTGATGTGACTTTCTGCGAGAGCGTAAACGATTGTTACGCCTTGCGGAACAAATTGGTGAGAAAACCGGTTGAGAACGGTTGCGCCGCACACTTCCACAGCTTTCTCAAAAGCCCGTTTGATTCCCTCAGAATCGTCAAGCAAGTTAAAAGCTATCCCGTAAAGGGATACAAGTACGTGATGTCCCAACCCTCATAAGCCTCCTACGAATCCGGAACTAGGATTTCTTTTGTTTTTTCACGAAGTTCGACAACAGTTGCTGAACCGATGTGGTGTCCCACGTACTTCCCCTGTTTCGTTAAATACACGTAAACAGGTAGGTCGATCGTGTAGTCGTTGTTAAGCGCATAGCGCTCAAGGCACTGGTACAAGCGGAGTTTCGTAAAGTCATTGTCGTGGTTGATTACGTCATTCAGGTTAACTTCCTGATAAGCAACTTCCGAAAAACCTTCGTACACTGCTCGATCATGTTTGCTCATGTGTTTGCAAACGTCGCAGTCCTCGTCGTAGACCTTCGTGACAATGAAAGTTTTACCCGTTTCAGTCATACCCCCACCACCTTCCAAAGGTCGATATCCCGAGTTTTTTCTTCAGAGTGGTATATGCAACACATGGAATCCCATTTGAGCGGGTTGGGGAACTCTTTTGTAACTAGGGTGCAATCTACAAACGGTGACTCAGTTTCCACGATCTCGCGAGCAAAATCCTCGGCATCCTCGTATTCCTCGGCAAGGACATACGCCTCGTACTCTACTCTCACAACGTAGAGTTTCTTTCCTTCGTATTCAATCATTTGATTAAGGCTTCCAGTTCGGTGGTGGCAATCTTAGCAGAAGAGGCAATAAACGCACAAATGCTACTTTTAGGCACAGTTCAATTGCTGCACCAAGAGCAATTAGTAGAGCGAAGGTGAATAGAGAGTTAAGCATCGGCACCCTCCACCCCAGGCACCGGCAGCGCCCAGTGGGGGAGCCAGGTCATGTCAGGCTCCAGATTTTTCCCCAGCATTTTTATAAGAGTCCACGACGGCAGCCCAAGCATGTCGTCAAACACCCAACACCTCCC